CCTCTTGCTGTGCGTTAGCACACGTTAAAAATAAGGCTAAAAATAAGCCTGTAAGTAATTGTTTCATAATAAAACCTTTCTATAAAATAGTTAATATCTCTACAAGGCTCTCAGTTGGAGCCATGTAATTACTGTTCTCGTGAATCTTGCTTAATAGTGGGATGTCCTCTCGGTCCCCAAGATAGCCCAGAGCAACTGTAGCAAAAGCTCTCGTTACATCCTGATTATCCTTAATGTTAGTTACCATATCTACCAAGGTAGGGATAGCTGTTTTATCTCCAATGTGTCCCATTGCGACCGTAGCTGATCCTAAGATAGCCTTGGAAGACTTAGAGTCCTTCATAACCTCTTTAAGTAACGCAACAGCCTTCCTATCCCTGAGCATACCTAAGGCTATAGCTGCTCTCTTGCGTCTATTAATATCTCCACGATCCTTAACCAGCTCCCTGATAGTAGGGATGGAGTTACGGTCGTTAAGAAGAGCAAGAGAGATAGCTAAGTATCCTTGTACTCCCTGAGTGGAAATATTACCAATATCAGCTCGTAACTTCTCTGCATACTCAGTAGCACCAAGCAGTCCTAAAGAGATTGCAAAGGCTCCCTTCATGCTGGGGGACTTAGATTTAGTATACTCCCTGTACACTACTTGGGATACTCCAACCTTATCTCTAAGCTTACCCTTAAACCCTTGGATACCTAATGCCAATGCAGCATAAGACTTGTCCATAGGTTGGCCCTTACGAAGCCTGTCCACTAACACAGACTGACCTAAATCTGATCCCATCTCTCCTAACGAGAGCATAGAAAAGTTTTTAATTGATCTGTGAGGAGCTACACTCAGTCTCTTTCTTAGCGTCTTAGCGAGGTTTAAATCCTTAGAGTTAGCGACCAAGCCAAGGGCAATAGCACAGGACCTTGAAATATGGCTATGCTTACTACGCAAATGCTTCATTAAAGTAATAGAGGAAGCCTTATCTCGCAGCTTCCCTAAAGCAGTTGCGATGTGCGCCTTGACATAGATGTCTATATTATCACTCTCAAATACATGAATAAGCTCAGGGACTACTTCCTTATCTTGTGTTAAGTATAATCCAATAGTCGCAGCGACCTTACGATCTGTGGGTGCATCGGATCTTAAAATATCAATAAGAAATTTAGAAACGTCCACATCATTTCTCTGATGCCTAATAAGACCAAGTGCAATACATGCAAAGGATCGAGTCCTATTAAGAATATCACTATGCCTACCAACAGCATTACGCCCATTCTTATTCGCCTCTACAATATCCTTAAGAATAGAAACTGAATCTGGATTACCTAATAGTCCAAGAGCCAAACACGCAGACTCTCTAACCTGCTTACTCGGATCTCTAAGTAATCCAGAGATTCGAGCAAGTGAATCAGTGTCTAATGGATCAGCCACCTTACCTAATGCAATAACAGCTCCTGCTCTGGCATCGTAGTAGGGATCTTTAAGTGCCACCTTTAGGGCTGGGACGATCTTATTAATAATCTTTTTCCGAGTAATTTTCTCAATATCCACCTCTAATCCTGAAGAATCTCCAAGAAAGGTGTCTGCGTTCTCTGTGGAAGCGTCCTCTTGTCGTAGCTTTTTCTTTAAAAGGAGGAATCTATCGTCATTAAGACCCCACCAAGTCTCCCAATTCATGTAAGGGTCAGAAGCTTTCTTCCTTCTACCCCCACCAGAAGACCCCCCAAAAACTGCTCCCCCTGAAGGTCTCACAGGTCCACCAGCGGGTCTCACAGCACCCCCTCCTGTAGGACTCCCAGTTCCTGCTCCTGTTCCTGCTCCCGTGGAACCTCCACTACCTCCAGTGGTTGCGGTGCCTGTTGGACCTCCTGTTGGAGTTGTGGTTCCTGTTCCAGCGGGGACGAAGCCTGAGCCAGTTCCTATGCCTCCAGGACCCACATATACGCCTCCGTGGGCGAGTGAGATCACTGGAATTAGTAAACATGTTAAAAATGCTAAGATAAGATTTTTCATCTTTAAGTTCCTCCTTAAATTCCACTTGTAATACTGTCTTCTCCATACTTCTTAGTGTCAACGATGACAAGCTCGTTGTCTACAATCTTAGGAGTATACAGATTTCCCTTCTTTTTAGGGACATTCTTTTTTAGAATCTCATCAGCTATTTTAAGAGCTACGTTGTTCTTAATAAATCTATTAATATTTCTTGCCCCGTACTCTTCTGAGTAGGAGTTATCTACAATGAAATCCAACAAACTCTTGAGCCTCTTAATAGGGATACCCACAAGGGATAGAGATGCAATCTTCTTGAGGTCTTTCTTCTTCAAGGAATTAAAGAATATAAAAGCATCAATCCTATTCATAAACTCAGGAGAAAACTGAGTCTTAATTGCTTTCTCAACCTTATCCTTACTACCTTCGTAAGTTTCTACAGTGTCACCGAATCCCAACTTAGAGTCTCCCTTAATAGAGGAAACACCTGCATTACTTGTAAATATAAAGATAGAGTTTGTGAAATCCAGAGTTCTTCCCATGTTATCAGTACAAGTTCCTTCATCTAACAAAGACAGAAGAAAATCATAGAACCTATGATGAGCCTTCTCGATCTCGTCAAACAAAAACACCCAACTATCAGACTTCTCTGCTTTTTCAGCCAAAAGACTCTTATCAGTATGTCCCACATACCCTGGGGGTGATCCAATTAACTTAGCATACTCATGCTGTGACGCATACTCAGCACAGTTAATCTTGAAGAAATTCCCACTGTACTTATCCCCCAGAAGTCTGGCAAGTTCCGTTTTACCCACACCCGTAGGTCCAACAAAGAAAAAGGAGCTGTGGTCTGCTAAATTAGTTGCTATTAACTTAGTAGCATTAATAACCTGATCTATGGCTGAGTCCTGCCCAATAAGGTTTCTTTTAAGGTGCTTCTCTAACTTATTAATATCAGAAAGGGTGTTAAGGTTAGAACCACCCTTAAACCTTTGGGGTTGTGCGCTTGGCTCGTCCCCTAAATGATCTTTAAGAAAGGTTCCAATAGCATCCTCAATGTCTCCAAGAAAGATACCTTGGTTAAGATCCCCACATACTATATGTAAATTGAGAGAGGGGTAAATATCAATTATAGATTCATAAATAGCTCTGGTTACGTCCGTACTATTATCCTCATCTAAAGATTCAAAAAACTTATTAGGCTCTTTGAGCAACGCTTTAATCAAAAACTTCTGATAGCTTTCGATAGAGATGGGTTCCTTTAGGTCAGAGAGTTTGCCCTTAGTAGAAAAATACATCTTTTTTTCATCTGATCTTGAGAGTTTCTTTACCAAGATGATAGTATTAATCGGTTCACAAACCAGTCTGTAAAAATCTTCGTTTTTGTTCATGGTGTCAATTCATTTAATTGATCGAACAACGATTTGCTCGAATCGGCGTCATTTGTATTCTTATCCATTTTAACCAGTAGGTCAACAACCTTAATGATACTGGTCTTAGATGATTGTGCTAACTTAAGACAATCCACCATCAGATTCTTCGATGCAGAATCATTCGGGTTTTCGTCTACCATAGCTCTGAAAAAGCGGTGCGTTTCCAATGCCATACTACGGTCTTCGACTGCTTCGTCCATAATCTTTTTGCATATCTTCTGTAGTCGGTTTTTATCTATTGGTGAATTTTTTAATACATAATTCTTAGGCATGATGTTACTTTCTCCTTATAGTATTTACCTCTTCTCGTTCTTGTCCTCATATTTATTATCTTTTTTTAACTCCAGATCCTCACTATATTCCGTAATTGGATTTTTAGATCTTTTATACTTGCCCTTTTTACGAGAAGATTGTTCCTCCCAATCCCTCCTGTCTGCCCGTTTAGTTCTACCCATCCTTTATCGCTTCTTGCCTTAAACCAGAAGCCTCCTGTAGTTTTTCCTGTCTCTTATCTAAATTATCTGCGTTCTCAACGGAGATGCGCCTGACCTCACAAGCGATTATGAAACTCATCCCCAATTCAAGTTTTGGATATTTCCCTATTATAGAACAAAGAAAATTTATTACAGAGTCTAAAAGGGTAAGCCCGTAAAATAACGTGTATTTAAAATAGTTCTTCATCAGGATCCCAACCCCATTTTCGGGTTATTTCAGCCAACGTGGAACAAACTGAACCTTTATCGGGAAAAGCAAAGGAGGGGCAACCCTTATCCCCATCCCAATACATGTAACCACAATCAGGGTCATTATCAATCATATCAGAGATAGTGTTGTAAACTCTACACAGCTGTAAGTATTGATGGAAATCAGCAGCCCCGTTTTTAATGTTAGATTTGCCATCAGGACGATTCACATAGAACCTTACTTGAGATAACGTAACATACGTTCCATCAGGCGACATAAAATAATTACTACCCATAATCTCCTCAAAAAAAGAGGGAGGGAGGCTATAATTAGCATCCACTCCCATCTTATATACTATTTAATTGAGGGAATTTGTACTATATTCATTAGCCAAGTCCCACAAGGAGCTATTTAGGTTAATATCCCTTGAGATGTTAGTAATAGCCCTGACCTTGCGTCCTGTCTTTTGGTTACTAAATCCACCCCGCAAAAGGTTCTCCTGTGCCACATTGAACTGGGTCCAGAAGTCTGCCTTTCGGTCAATCTCACGACGAGGAGTAGAAATAGACTGGATCAAATCCTCATTAGGATCATTAAAACGAAGACGAGCAACATCAGTGAAGAAATCACTTGATTCTCGTTCATTAAGGAAAGTGTTTCTCCAAGAGTTAATTCGATCACTAATCTTAGAAGAATTAGCAATAACCAAACGGCTGGCTTCCATAACCTCTTCTGAATCAAACCCAATATGACGCAGGTGGATTGTACCAAAATCAGCTTCAGATACTACCATGCCATTGCTGCATACGAGCCTGAAAATCCCTCCTCGAAGTTGGTAGCTGGAGAGGCCATTGTGTGCATTAATAAGCAACATCTCAGGAATAGAATCTCCCACACCAAAATTATTAACATCCAAGTCCTCATGGCGAAGCCTAATAATATGCTTGGCTGTCTTTGGGTCTGCCTTTCGAGTTTTAACCTGCTGGGCTGAGTAGGCTCTCCAACCGCAATCTTGGAGAACTTTCAAAGGTTCAGTAGTAGGAAGAAATGTGTAGCGATCAGACACAGCCTCATCGGGCTGAGTTGCGAAAGCAGATGGCGCTGCTGCCATTAGTTCTTCTTGGTTCATAAGTGTAGCATTATTCATTAGTATCCTCCTTAGTAAATTCGTTAAAGGCATCTTCTCTGCTTAGGTTTCTAAGCCTTTGATCCTTGGTCATGCGGAATCTCTTCCCTGTACGTTGTGTATAATCCTCAATAGACTCATAAATAGTTGCTTCAAGTTGAGGCTGTTCCTCCTCCCCATGAGACTTTTTAAGCTCCTGAGCGATTGTCACTCCATCGTGTTCCTCAAGATCCTTTGCGAAAGCATCAGCGATGATGTCGTTCAAGAAGGATTTGATGTTGTCCAGCCGTTCCTTGTCTTTCATTTTCTTACCTCCACCCCATTATAGCTGTTCACTGATTATTTTCAAGGGTAATTCCTAAATATTTTCTTAAATCTTCAAAGGTGTCCTCTGATGGGTCATTTAAGAGGGTTACGAGATTTTTAGCCTGAAACTTTTTATCATTTCCTACTATCGTGTACCAAGCTCCGCTTCTTTCTACCTTGCCGTCCTTCTCAAGGAGCTTAATAAGACCAGCCTCCCTTACAAGACCTTCATCGTACAGGAGTTCAAACTCGCACTCCTGAAAGGGGACTGCCACCTTATTTTTAGTATTGCGGATTGTACCTTGAATGCCTATAACATTTTTAAGGTCATCCTTGAGCAGATCGCTCGTCTTATTGGAAATACATTTAAGGTTAACCCCAAGATAGTATTCTAAAGCCTTACCACCAGCAGCGGGAGTGTCAGGACTTCCATACATGACACCTACTTTGTTTCTAATCTGGTTGATTATAACCAGAGCTACCTTCTTAGCTCTCAAAATAGGATTTATCTTTCTCAAGCAAGATCCTGTAGTTTTTGCTCTAATAGCCCCAAGCATGTTGTTCCCCTCAAAGCCCTCCATCTCAAATTCAGCTACGGAGGGACTAACGGCAATGCTATCATAAGCAATTACTATAGGGGTGTCTTCATCAATTTCTCTAATTTCGTTTATTACTTTATTGATAGCATCAAAGCAGCCTTCTACCGTGGGGGGAGCAGCATAGATTAGATTATCAGCATCTAAGCCAAGAGACTCAGCGAACTCAGGATTAAAAGCATTCTCACTATCCACAAGCATAGAGTAGTAACCCTTCCTCTGTGCTTCTCGTAGTATGTGTGTAGCAAAAACAGTCTTAGCTGTACTTGCTTCACCGTGAAATTGAGTAATCATTCCAATAGGAATGCCCTTACCATAATCACCTGAGATGATCCTGTTCAGAGCAAAGCTGCCTGTTGGCACGTTACCTAAATCTTTAACCTCATCCGAGAGCATACCCGCAGACTTCAACTTTTTTAGTACATCACTGTTCATAAATTTGACTTACTTACTTTCCTGTTGAGCCGAAGCCCTTTTCTCCTCTATCTGTTTTTGATAACTCGTCTACCTCTACAAAGTCTACATCATAAACAGGATTGATCTCTAACTGTGCGATGCGATCACCTCTTGTTAGAGCTATATAAGAAGAGGTCCAATTATGCAAAAGGATCTTTATAGGACCACGATAATCGCTATCAATTTTTCCAGGTTGATTAGCTACAACCAACCCCTTGAGGGATAATCCACTTCTTGAGTATATCTCACCCTTCCAACCCTTTGGGATCTCCAGAGCTACTCCTGTCTTAACTGCCGTAACCATGTTGGGAGGTAGGCCAAGAGTCTCATCTGAGAAGAGGTCATATGCCGCAGCATCATTTGACTTTTTTACGGGAACCGAAGCTGAATGTGTTAAGAGTTTTATCTTTACTTGTGGAGTTTTCATTAAGTAGTGATACCTTTACTGCGAAGGATGCCAAGTTTATAGAATAGATGAGGGCCATGAAGATGTAATCCACATACGTCACCTCATAGCCAAGCTTCTCCATCGTCAGGAGCCAAATTGTGAATATGAGTGCTATCATGGTTTATTATAGGACAAAGAAGCTTGTTTTCCAATCCATTTATAAGTTTTTTCCATGCCCTCACGCAAGGGCATGGAAGGCTTCCAACCTAAAAGCTCTTCAATCAAAGTATTGTCACTATTTCTACCATTAACTCCAACTGGTCCGTCTATATTATTAATAGTGATGTCCTTGCCACTGATGTCAGCAGCCATGTAAGCGAGATCATTAATACTAATCATCTCATCAGATCCTATATTAATTATTTCCTCTACATCTGAATCCATTAGTCTTCTAACTGCCTCTAAACACTCATCAATGTATAGGAAGGATCTTGTTTGATTCCCTGGTCCCCATACTTCCACTACGCCGTCAGATTGTATTACTTTTCTACACATGGCAGCAGGAGCCTTTTCTTTACCTCCGTCCCATGTTCCTTCAGGTCCAAAAATATTATGAAATCTTGCAATACGAACATATAGCCCGTAGTTCCTTGCAAATGCTCTCCACATCCTTTCGGAAAATAATTTCTCCCAACCGTAATCAGAGTCTGGGTTAGCAGGATATGCAGAATCCTCTTTGCAATTAGGATTATCTGGGTCTGTTTGATTCTCCGCTGGGTAGATGCAAGCTGATGATGAGTAGAATACTTTTGTTTCGGGGCTAAATTTAGCAACAACATGAGCTATATTAAGATTTATAGTAGCTGAGTTGTGCATAATATCAGCGTCATTGTCCCCTGTAAATACATATCCAGCTCCTCCCATGTCGGCAGCAAGCTGGTAAAGTTCATCTGGTTTCTCCCTGTGGATAAGATTGTATACTTCCCTCGGGTTCCTGAGATCAAAAAATTCAAGACAAGTAGCTCCCCCTGGAATTTGATACCAATCATTAAAATCTTTTATATCCACGGCTATAACTTCATAGCCCTCGCTAAGAAGTCTCTTGGTTAAATGCCCACCAATAAAACCTCCTGCTCCACATACTATTGCTTTTTTCATTTTATTTTACACACTGGGATGGGAAGCATCTTATGCTTGTTAACTTCATGATGTTTTCTATAAATTTCTAACACTTCACGTTGTCTATCAGTTAGCGAGGATGTTCCATCATACTCCATAGCCGACTCAAGCTCTGGGTAAGTTGCACCTAGTTGGTCTTCATCTTGTCTACCATCATCCCACAAGCCATCTGTAGGAGGAGCGTCTTGAATTTGTTGTGGAATACTAAGTTCCTTGGCTAGTTGGTACACTCCAGTCTTAGTAAGGTCTCCAATTGGAGAAAGGTCTATACCTCCGTCACCATACTTAGTGAAGAAACCAACTCCGAAGTCTTCTACCTTGTTGCCAGTACCAGCCACTAAAAAGCCGTGAGCAGCCGCTAAACCGTACAAAGTGGTCATGCGGAGTCGAGCCTTGCTGTTGGCGTATCCAAGCTCAGAGGAAGGAACAACTTCCTTAAAAGCATCGTAAGTTTTTGATAAATCAACATTCTCAGTAGCCACATCTGCATACTTTTGGAACAACCAATCCTTTTGTAGCTCGGAACGACTATGTAAAATAGGATCTTGGTGGATCGGCATGGACACGGCAAGAACTGGGTATCCAGTCTCTGCACACAGAGTTGAGGTTACTGCTGAGTCGATACCTCCTGAGATACCAACCACAAAGCCCTTCATCCCAGACTGCTCAAGGTAATCTTTAAGCCATTGAATTATTTTTTCACGAACCATGCATTCCCTCCTATGTTAGCAGTTTCATTCATATGTTCATCTAACAAACTTTTTACTACAGAATGGTCTGATGAGTTATCATAGTAGCCCCAAGTGGTGCTTTCTATTTGTAAATTTCTAATCTTATTAATATAAGGACCTAACCCCCTAATTACTTTATCTTCATATCCTTGAGTGTCAGACTTTAAATCAAATAAACCGCCAACTACTAAGTCCCAAGGAACTTGATTTAAAATACTCTCTAAAGTAATAGTTTTTACTGTTATCGTTTCTGATATATCATATCCCCGTCTCCTAAAGGAATCATTAATGTCTAAAAAGCTAGAGGTCCCCTCGTCTGGTCCTACCTCCCTTATTATATTGAAGCTGCGTTGTTCTTCTGTATCACTAGCCCCAGCCTCGATTAGATGAAACCTTTCTCCAAGATTTAGTCTTTTAACAAAATAACACGAATTAGGGTTTGGCTCTATGCCAATGACAAATATGTTTGGGTTTTGTCTTAATATTTCCTGTGAATGTGGAGCATTATATGACAACCCCACATCCACAAATAAATCAAAAGGTTTATCGGGAAAAATCACTCAAACGCTCCTGTGTCCACATAGTCAGGATGAACATACCAGTCCTCGGATGCTGCTACATTTGGAAAATACGCATTTGAGAACGCATCAGGAATTTTATGATAACCCCTAGATTCTAAAAACTTTCGGGAGTCTTCTCTTAAATTATAGTGTAAATACTCTTGCCTCCAATGATCATGCTCAAAAGTAATAGTTTTAAATTTATATTTGTCAAAGGGAATTTTCTGAAGGGCAGTAAATGTGCTGGGAGGAGGCTCTAAATCTAAACTTAAATAATCTACTACCTCTGGTACATCATGCTCCTTAAATAACTTTTCATAATCTAAGGAGAGAGCATCACCACATACAAGGTGGTCTGTACTCCTAACTCCCTCCCACAAATTAATATGCGGTTGGCTAATATCTATGGAAAGACCTCTCCACCCATGATCCATCTCTAATATATGCGTATTACTTGACTGGATAGGTCCTTGACAACCTAACTCTACCCAATAACCATTTTTATGTTGGTTGAGGGCGTTTACTACAAATCTATCTTGTGAACAATCAGACGGCATAATTAAATAATCCTCCATACAATTTCTTAAGTTCTTTCATAACTTCTGGCCTTTCATAAATAGTAACCTTAACTCCCCTCTTAGCTAGAGCCACAGCATAAGCTAACTGTTGGGATTCTTCTAAGATAGTGGATTCTGGCTTATAAGTGACACAACTGAACTCAGCTTCATCTCCTACAAAGTTATCCACCATAAACTTAAGATGCTCGGCATTACATTCATCAGTAGCATCGCTAATACGGATAGAACAATCTTGTTCCTTTGCGTAGACTCCCAGCGCACGGTTGTCTCTAGGGAAGCACGGACCTCCATAGCCATAACCATACCGAGTACACTTACTCCCCACTCGTTGATCGGCTCCAATAGCGTCTAGAATACTTTGAGGCTCTCCTCCCACTTTAGTTGCTAAGTCCCCTACCATGTTAGTGAAAGCAATCTTAGTGGTAATAAAACAGTTTAGTGCAATCTTACATATCTCTGCGCTGATAGGGGACATGACAGCGTAGGCAGGGGAGTTCTCAACTAAGCCCTCATACACACTCTTAATCTTATCTGCACTCTCCTCATTTCTGGAGCCTATAAGAACCATGTCTGGGTAAAGCTGATCCCTAATTACTGTACCCTGTGCAATAAACTCTGGGTTATAGGAGACATTATAGTTATATCCCTCTAACTCGGTTTGCATTTGGTCGCAAAACTCAGGCATTACCGTACAGCCGATGATTAGTTCTTTAGTCTCCTCTTGTCTTCCATAAGACTTTAACTCCTCCACTAACCTTACTAATTGAGTGTGATCATATTTTCCATTTGGAAGGGAGGGTGTAGCTACCAAGGCAAAAAGAAGGTTAGAGTGCTTCAGTCCTGCAAGGCAGTTAGTGGTTGCTTTAAACTTTGTGCAACTGGAGAGAAGTTCGTTTACTCCCTCTTCCGAGGAAGTAAGAGTTTTGGTGTTAAGAAGTTCAACATAGTCTTCCGAGATGTCTACACCTAGAACATCGAAGCCTTTACTTTCAAGGTTTAGAGCAAAGCATAGCCCCAGCTTGCCTACACCAAAAATACTAATATTATTGCTCATAGTGTTTTAATTTCTCTATGTCGAAAGCCCCCATCACATCCGCTCTAACAGAGGTTGTCTCGTATAGTTTATGATAGAAAGAATCTCTAGCGATTGTAAAACATTTCCCGTATAAATGGGCGATATAGCTTAGAGAACTGTTTGCCATTACAAGAACATCAGCATTAGCCATGTGATAAACAGAGATTGTAGGATACTCTTCTATATGGAGGAATACATTAGAATCAAGTTCAAAGAAAAATTTAAAATCATCAGGAGATCCTTGGGAATAAATATGATAAGCAATCTTCTTATCACCATAAGCTTTTTTTATAGAAGAGATAATATTAGCATAGTAAGCTTTATGGTCTACTAACCCTGGAAGATTAAAAAGCTCTCTGGAAGATGCAGGGTCACAATCAGTTTCAGTAAAAACTCTAACATGAATTGCGACATTTATTTCGTCTTCATTAAAATACTTTTTATCCTCATCTAAAAATAATACCTGCTCTCGTAGGAATGGGAATAAGCTTTCAAGGCGGTTTTGGCCTTCCTGCATAACCATAGGAATGGTCCACATTTCAGAATCTTCCAACGGAGGTTGGGCTTTATCAAATCGAAATAATTTATTTATATCTTTGCAAAACTCTTCTTGTGTTACCCCTGCGTGTTGATAGTGTTCAATATTTTTAAAAGGAGCAAAGGTATACTCTCTACCCTCCAAATGGGCCAAGGCTCTAGAAAATATTTGATACTGGGCTTCGGCCCCTATACCCTCCCTCCCATCTGATAAAGTATAAACTGTTTCTACCGTATTAAAATATTTCATTTTAAACGAGCTTCGATAAGAAGATGCCAACCCAAATTCTTTTCTAAGGTGGAAAACATCTTAGGGGGCATACATTTAAACCACTCTTGTAAATTATATTGTTGTTTTTTGTAACTGCTAATCTCATAAGGAAAAATATGATCTTGGTCAATGTTGGTAACAGTGTATCCCTCTAATAATTCATGCACCTCTGAATTGGTATAAGTACGGGCAATGGGACAGCCCCTCTGGGCTTCTGGTCGATCCAATCCTGCCTCAATCATAAAATCTTTCCATGAAGTAGAAGCATACAGCATTAAACGGAATACAGTACCCTTTCCCATGTACTTTTTAATCTCCGACAAAAGTTTATGAGGATCAGGCGTATGATGAATCACTCCGAAAGAGTAAATTAAATCATACTCTTCGATAGGAACCACAGAACTAATATCTTCCCCGTATACTTGATAGAAAGATCCCTCTAAATTAAAAATCTCAAACCTTTTACGGGCTAACTCCAAAGCTTTTTCTGAAAGATCTACCCCTGTATAGGTAGCTCCCGCTTCTGCGAAAGACTGTGCCGCTGTTCCGAGTCCACATCCAATCTCTAAAACTTTTTTTCCCCTCCACTCTTCAAAATTTGCAAACGGTAGAATATGAGACTCTACTTTATACTTCTTCTCAGAAACTTCTTTAAAATATCTTTTTGTTCCTATCTGTGAATTAGAGTGATTAAGATTACATGGGATATTATCCCAAAAAGAAATAACATCTTTTAAATTACTACTCATATAATTCTCCAATTTTGTGTATACAAGTACAACGGAAGTTTCTGATATTTTGTATTACAGTACACCGTGCCACCACCTTCATTGAGGTAAGATGCCCACCAGCTAAAGGTGCTGTCCCACGCAGTAATATTATGCGTACACTTTTTTATTAATTCAAAATCTAACAACTCTGAGTTACCTTCCATAAAATGGAAGTTATCTCCCCTTAAATTTTCTTTACACCATAAAAAATCACTATCACGATCTTCATTTCCTTTTCTGCTTCCCCCAGTAAAAACTAAGAAATCAGTATCTTTACCTACATCTTCTACCGCATGATTTATATATTCTAAAACCAATCTATGGTAGTCAGGGTGGGCGTAATCAAGATAGTCCCCTTGACGTATATGAATGCTAGTTGGGTTTGTATAGTTAGATAAAATACTTGTAGCTTGATCCTGAACGGATTGAGAAGCCGAAAACTCTTTTATGAAGACATTTCTATATTTATCAAAATAACTCGGGTGTTGAAAAAATCCCATAAAATTAGTCCCGTCCTCTACAGAAAAAACCCCGTCATCAAATTGATGAGGAGTTCTCTCGTAATATATGTGCGAGGGAGGAGACATTAGGGGTTCGTAGGAAAGCTGTAACTGTGGGAGAAGGCAGTTTTGTCCATGCCAAGTCCTATCGGAGAGATCTGGTAATTGTAATGGTAGTCCTCGCTCTAATGAGACGGATTTAACTACTGCATATTGGAAAAGCTGATTTCCTAATCTACCGTATTGTCCTAAATTAGTAAAGGTAATCATAGGAAGCACTCCATAAGTTTATCAAAGGAGTATTCTCGCTTCCACTCAGGATACTTGGATTCAAACTTAGACATGTCTGTAATATACCAGATATGATCCCCTACTCTATTCTTATCACTAATAGTGTAGTTTAGTTTTTTTCCGTAAGCATTCTCAAAATAGGTAATCGCTTCCAGCATTGATATATTATTTTCAAATGAACCTCCAATATTAAAGACTTCTCCATAACAATCACCATCATTATAAATTGTCTCTATACAAGATGCTATATCGTTAGAATGAATGTTATCCCTCACTTGCTTCCCCTTGTATCCGAATACAGTATACGGCTTTCCCTCTTTAACGCACTTGGAGAGGTAAGACAGAAACCCATGAAGCTCTGCTCCTTTATGCTGCCGCCCTGTCAAGCATCCACAGCGTAACACAGCACTCTTCATCCCCAAGTTCCTTCCATATTCCTGAACCATCAAATCAGCAGACAACTTACTAACTCCAAATATACTATGTGTACATTGATCCACAGAGAAATCCTCTGCTACCCCAAAAGATTTATCCTTAGCGGAGTATCGTGTCTCCTCTTCAACCAAGTTTATACGATTGGGGCCATCTCCATACACCTTGTTAGTGGATAGGTAAACGAACATAGCCTTTGGAGACATGGCACGAGTCGCTTCTAATAAATTAAGAGTTCCTCTTGCATTAATATCAAAATCTAATACAGGATCATTGTATGACCAATCGTGAGAAGGTTGGGCAGCGCAGTGGATAACTAAGTCTACTCCATCTAATAAGCTTTGCATACTATCGCTACGAATGTCCTCCCACTTGTGGGAGTAATTTGAGTACGCTTTAAGCCCGTCTAACTCGCTCCTTACGGAAGCAGAATCGCCAAAAAACTCCTTACGCATATCATTGTCAACACCAACTACCTCAAACCCTTGTCTAAGAAATCTAAGGCAGCAAGATTGACCAATAAGTCCTAAAGACCCTGTTACAACTACTTTATTCATACCTTATGATAGATCTCGTCAACATCTAACTCTGTGAGTTTCACATAATTTTTGCTAGTCAAGAACTCATTAATTCCTGGGTCCCTATAGTTATTTTCTACAGAAATACTACGGATGTCCACAGCGTCAAAATCTATAGTTTTTAATATGTCTAACTCTTTCCCCTCTACATCAAGGCTCATATAATCTATAGACTCCACATTATGCTTTTCCATAAGAAACTTTAGAGTAACACAATTCATATCTACAATATTTACATCTCCCCCCTGTTGACGTAGCTCATCAACAATTCTAAATAAATGACGAATGTGATAACCCTCTAAGAGACCACTCAAACCCTGAGCGGGACCTAAAATCTGCAAGAACTTTCTAATCTCATTCTTATCAGAGATCGCTGTGTTTTCGCATATACAGTTTCGTTCTTTAACTAAGTTATCATAAACTTCCTTCACAGGTTCAATTACAATACCTTTCCACCCCAAACGCTCAAAAAATATTGTGTTATTTTGTCTAACTGGTTCTGATGCTCCTATATCAACAAAAAAGCCTTTCTCTTGTTTGTTTAAAACTTCTTCATATATAAATTTATCTTGTCCAAATTGGCTATAGTAACTCATTTATTCCATTCTCCCACACATGCTTCCAAGGATATAAAAACTGTTCGGCCTTCTCAAAGTTGTTCCTTACAGAATTAAATTTTTGTTCATACAAATCTTTATTTAGAGTAGGTAATATACTTTCTAATTCGGATACATTAGAAAAAGTAATTATTCCCCCTGAATCAAAATTATCAAATATAGAGGGGTCTCCACAATAAACAGGTATAGTTCCAGTCCTAAAACAATCTAAAATCTTTTCAGTAAAATACCCATCAATAGAAGCATTCTCTATTTCAACAGAAAATCTATAGTCTTTAATAAAATTAAGTTTATACTCGTCCCCAGTATTCTGGTACTTACTATGATCTGTGCCCCCCTTACGAACATAATCAAATAAGTTCTCATACCTTTGAATAACCTCATGCCTCATCCTGTGTCCTGGGGCAAAAGACTTTGAAGAGGCAATTATGGTGGTGTTCTTACTCTTATCGTATATCTTATGGTCTTCTACCTTAATAAAATAAGATCCCCACGGGCAATAGCGAGAATTATCAGGGAACTGTCTAATAAAATCTTTTGTATGCGTAAAGATTAAAGCTGCCTCGTCCTTAAAGTAATGTGCTTGCTGGTAGAGATGTGGGTGGATAGAAGGAGGTTCAATAATCCAAATAATCTTCTTCTGAGCATTTACCTCGGGAAAATAGGGAAGAGCTTGATCTGTGATAACCACAAGATCATGATATTTTTTAGTAGCATCATTTAAACTAATATTTTCAAAAACTACATCACTACCAATCTTGTTGGCTTCTTTAACATATTGGCCTGTGGGGACAGTAAAATCTAAAAAAGGAATGTTCATAGTTGGGTTCTCCTTAAAATACTGCTCGGGAGATCTCCTTGACCCATACTATGCTCAAAAGCTACTGACCCCCCAGCAGGATTAAAAGGTATGTTTAGTGTACTCCGTACCTCATCTTCTAACTTCTCCCTTTCTATTACTAAATCATTAGCAGAAATATGATCAGTCCAAACATAGGATTTATATCCCCCATCGGGATCTCCTTTATAATAGTCGGGCTCTTCTAAGTAATTTAGATCTTTCTGATATAATCTAACACCAGTTCTGGGTTGAGTGTATACATAATAATCTTTCTCTTTAACAGCCTCATCAAAGTAAGGAGAACCTGGGTAAGTAGTTATAATGGTGCAATCAAAATCTTCTGGTTTGGTTTCAAGTAACCAATTCTTCGTATTCTCTATAGTTTCCTTACTTTCTCCCGCATGGCCGATGGACATGAGAGCTTTCACTTTTAATCCAGCATTCTTAGCGTACTGTACACACTTAGTGTTGGCAGCTACATCAGCATTCTTCTCTATGTTGGTCAGGATACTCTCGTCACCAGACTCAAATCCAGTTAAAAGCCATCGGAATCCTGCTGCATACATTAGGTCCGCTTGTCTCTGGGTGAATAATTCAGCCTTTACAAATCCTCTAAACATGAACTGTTCATTAACTTCTTTTTGTAAGGCAATCAACTTCTCTAAAAGAGATTCCCACTCTTTATTTACATTCAACTCATCATCATAAAACATAAAACCAGTAAATCCATAAGTATCATATAGATGACGAACTTCATCCACCACAGAATCAGATGATCGAGTACGAATCTTTCTTAAGAAAGGAGAATTTCTACCACCACAAAAGGTACACTTAAAAGGACATCCTAATTGACAAATTAAACTCGTAGCTTTAGCTCCCTCAATGCTGTAATGATAAGAGTCCATATCCACTAAATGCCGTGCAGGAAGAGGAAGATCCTCTAACTCATCATTAGTAAGAAATAACCCGCCCTTGGGAACATCAGCATCCACTATACCCCTATCAGTGTCAAGAGCTTCAAAAATAGCTTTCTCCCCATCCCCAGCAACCAGAACATCGAAAGTATCTAACAACGCTCCAATATCCCGTGTGGCTCTTCCAGAAAACTTTTCTTTCTTTGCAGCAGAGTTCATAAGGGAGGGATGGGGACCTCCTAAGATAATTTTAGACTCTGGGGAAAGTTCTCGTATATTATTAGCTATCTTAAAAGCAAAAGGTACTTGGGGAGTGGTTGCTGTTAAACCAAAAGTTTTAACAAATGGATTTTTATTTATATAAGTATCCAATACTTCCTCACAATTCTCTACCCCAGCTAAATCTAGAAAATCAACAAAATATCCCCTCTCCTCTAAAGCAGAAGCTACTTTTAAAATACCTATATGAAGAAAAACTCGTTCATCCAGTAAAAAGGGAGAAGGTGGAGTAATCAAACAAATAGTTTTATTTACTGATAACATCTAAAGCCGTCCTCACTTGTTCACTTAAATTTTGTTTGTGCTCGTTATTCATGTGAGATAAATTATAAACTAAAAGAATATCTTCAATAAACTCTACTTTAGAATACCCAATTTTTTCTAATATAGGAACAAAAATAACCACATCTGCTGCTGCTGTATAAAAAGTTCCTTCCTTATCCCTAAAATTGTGATCTTCTAGCAAGTCCCACAAATGTCTTTTAAAGGTTCTTAGGTGAGAGAAGGGCCATCCATCTATAACCGCTTGGCGGGGGCTACCCATGTACTCTCGGGCTACGCATTTATCTCCTGTAGTAGAAATATAACTACCATAGGTTAACCAGCACCCTGTATCTTCGTAAACCTTAGCTACTTTGGATAGTGCATGCTCATTTATAAGCCAATCATCCCCATCCAACTGTACAATTATATCATTCACGCCTGTCTCTGAATTTTCTACTCCCTTTTTATGATTTAAAGGGACCCCTATTCTTTTATCATTTTTAATTATCTTAAATCGTTCGTCACCGCAAATAGCCTCCTCGGCCTTTTCAACTGTGGAATCCATAGAGCAATCATCTACTATAACCTGAGTAAAGTTAGTATGGGTTTGATCTTTAACTGATTGAATGCACTTGCCTATCCACTTCTCAGCGTTATAGACAGGAGTTATAACTCTAAAAGTGGGTTCCATGCTCATAACTCTAACGCCTCTTCCCAAAGCTCGTACACACTTTCTGAGGTCAAGTAATCTACATCAGCATTAGCGTCAGTAACCCCAAAATATGGAATACCTACTAAGCTGCATTCTGCTTTAATATAGTTAAATGTTTCTCTTTTTGAAGCATGAAATACTGCATCTATTTTATCATACATCTTTTGCTTATCATCCTCATGCCCCATCATCTCCACACAAGGGTGTTTATCTAATAAAGGCTGCATAGCCATATTGAAGTAAGGCTGGTCTGTGACGGTTCCGAAGACCTTTACCTTGGTTCCTATAGGATTTTGCTTTAACGCCTGTCTGACGGCAACGTCAGTCCTCTTATGGGCATCTATACTCCCTATCACGCCCACAGCATTACGAGGTGAATCAAAAACACGCCTTGATAGCTTGCTAAGGACATTAGGAATAACTACTGATGGATGATCAATACCGTGCCATTCTTTTTGGGAGTTACTCACAAAGTGTACGAAATCTATGCCTTGCAGGTTCATCTCTTTGAGAGGGAAAAGGTTTGTCTCATGGCAGCTTAAGATTATCTTCTTTGCTATAAAAGGTGCGCCATCTTCAAAGTTCATAAAGTGAATTATTACGGTGTCAGTCTCTTCAGGTTCAAAGTCTTCAGGACCTCCTGATTTACATTGATCTAAGTGCCAGCTGTGGGGACCATAAAAAGTGCAGTCATGCCCCTTCTCATTTAGCAAATTAGTTAGATTAATAAACGCTACCGTGCTCCCGCCAGGATTGCTCCATCCACTAAATATCTTTATCTTAGACATTTGCTTGCCACTCCTTGTTGTAGGTTTCCTTCTCATTTCTATCAGAGAGGAGCCCGAAGCTTTGCTCATACAACTCCAGACGGTGTTTAACTACAGTATTTATATTAAAGTATTCCTCTGTGACCTTGTGAAGGTTCTCACCCATCTCACGCACATGCTTTGGATTCTTAATACATTTAGTTAACACCTTGACCCAATCACTTTTAGTAGCGTTAGGAGGGAGTAAATATCCAGTCTCCCCATTTATGATAGTCTCATCATAACACCCCACATTAGAAGCTATAAGAGGAACTTTATATCTTCCGCACTCCGCTACTTTAATCTCAGACTTACTATCATTAAAAGCATTCATCTGGAGAGGAGCTATAGCAATATCCATGTTCGCAAACATGGTTCCATATTCGTTAGGGTTCTTAGCATAATGAATATTCCAGTTCTTAGCCCCCTTAAACCCCTTAAGTAGAATCCTCTTGTAATTCAACCATACCTCGTGCTGCCACCCAACCGCACCTTCAGGGTCAGGTAGTGGGCATCCATAGAAATCCCAAAAAACATTCTCTCTGCCCACTCTACCGTTTACAAAGTGAGGAACACCTGCGAATTCTTTAACATCCTCCTCGTGATGAATACCTCCTGCCCATCCTACCCTAAGAAGCTTCTTTCTTAAGGAGCGTGTCTTTGGAGCATTCCAGCAAGGGAGGTTATAATCAATAGAATTTTTAACGACTGCGAGAACCCCTCCACACATTTTTCTAATTCTATCAGCAAACTTTCTTTGTGTCACTGTTACAAGATCGGAGTTAGCATAGATAAACTTAGTAACCTCACCAAGCTTCCTATCCTTATAAACCCCATGTAACCTATGTCCCTTATACAAGTCTGTTAAAAGGTCATCCGTGTCGTAATGAACAAACTTACCAAACTCCTTGCCTTTGCCCACTACTCTAGCGGTGTACTGTCCCCCAAAGTTAGATATGTTTTGAGTCCATACAATATCAGCCCACTCAAACTCAGACCAGTCATGATCCTCGTCGGATGGCATCTTACCTGTTTCAGTATCTAACCCAAGAGGATTCAGGTTAAACTTAATCTCAACCTGATCGGGATAAAGCTCCGCTAACTTTTGAGCGGGTAGTATCAGCCTATAATAGGCACATCCCCCCTCATTTGCAGGTACTACTAAAATCTTAAGCTTACTTTTTTTCTGGTCTTCCATCATGTCTTTCTTTAAAAAAAGGGGAGTGAGAGACACTGAGTATCCCTCACCCCCAGAACCCTAGAAAGTATTACTAGTTCCTATCTTCAATGACAGGTTGAGTTGGTGGAACTATATAGTACCCTTCGGGTATTCCTACCTTTTTATCAGTCAGCACCCACTGACCGTCTACCTTAACATAAACCCTACCTTCAACGTCTGGTCCAATCCTTGCGATTGATCCCGACTCCACGAATACCGCTCTCGTAGTCCCGCACCCTATCATGCAAAGACTTGCTGAGAATAGGATCAACAGCATCAGCCTTCTTCCCCGTGTCAGGAGCTTCGATTTGAGCGACGACAGTAGGTATGATAGCTTTAAATAGAGATGAGATAAGATCAATGAGCCACGCCACATTCTAATCCTCGCTGCTGTCTGCTATAGCAGGTCCAACATTAAACCAAGTCCAAGGCAAGACAATATTAAAGTCTGCCCATGACCATTCATGTGTATGGAGATCCCCTAAAAAGGGCATATTAAACTGGGGAGCTGCGTCTCCAGGAATAATATCTACAACCATATCATCTACGGCTTCTACAACCACAATGGGTCCAATACCTGCACACGCTCCAAGACTGAGCATAGTAAACATAAGACTAACAATCAAAAACTTCTTCATTTCTTATCTCCTTGAACTATTCGAGCCACGAGACCTTGAAGCTTGGGCATACCCCAACTCACCAAAAGCTTATACGCTGGTCCCTTTGCCATTGCAAGGGCGTTACTAATAGCAAGCTGCTTTGCTTCTTCTCGTTCTTCTTCAGTGAGCTTACCATCTGCGGCTGCTCTTTTACGGAAAGCTACAAACTCGTCACCAGTCTGGGCAATCCCATCCCGAAGAGCGTCGATAGCCTCATTCTCAATTCCTTGTTTTCGTAACCAACTATAAAATAATCCTAGGCACCAAACAAGACCCGTGCCTACAATACCCCACACTGCTTCACTGAGTGCTAAATTTTCCCAAATACTTGCAAAAAACATAAATGTCTCCTAAGACTGAATCTTCTTCAAATAGTTATCATCCGATGATGTATCGGATGATTGTGTAGCCTCTGTATATGTTCTACTTGCTGCATTCTGTGCAAGGGAGGGGAGCAAGTTGTGAGCTGCTTCTCGGACAGTATCGTACTCCTCAAGCTTAACCAAGGCATGAATGTCGTGCAAAGAGTCCATATAAGAAGCAATCTCAGCTGTACTCCCAGCTGGTTCTGCCTTCGGTCGAGGTTGTGATTGATCATACTTAGGCCACTGACCGTCCATGATCTTAACAATCTTGAAATCATGACCCGTAGATGTATCAGTAATATCACCAAAGTCTTCATCGAGCATAGTAGCAATAATCTTCTTAAAAAGAATCACCCCCACCGAAAGGATTTTAACCTCGCCCGACTCACGATCAACAACATTCATGTAGTACCGAGAACGAGGCTTAACCTGTCGGCCCATATCTTCATCTTCCTTATTACCCGTCTTCCAAAGACCGTAATAAGCGTCACACATTGGACACTGCTCACCATGAACTTTACGACAGTGCATGTTACGAATTCGCCCTTCTCCATCAGGGACTCTATGAATCTTAGTCTCCGCATAGAAAAGAGTATCTTCATCCTTCCCTGGAAGGATACGAATAATATTAGTCCCCTCCACAACCTGAAAAAAGTTCTTCAAAAAATCAGTTGAACTACCCGCAGTCGGATTGCTCAATTGTGCGTGTTTTGCCGCAAGTGCTTCCAAATCAATAGCCATTTTAGTATCTCCAGTTAAAAGTTATAGTACCTTATAATAGTACAGTATAGCGAGTTTTTTAGTTTATTTATACAAATTAGTTTCAGCTCTTGAATTGGCTGATAACTGAACCAACATATCTTTTTTCTGATCAAGAGACTGAACAAGTCCCTTAATTAGACTGTACTTAAATTGTGCGTCATTAGCGGTTTCAACCAAGAGGAAGTAATCAGGATGTGCCATAACATAATCATCCAAATCCTTAGCGGTGTACTTTCCAGAGGCATTTTCCTTCTGCTCTTTGCGAGTCTCAGCCATAAATTGAACTAACTTCAAACCTGCTTTATCCATGTCATTCTTAGCAGTCCCTAGGAGACCCACATAGTAGGAATAGATAGAAGCTTGTCTCTCCAACTCCCCATTAATGTTATTCTTATCAAACTTTACAATGCTATCTGAGATTTCAATATAATCTTCCCATGTTAAATCTCTATATGCCCCCAATAAGGCTTCGGCCTGAGTCATTTTTATTCTCCTATTAAAATTCTAAATAATTCTGGGTTAAGTCTCAGAGCAAGTAAGAATGCTCTGGAGACGCTCGTTGTCAGAAGTTCATTATTAGTATCTCTAATAAATCCGTCTTGTGGTCCTGTGTCTTTACTATCATAGCCACCAAATCCCACAAATTCCAATAAAACATGAGTAATTTCGTGGACCAACGATTCCTTAGCTGTGGATTCGGAGGCCGAAGAGTCTAGGTGGATAATACATGAATCAAAATCAGTTGTACCCCAACAGGGGACCTGCTCAGAAGATAGATTATCCTTTACAATTATTTTAAAGGTCCGATACCCAGCATCAAAACTAGTTCCATTTATCTTATTTAAAAACTTACACTTCTTCATCACCATCCTGTTCCTCCATCCTGAGTGTTCCGTAGTCCACACCCATCCCCACCGTGAACCGAGGACGACCGTTTCTAGACTTCACCACATAGGCTCTCATTTTTCCAGAATCAAATTCTTCCTCCGTCTGATTGAGTGATATAGCAAAATCACAAGTTCTTATCTTACCATAAGAATCACCCAACTCCGAATCAGTAATTAGTTTAACAGATCTTCCCTGCCTGTTAGTTTGTGTTGCTGTCCACAAGAGACTGTTTGTTTCCATAGCAAGACCTCTTAAGTCTTCTGATACTCTTTGTTGTGCTTGATACTCATGCATATTCTCACGCACGGGATTTAACAGCTCAAGGTAGTCTATCACAATAACATCAGGAACAAAATCATCATGGTTACTTAACTGTACTAGCAGGGATCTAATACTGTTAACCGTAATAGTATTACATGGGAACTCCTTAATCATAAGCTTGCTATTCTCAAATGTCTCTTGGAATAAATCCAGACGCTCCTGAACCTTTAATTGGGTTGCTGGTTGCTTCAAAGAAAATTGAGGAATAAGGGACATAACCGAATCAAACCTCTGTGCAATCTTATCCTCTGACATCTCAAGAGACAGGTAAAGAACCTTTCGACCCTCCATAAGAGACTTTACACTCTGATTCACAAGGAACAGGGACTTTCCAACTCCAGGAGGTGCAATAACCATAGCAAGCTCCTTAGAACTAAGACCTCCCTCTAAGGATTTATCCAAGGTAGGAAGAACAGTCTTATATTTATCGGAACTTTTAGGGTTGAACACTCTGTCCCAACGCTCAGAGAAATCGGTGAAGTAATCTTGTCCCAAGTCTACCGCTCTTCCCACCGTTAGAGCCTTCTTAACTAGAGTCTCAATCTCTTCTATCCTATCATCTTTAAGTAATAGAACGCCTTCCCTAATAGCGTCCTTCATAGCTTCCTTCTTTGCAAAATCTTCTATCAGATCTAGGAAGTACTCCTGATTTTCAATAGCAGATGCATCGAGCTTATTAATATACTCTACCTCATCCACGAAGTCTGATACTTGTTCTTTATTACTCCGAGACTGACGAGCTTGTTCCATGAGAATATCATCAGTAGGTAATTTATGATACTTACCATAGTAATCTCTTACAATAGAAAATATCTTTGAGTGGATTGGAAATTCAAAGTAATCAGGTTTTACCAAGTTAACAATTTGTAAATGGAAATCCTTGTCATTTTTAAGGAGGTACAAGATCCCTCTCTGTAGATTTTCGTTAAATTGATACATGAGTATCCTTTACTGAGGTTTCTTTTTTATGTTTTCGATTGGGTCGATGTCTGCTTTAGTATAAGCAGAATCCGTCAATTTCTTAGCTGTTTTTAGTGTTTCCTGTATCTCCTTATCAGTCTTTCTTCTTTTTATTCTTCCGTCCTTCTTCATCTGCTCTATATTCGGAGTATACCTAGAGTAGTTCTGCCATCCAGAGTCCATCCGTTTAGCGGAAGCTTCTTTAGCCCCACGCTCAAACTCCTTAATAGAATCCAACTGACTAGAGTGGCGGTAGTTATTAACACCATAATCATTGCAATAAAAACCACTACCCTTAAACTTAGCACCAAAAGAACTTACAAGTCTCTCTCTAGGTTTCTTACATTTGGGACACTTCCTCTTCCTAGGAGCATCATCATAGCTGTCATACATATCTTCCCAGTAGACCTTGCAGTCCTCACACTCCCATTCATATATTGGCATATTACTCCTCCCAACCCTTTAACTTACCCACACTCTCCCCCTTGAAGGGAGCAGGAGTCGCTTGGTGTACTCTCTTGTTCATAGTTAAACTCCCCCATATATTTAGTTATATTACCCTTTGTTAGAGAAATAGCCTCCAAAGGCTCATTCCCCTTAGATCCTGCTCGATATACGGTCAAACCCTTTAGGTATGGAGCGTAGTCTAAGGCACATTGTGATACGTCCTTAGGAACAGCCGTGCTGGGTAAATTTATTGTCTTACTAATACAGCTATCAATGTATCTTTGGATTGTTGCTTGTACCTTAATATGATCTTCTGGGGAAACGTCATACGCTCCAACAAAATTAGATAGATCCTTATTAGCATTCCAATACTCAGCGAACAGTGGGTCTACGACTAACTTCCGCTTCCATGTATTATTATGCCTCCATCGTCGATGATACATAGCAGAGAAGATGGGCTCAATACCACTAGACACACCCATAAGCATGGAAATAGTACCTGTTGGCGGGATTGTAAGCATAACTGCATTGCGGATACCATATCGCTTGATAAGCATCCTGATACGAGCAGGAAGGGTTCTTGCATACTCCTCTGAGAGGTATTTATGGTACTCAAACTCTGGGAATGGGGACTTGTCTCGGGCCAAGTAGATAGACTGCTTATATGCTTCATCCCTAATGGTTGAGAACAACCTCTCAAGAAACTCCAAGCACTTCTCGCTCCCGTACTTCAAGCCAAGCTTAATCAGCAGGTAGTGGAGTCCTAAGACCCCCAAACCTATACGCCTTGAGCGTTGTCCAACCAGCTTACAATCATCAGTCGGGAATGAATTAATGGTTAATACGTTGTCAAGAAACCTAACCCCAGTCCTGACGGATCGAGCCAGTCTCTTCCAATCTACGGTGTGAGTTTCCTCGTCGTACATGTTGGACAGGTTAATGTTACCCAAACAACAATTACCATAAGAAGGCAGAGAGATTTCTCCACAAGGGTTTGTTGCATCTAGTGTCTCAAAGTAAGATACATTGGTATACTTATTAGCGAGATCAATATTATAAATACCAGGATCACCAGACTCCACGGAATTCTTCCAAATAAGATCCCATAACTCCTTTGCCTTAATATCATTCTGCCCAATAATTTCAAAGGTATCCTTCCAATCCTCTTTATGGAAATTTTCCGCTCTGGCTTTGGCATCCTTTTCATCAAGGCCAACAACCCGAACTATTTCTGAGTCATTATCATCCCCCCTCTTACGCCTAAGGAGATCAAACATGTGATATTCTTTATTGTTAAACGAGAAGAACCAGTCTTCTCCAAGCTCAACTGCCTCTAAGAATCTATTTGTAACTGCTACGGAGATGTTAAAGTTATTTAGCTGCCCCTGATCTAGTTTAACAGATAAGAACTCAAGGAGGTCGGGATGCGTAATATTGAGAATACCCATAAGGGCTGTTCTTCTATTCTTCCCCGCCCTTACATGCTCCCCAACCTCATTAATCATTTTAAGAACTGATACAGCCCCAGGTGCGGAATTTGCTACACTTCCAATGTCATCCCCTCTTGGACGAAGCTTAGATACATTAAACCCCACTCCACCCCCAGCACAAGAAATCTTGTACATGTCCTGTATTGTCTTGCCTATGGAATCCACCGAATCTTCAGGTATAATGACAAAGCAATTAAGCAGGTTATGGGATCCTTTATTTCTCCCAGAACCGTAAATGATTCTACCTCCTGGAATTAGATCGCCAGAGGAGATAGCTTCATAAAACTTCTTTTCTATTTTCTCTTTATCAGCATCCTTCTCAGCACTTGCGATAGTTCTGGCTATGGCCTTAGCCCTCTCAGCCCATGTCTTCTCTCCTGGATAGGCATACCTCGTCTCAAATATTTCTTGTCCCAGCTCACCCAGTTTTACGATTGCCACGAGATATCCCCTTTATAGTGCTTATACCATTTTCTTTAATAACTAAAATTCTCTTAGAAGAATCCAAGAGTGTTTTTAGGTACTTATTGTGAGTTATAACGAATATGTTTTTAGATTTCTTCAACTCAATCAGTAATTGATAGAGACCTATTATACCCTGCTCGTCAAGATTTTCAGCAATTTCATCAAAGAATAAAAGATCAGACTGATTCTTATCTGTTAGTATAAGTAAATCTTTAAGAGCTAATAATACCGATAAGTTAACCTTCCTTTTTTCTCCACCTGACAAGGATATATACGGTATCAGGGAGTCTACACTGACTATTTTTTCATTCAATTCTTGGTCAAATTCTACAAAAAACTTAGAATTAGTTAAATATCCTAAGTAATAATTACACTGTTTATTAAAATACTCTAGAATATTGCTAATAATATACTTTATTACACCCTGCTCTGAGAAAGCTCTTTCCCAAAAGCGCATAACCTCGTACATCTTCTCATTACTCTGCCTAGTAATATCGGCATCACCTATCTTAACATTGGTTTCCTTAATAAGGGATTCATAAGTATTTCTCTTACTTTGCTGCTGTTGCCATTTAGAATATTGTGTGTATTCCTCAGATGTAACAGATGGAGGAATAGGCTCATTCAGGTTTAACTCCCCTATTGAATCATTAATCCTTGTCTCAGAAATCTCTAAATTCTCAAGTTCCTCAAACAGATTCTCCCGCTGCTTTGCAATAGAGGACTTAGGTAGAGGCTGCTCACAGGAGTGGCAAACCTCCGTAACGTCCTCTATCTTGCCCCTAAGCCTTCTAATCTCAGCAGTAACCTTATTTAAATCATACTTAAGGTTGTCTAATAAACGAGCATGTGTGCGGACCTGCTGCTCTGCATCTAAAATATCTTCTAATAGAATGTCTTGCTCGTCCCACGCATCTGATTTAAAAATAAAATCGTGATCCATATCTTTTAGCTTGTCTTCTAAAGATTTAATAGTAGCAGCGTGTTCTGTCACTATATGGAAGTTTACTTTAGCAGTCTGGTAAAAGGTGGACTTGTGGCTTTTTATCCTGTCCCTCATGGAGAAAATATCATCTAGGTTTAGAAAGTTTCTGATGATAACTCTCTTGTCCTCGGCAGTTGCATCTAGGAAGTTTAAATCATTAGATTGTCCAAAGAACATTGATGCCATAAGTACTTTTGCATTAGTGTTCAGTAACTTGTCAATCTTAGCTTGAGTTAAGGCCATGGATGCTTCGGTGACATTTTCTTTTTTTATGAAAAGCTCAAGCTTAGTAGGTTTCTTAGATCTCTTTATAACAATGTCGTTATCAAGAGTAAGCTCTACGGAGCATCCCTTCTTGGCCTTGTTATAAATTAAAGCAGCTTCCGTGCTTTTCCTAATGGTTCTCCCTGTTATACCAAAGTACACAGCCTCTACCAAGGCACTCTTCCCAGAACCATTGGAACCTTCTGCGTCCTTGTTAAGACCCTTAATAAGGGTCAAGCCTGTATACTTCCCCAGATTCAGACTTACATCCTTAAAAGAATAGAAATTCTTTATTTTGATTTTCTTAATTTTCATCTTTTAATAGCTTTAAGCCCTCTATTAAATCTTCCCTACTCAAGGTGGTGTTGCTGTTATCTATGTAATCCTCAAGAATCACATCATTTATAGAAAACAAACCCCGCTCTGGTCTATAGTTGCTTTGATCATCATCCAAGGATACAGGTTTATACTTTATGTCTACGGACTCTACTTCAAGCTTCTTTACGATGCCCCCAGTAATAGCCTCTAGGCTTTCGTTAGTTAGACGATCAACAAATAGCCTCAAGTAGGTGTTGTAATTAGTATCATTAATATAAGAAATAAGGTCATCATCCAGCTCATCTATATTATAGCGCAAGTGACGAGGACCATGACCTACAACTTGAAGAGTCTCTGATCCGTCATCATCAATCAGACCATAATAGGATTCCTTATCACATTCTCCAAAATTGGTAGTGTAGGGAGTTCCCAAGATAGTAACAAGACCTTCCTTTACGGAAGTATGAATGTGACCTAACCATGTCTTATTTTTAAATGTACTCAGCTTTAAAGAGAAATCTAAATCCCCAACAGAGTTCATGCATCCCCTATACCCGAAATGTCCAAACACAGTGTACTCAGGATACTCTGCGGCTTTCCCTAAGTATTCAAGAATCTTAGACTCATTCTCATAATGAGGAATATAAATACGCTTGGTCGCATGGTCTATCTTAAAGAGAGTTATGATATTAGCATAGGAATCAAACAGGGAAAGGGCAGTTACTCCATCGTCAGCCTTAGTCTCACTATCATGATTCCCTCTTAGTATAGTAATATCCTCAGTATGCAAGGATGCTGCTCTTAAGGTTCTCTTTAAAGCCAGAAGTACAGTGGGGCTTGGTTTCCTGTGCATTATAAGGTCACCCATAAAAATAATGCTGGTTGGGCGTACCTCATTAATAATCTTGCAAACACTCCTAACCTGATGCCCCAACATAGCGGGGGGTTTCTCTGTGTAGTGTAAGTCTGTTAAAATTAGTGTTGACATTTCAAATCCTCTACTATCTTATTAACATTTAGAGGTACTCCCTCCTTGAAATCAACCGAAACGCCGTCACCAAAAGAGTCTCCAACTTCTATATCAACAGCAAGAGGGACATCGAAATGGATATTAAACTTATCCTTAATATAGGGATAGTTTACCATCTCATTATGAACAATCTTACATACCTGCTCAACCTCCTCATGAGGACACACTATCTCAATACTATCATGAACTGTAGCCACTACTCTAGCTGATAATCCCTCGTCCTTAAAAGTGGTTCTAATGCCTATTAGGCTGCACAAGAGAATATCTGATGCAGAACTTTGGATAGTAAAGTTTAGCCCCTGCCTTAAAGCTCTATTAACGACACCAAAGTTTCTACTATGTACATCAGGAAGATGTCTGCGTCTTCCAAAGATAGTATAGGCATACCCATTCTCTTTGATAAAGTTATTAATAAAGTCCATAAACTTAAAAATGCCTGGATAGACAGACTCATAACTCTTTATTATCTTATCTGCTCTCTTTAGGGATATCCCCATAGTCTCTGCTAAGTTAAAAGCACCTCCACCATAAACAATGAGGAAGGACACCGACTTAGCTATCTGCCTCTCATGCTTACTTATATCTTCCTTAGCAAAGAGTAGCTGGGCAGTATAGGTGTGGAGGTCCTTGCCATTTTGGAAGGCGAATTGCATGTTGCCCTCCTTCGCAATATGGGATAGTACACGCAACTCCATAGCCGCATAGTCTACCGTGAGAAATGCGTGACCCTTCGGGGCAACAAACAGGCTCCTAACATTAGTCTTTTCATCACGAGGAAGCGTATGAAAAGAAACGCCCATACTCTTCTTTGCATTGTACGCAGCACAAGATAAGCGTCCTGTAGTTGTACCATCTAACCTAAAATCGGAATAAGTTTTATTACTTTCGTTATACTCCATGGCTTTCTTCGTACCTTGAATATAAGTCCTGTACAGCTTCTCCGATTTCCTTAGATCCAAAAGGCCAGACAGGAATTTTTTAGCAGTTTGTAACTGATCTGTGGTTTTTCCTGCAATTACGGACTTGCATACACGCTTGCCCTCTTCCCTATGTTTCCATTTACTCATCTTTTAGCCAATTCCTCAGAGACATCTTCCAAAATAAGTTTTAGAGTGGGGGCAGAAACAGAGGGTGTTCCTGTCGCTGTCCTGTCAGGAGGATAAAACTCAAAGCCTCCCTCCCGTGTATACAGTATCTCTCTAAGATCATTAGTGCTTGCAAGGTTATCTGCGTTAACGACCTCATCGAAGAAGTAAAGGTCGTCCATCTGGTTAGCATTTTGTAAACGAAGCGTGTGTCCTACCGTCTTCAAACGCTCAGGTGACACATCTAGTCCATCATACTCCATAACTGAGAATACTTCGTTAGCAGGGCTTAGGACGTTTTCCAACAAAGGAATAACGGATGGCATGTCCTCCCCTATCTTCTCCATCAGAAGATCAAACAATCGAAGAGTAAAGTGAGAGTCCATGGCATTGCCTTCACAGCAATCAGATAAAGGCATATTAGCCCAATCATACGTTTTTGGATTCTTAATCGTAAGCATTACAAGTTCTCAAGCTCCGTTGGAAAATACATCTTTACTAAGTCCATAAGACTCTTGGGAACATTCTCATCCAAGAGATGCTGTATAATCTTAGTGTCCCACACGTTAATCGTTTCTACATTGTTATTAATAAGAAATTTCAAATCAAACTTAGCGTTATGGAATACCTTCTTGTTATTAGGATTGCCTAGTATACTTCTTAAGTGGTCCCAAACCTCCTCAGTATCCAAAAACGGGCTATCTTTATGATTAAGTGGAATGACCCAATTACCATCCTCTGAAGATATGCCTATTGTTTGTATCTTATCTTTAAGGAAATTAAGACCCGTTGTTTCTAAGTCCACAGCGAGGGTCTTACCCGTGTCCTTAAGGGAGGTAGCCAAGTTTCGGACATCCTCAATTTCAGTAAGAACTTTAAAAGAAAAGGATTTAGTGGAAGTTTTTCCTAAAACGTACTTGTCATACGCATTCTTAATATCTGTTTCAAATAAATACCTATGACGAGGCTCCTTAATAACGCTATAGGGATGGAAAACTGGAACCACCATACATGAAGTCCCATTAGGAGTTTCGTACTCATAAGAGCTACCCCTCTTATTGGTGATGCCACTCTTTTTTACAAGCATCTTCATTGCAAGGTTCCCACACGGCAGTACCAACTTGGGTTTAACCTTATCAATAGTGGCTTCTAAATGCGCCCTACAAGTCTTCATGTTGATGGGGGTCATATCTGCTTCTCGTACAGATACACACTTTACCGAGGACGCAACCACAAAAGGTGCGTCAAGGCTCCTCTCCAATAAGGAGTATTCTGCCTTCTCAAAAGGAACCACTTCCCCAAACTTATACTTTAGAGAATCAGATAAGAACAGAGTGTCGCACTCTTCCAACTCCTCGTAATCCATGAAAGAGTGGACTGCTACAGAACTCTTTAGGATTGAACACTCTTCACAAGCGGGGTTTTCCCCTGAGCTACATTGAGAATATAAGGATCCTAAGTCTTTTTTAGGCTCTATCATAGTATATGGCTAATTTCTATATAGACAACAAAAGGTTTGAAAAAGTAATCAAATTATACTTATCCGATAAGACGGCTCATGAGGATGAACTAATGGCATTATTTGATACCTTAATTACCAATATAATAGCCAGTTTTAAATTTTCTGTAGACACGGAGGACGCTAAACAAGAATGCTTCCTCCTTATACTTAAGACCTTAAAAAACTTCTCGCCTAAAAAAGGAAGCGCATTTAACTACTTCACCACTATCATAGTAAACAATTTGAAGTTAGTCTACACAAAAAATAAAAGATATTGCGAAAAGATTAACGACTACATTGAACTTCACAAGGATCAAATATCCAAGTTGCTGTAGACAGAGGGCAGGTAGTCATCAACAACGGCTGGGGAGTAAGCCTTACCGAGTGTTACAAGGCATGGCACCTTCTGAGTTTTATAAATTACAAAAGAGTGAGGCATTGAGAAGCTATTTACAACGTACAACTCGTCATTGCCATTAGTCTTATTCTTTAACTTATCAACAAGCTTATTAGACCACTCATCCCACAAAGAAACAAATAGGATCCTAACAACGGACCCTGTTTGCTTCTGACGTTTAATGACCTTATTAAGTTGATTCTCAGACTTTAAGAATTTAAGATTCATTATTCAATAGTTTCCACGGTGCCTTTTTCTTCTGGTTCAGTCCCCGTGAACTTGCCCTCTTCATCAAAAGTAAAGCCCGAAGCTTCGTACTGGTCACGATTACTTTCAATGTGCTCTACAATCTTAGAGTTTAGGTTCTCTTCAAACTTTTCTATACCAGCAAAAAAGATACCCTTCAAAAAATCATCAAGGGTAGCCTCTGGAGGTTTCACTGCATCCGCAAAATTCTTGAACGCTTCAGCTTCTTGTGCATTTAATTTAATATACAGTTTCATTCTATCTCTATTCCTATTAACGACTTTGATTTTCCAATTATTGGGGTTAAACTTAAAGTTACTCATTTGGTTTTCCTATTATAGACTAAAGGGGGATAAAGTATGCAAGATGATTATGATATTTCCAAGTTAAGAAAGAAAAAGAAGAGGGTCAACAGCAGAACCAAAGGCAGTACCTTTGAAAGAAAAGTGGCTAACCAACTTAATGATAGATTCGACACTAAAGAATTTTCAAGAAGTCCTGGATCTGGTGCTTTTGCTACTACCCATACCCTACCTGATTACCTTAAAATTTATGGAGACTTGATAACCCCTAAGAACTTCATATACTGCATAGAATGCAAAAAGGGATACAATAAACAAGCTATATCAAGCCTATTTAATAATAGGAGCGATTTCTGGATTTTCATGAAAAAATGTGAAAAAGATGCACGAGCATGTGGAAAATTGCCCATGTTAGTCTTTAAGCAAGACAGACAACCTACATTAGCCATTATTAAAGGAAGAAAATGGTTTAATTATACAGGGGATTATGAAGGAACGGTAGATTATATTAGTATACCAAGACTTAACGCTATGAATGAAGGATATAAGATATTTCAATTTGACGAAATACTTAAGAATTGGTCAGATTCAGACTGGCATGAGGAGGTCTTACCAGAAGGATCAATCAGAAAGTAGTTCTTGTATCATGGACAATTGAGCATTAAGGAATGATCTCATATCCACTGCTTCTTTTTTAAGATTCCCTTCAGCATCATGCGCTCCAAGCCCTAGAACCCTGTCCTTTGAGGCTTCTACTGTCTCACCTTTTTTCCTAAATTTATTATGTTGATGTACCATGTCATCATTCATATGAACCGCCCATGTAGTAGAAACACCCTTGCGAACTCTACTCCCCGATAAGCGAAGTGATTCACCATTAGGACCCGTTATTTTTATAGTTCTTCCAATACCAACTGAGGAGCTTCCTGCTGATCCAGTACTTATTGTCCATCCTTTCTCGCCATTTAGAATTGCTTTACATACAGTATCATATATATCGCCAGTACTCATCACGGCATGAGTTCCCCTTCCACTATTCATTACATGAATTAGTTCTTGATTTTCAGCCCCTGCAACCAATTGGATAGTTTGGGCTAACCATTTTCTTGCAGGGCCAGCAGGTGGAGGCGTACCATCAGCAGCTATGTCTCTGGCTACTTTTTCCATCTGAGCTTCACACTTTATTTTCTCGCTAAGTAATCTTCTTTCAGGCTTTGTATCGACTTTGTAAACTTCACCATTGCTATTTACTACTCCTCTGGGTCTTGACGCTGGATCGGGTTTCCCCATCTGCTGTGATAGTGTATTCAACCTCTCGTGTTCTTTCGCCGCTTTGTCCGCTGCTTTTCTAGCCTTCTCCGCTGCCTTAGTCGCTGCCTCTTTCTCCTTTTCAGATGCTGTCTCAGCCTTAGCTTTCGCTTCGGTCGCAGCCTCCTCGCTGTCCTGCATCTTCTTCTGGGCTTTCGGAAGCTGCTCCGCAACCCGATCTGCCGCTGCCTTTGCTGCTTCAGGATCGTGTTTGACAATGTTCCGCTGCGACCAGCCCTTCTTTCCAGCACCTTTTGATAGGGCTGTAACGATCTCCCCCGCATTTACTAATGTCCCACCCTGTAACAGAGTTGATTCAGTCTCAATAGGGATAAGCGCATCTACGTTACCTCTCATTGTTTGGAGTTCACCGTCGTACTCTTTTATTTCTTTATGAGCTTTTAAAGCTGCTGCATTTCGAGCCTCCTTCTCAGCCTTCTCCCTAGCAGCCTCATCACCGCCTTTCACGTTGGCGATTGCCTCATCAGCTGCATCATCTCCAAAGATTCTCTCCCTCATGGGGTGGTGCCAAGCAAATTCATCACCCACCCCCGCATGTTGCGTTGACAGTCTGTCTGTTCCTTTTATCTCCCCACCCTTAAAACCATTACATGCTGCGTCCCTGTAAAACTTTTCACTTATATTTATAAAATAAATAGTGTCGTCGTCCGTGATACCATGAATATCTAGTAACAAATTGACTTTCTTAAGAAATGCTTCATGTTCATCTGGATATTTCTTTTTATCAGGAGCTTTTTCTCTTAGTTGTTCGGGTGTCATAGATATCATATCGACACCCAACTCATGAGCTTTAGCCTCAACAGTGGCCGAGACCGTCGAACCCATAATAAAATCAGCTTTCTTTCCTGAGCCCACATCGTAACCTACCTGCATACCGAAGGTAAGCTCTCCCAATCCTAATGCTTCTTTCATCTCCGCATCTTTCTCAACTACGAAATTAATTAGTTTTTTCAGCTCCGCCTCATTGCCTTTTCCCATTTCGGTAAGATGGTCATGAAAATCACTCATAGTCTTAGCGTCACCTCCTCTAAAGTAGGGATCACCCCGCAATGCTATAGCCGCCGCTCTCCATTTTGCTACCTTGCTCTCGGCCCATTCATTCGCCTCTTTTTGATATTGTTCTCTCAATGCTGGCACCGCTTCGGCTCTCGCTATCTCCTCCTCCGTTGCACCTTCGGCCTCTCCAGCCGCAACCGCAGCATCCATAGCTGCTAAAGCAGAAGTAATTTCACCAATCTTCTCTCTGTGCTTTCCTATAAGATCACTTATCTCACCAGCCCCTTCAACAGCAGCCATATGCTGGCCCAAGGATTCAACTTCCCAGTTCTTCTCACCACAGTTTGCCCTAGCTCGTTCTAAAGAGTAATTTATAAGATTTCCTGGAGTTCTCATATAAATACTATCCGAACCGTCAGCTCCTTTAAGTATGAGACCATTATTCCCACCCTTTTCTGTTATTATATTATTAGAGAGTGTTTTACATGCCTCCGCTTCCAACCACGCCTGGACCTCGGGATTCGTCCCCTTCGCTTTTCCAGTTCCAAACATTAAAATAGTCTTTATAGTGTTTAGTGCATACAGCGTTACTTCCAGATCTTCAACCTTAGTTCCAACTGTAAATGTGTCATTCTTGCCATCCCCGTCTGGATCATTGCCAATTATGCCTTTAAGATTACAAAATTTCTCTTCTATACTTCTACCAGCGGTTCCTACTGCGTACTGTTCAGGGAAATAGTGCCAATGCTCGTGACCTTCTTTCCCTTTAACATAAACTTCATCCGCAGGCTTCGCCTGATCTGCTACATCTTTAACAAGTCCTGTGATCTCGTCTAATACCCTGGTGAGTTCACCAAGTTTAGGCTCCCCAGCATACACCCCACGAAATTTTGTGGGATCAGGAGGGCGTTCTATTCCCTGCCCTCCTGCTCCTGGTAGGTTCTCCTGGGCTTTTAAACCAGCAAACGCCTTAATAAATTTTACCCAGTTGCCTGTCTTTTTAACGGTCCCATCCTGATTTTTCTCTTCTATATCTTTAATTCTCGTGACATTGAGCAAGTTATCATTACCAAAAAAGTTGATTCCGTCGATGTTCGACATACCAGGAAACTTAGCAATAACGTGCGTTGTTTCTAAGTTCTTTTCAATAGAAACTTCTCCACTATTATAAGGTTTATCAGTAGACATCACATTCTCTATTGCTGTCACCGCATCCCCCTCGGCAGCTGTAAGCTCTTCATCAGATGGCTGGATCTTAGCCTTACCCGTGGATGCTTCCTGAATACTTATAGAAAACTTACGCTTCTTTATACGGGAATAACTGTCTAGTAGTTGATGATAAAAATTCATAGTATTGTATTATAGAAAAAGCCCAGCCCAGAAAATCCCAGGCTGGGCCTATTGATATCTTAACCTATCTAGTTTTTCAAACTACAGTCCTAACGCCCCACCGTGACCATGAAAACCATGATCCATGAAGTCGTACTTGAAGGTCATTGCAACAGTATGGAACTCATCAGCTCCATACTTATATTCAGCAGCTTTCCATGATTTTGGGTATACCCCGAAAAACTTAGTTGAACTTATAGGCTGACCTTTATTATCTAATTGAAGTACTTCTACCTCTCTAGCTTTAAAATCATTTGCCACACCACCCTCGACATTCTTCATAATCTGCCCAGTCATTGGGTCATAAATGGTTTTAAACCACTCCCAGAGCGTAATAGACGGTGAATCTTTATACAAGTGATCAAAAGTAATGGTTAGGTCATCTTGAACTGGCTTGCCAGGATAGAAGACCTTATCGTTAACACGATGTACTTCAATATCACCGACTGACATTCCAGCCTCTCCAACAGACTTAGCTGCCAACACCAGAGGTGTATCAAACGCAGGTCCAGCCTCACCATTAAAGTTAGGAAGTGTAAAGTGACACTCCCATGAGTAAGTCCGTACTGAGTTTAACCCCTCTGATATAACAGGAAGCCCATTTGTGTTGTTAGGATCAGTGTCCCTCGCAAAACTAGCACCCGAGTATAGTGGTCCGTGAGCCATTTATATTCTCCTATATCTTTCCTAATTGAGCAGTTTGATTAGTTATATTAATTTCAAACACAACCATCTCTGCTGTTTTTGTGGGCTTGATTATAACCTTAGTCCACATTTCATTTCTATCAATTCTTACAGGAGTATTTGTAGTTGAATCACACACTACTCTAAAATCTGTAATACCTCTTCTACGCTTAATGTCATCCAACATAGGATTAATTAAGTCTTCAACTCTTGACCAAGTAAACTGATCATTTGGTTCAAAGACTAAGCGTCTTGTTGAAGCTAAGATCATCTTACGAATAACAATCAACATGCGTCTGACGTTAACTCTATCAAGTGCAGTTGGGTCTCTTTGTGTAGTTCTCTGCCCAAAGATTGTAATACCCTGTTGCGGAAAGTTAACAATTGGATTGATGACATTTCCACCACTATATAGGGAGTCTCTATCACCTTGATTCAACGCCAACTCTACGTCAGTAGGCTTGGTCAATCTGCCTCTGACATAACCAGCGGGTGCGAACCACGGATCTGCCACACTGTCAGTAAATGCCATCTGTCTAGCCGCAAAGATCTCAGGTGAGTACCAACGGTCAGCACCATCATGTACACTAAAGACCTTTAACCAAGGCCAGTAGCAAGCAGCATAAGAACTATTAATAGCTGCTGATCTGTTGTCATCTAACCCATTATGCCACTCAATAGCGTCCCCAACTCGACCAACAGCGTATGGAGGAGCAACTAATGCGAGGAAATTCTGGGTTCCTTCAGCCAAAGTGATTAAAGCATTTTGAACTGAATCTATGGGAGTTGTTCCATGAGGACACATTGCTATAGAGATGTTCAAAAGATCATCATCAAGAGCTTGCATACCTGTCTTACCTCCGTCAGATTTCTCCTCACCAATAAGTATAGTAGCAAGCTCGGGATCCGTATCTTCAATACCGTTAGTTCCATCTGCTAGGCTGTAAGTTCCTTGAACTAACTTAGCAAATCTACCCCCCGCCATATCAGCAACACTGTTATCAGCTCCATGCCAACCATTTATGGTACTACTACCGAGGGTTGACAATCTATCGTAGAAGTTAGAAAGTTTAGTTGTTGTAAAATCGGTAAGACTTTTATTTTCGCCCATTCTACCAACAATCCACTCTGAAGTTTTAGTAGCTACTGTAGCACCAATCTGGGTTTCAATAAAAGGCTCACCTGACAGGAAGGAACACTTAAAGGTTTCACTAGCAACTCCTTGATCATTAACTTGAACTTCAAAGTTTGCTGCTCCTCTAACATTCACATCTACACTGTGACCACTAGTGGTTCCATCATCCTTGGTTCCAGCATCATAACCTTTACCAGGGTATAAGCCTTGTACTAATAAAGCTACACCATCTTCTTGGGTACTTTCAGCCGTGGTTCCATGCGTTCTCACCGCAGTAGCGGCTCCATTCAAAGCTCCCTGACCTAGAGACGCAGCCGTGGGAGCAGCTGACCCTTCGCCTATCGCATTGAGAGGGGTGAAGGCTGCCGAGCACGTTACCCAACTAGCAGAGTCTGAATTGTATATTTCAACTTTAAGATCCATGTAAGCACCAGAACCAGCAGCAGCACCAACGATAAATGCGGAGGCATCAGCCCCCGTTCCACCAGTAGCTATAATCTTGGAAGAATCTAATCCCCCTCCTAAAACTTTCTTCAAAGCTGCGGTATTAGCATGACCAGAAGAGTTATAGCTAGATGATGCCCCTATAGTACCACTTGGAATAGTTACTACTTTATCGGTTAGAATCTTGGTTCCTGTATTATCCCAAACGGTTGCAGTCAATCTAACAGAAGAAACAGCGGCATCGTCCGTTCCCAAAGTTATCATTCTATCATCTACTCGACCCGATACATGGAATGCTGGACAAAGACCCACAGGCACAGCGGCAGATGATTGAAGTGCACCTGAAGCACATCTAATAAATCTAATAGAGTTAGTAGTTTCAAGAACTTCCAAAGCCCCCTCAAGGGCTTGTCCTGTAATATCCTCACTTGGCTCACCAAAGACACGGATAAGATCATTCTGGCTTGTAACTAAAGTGGCTCTCTCGCCATCAATACCCGCAATGGGTCCCTTAGAAGCAAACCCAACAATACCGATAACGGACGAATTAATACTTACTGGATAGTCTGAAATATCCTTCTCAACGACATATACACCTGGACTTACATAAGATGGCATTTTTTATCTCCTTAGGATTGGTTGCAAATAGAAATTAATCTTCTTGTATGAAGATTTTTTATAATGCTGCTCATATAACTGGCAGGTATAACAACGCTTTGGTTTGGTTTTAGCAGGAAGTGCTCTACCCCTTGCTCGGTCTGCAATGGAATTGTCCATGTTTGCAAACTTGTATTTGTAATTATTTTCATGTAGGAACTCCTATAATATGTACCTTTATTGCGGGTACTTTTGATTAAAAATATACTGAACTCTCTAACTAAGTTTAAATTCTGTCTTAAATTCTTCTATTTGACCCGTGGATGTTATTAAAAACTTAGGATTTGGGATATAAGTCTGAACTTTTATCTCAAAAGTCTTCTTAATAACCCTCTCCTCCTTATCCCCTGGACTTAGTGTAGAGCTGTCCGATTCCCCAGAAAGGAAGGCTATTCCCGCATCTCTAGTACCTGCTTGTAGTGTAGTAGAAGGGTTAAACATCAGCCTAATCTGCTCTGCTACTTGATCATTATCCGCTTTATACTTAGTCCATACATTTATCCCGTAAGACACAGTTATAGCCTTTGGAACTAAACTTACTACCCTTAAAGCTCTGTGCTGAGAATCATCCCACACCTTATCCATTACAATAAGGTTATCAGGTCTTCTTCGCTCTGCATCCTCATCACTCGTAGTTTGGTTAATAGATACGATTGGAAGAATTATATTATTCTCCTGAGTCAGCTTGGCTATCGTTCTTTCTGGATTTGCATGAATGCACTTAATATCCCTTATATTGTTTTCACTATCTATGTAAGCAAGACTTCCTAATTTAGAAATAAGAAATTTTAATAGTTCTCTGTATAAAAGAGGTATTTTATTTTTCTTATTAGTGGCTCGGACAATATAGTCCTTAGCCCACCGCATCGGATCATTTTTACTAACCCAGTCCGTAGACCCAGTATTTGAGCTTAAAGATGAAGTATCTGTCCAAGTGTGTAATTCTGGCCTCTGGTCGTACCCGTAATCAACCATAGTCTTCCTCCAGGTCCTCTAGGCTTGCCACTCCTGGACTTTTACTAGTCTTGTGGAGAGGAGTATCTTGAACGTCTGACGAGTCTCTGAGCAGCCTTGCAGAGCACGAGAAGTGGTACACCCCATATATCTCAAAGCTATCCTCTTGGACCTCGAATATCTCATATTTTTGATTCTGAAATTTAGGCTGTATTACATCTCCAGGGATTGGTCGCCTTGAGAGCTTAGTCTCTATATAGCTCTTATTAAATACGAACATCTGGTCATTGGTTAATTCAATACCAAACTCGGTAAGATTTTCTTCAAGTACCTTAGGATCGTAATGCCCATGTACTGTTACAGGTTCAGATACTACAGGCTTATTTCTCTCTTCCATGTAGACATCATCGTAATTGGACTCAGATTGCATGTATTTGAAGTAGAGTAAATCGGAACCACCCAGCCTTATAAGCTCGTCATCAATGAAGTTGAACAAGTTTATATCTGGATTTTCCTCATCAAACATGTTTAAAATGCTTGGTGATTCATCCAGATCTGGCAGTAGGGGTGTCTCCCTATTTACTTTATAGTTTTTCATAAATTACTTTCGTCGTTCCATTTTCTTCATCGTCTAGCGGCTGCAAGCCTAGCTCTAGCCCTCAACACTGCGGGGTTTGTTCTGCTTCCCAACTCTCCTGGTGTTTTTCCTCTACTTTTATCAATGTCATCATCCTGAGATTTCGTAGTCTCTTGAGAGAAAGGAATCGCTCCATGAGGTTTAGTAGGCTTGTTTTCATTTTCAGCAGAGCAAGCCCCCGTAGTACAGGCAGCAGCTACCGTTGCGATAGCTAACCCCTTCTTAGCCTTATCCTTATACTTCTTAGCCGTATCCCCAACCTTCTTCTTAAGCCTATCCCACTTCTCACCTTCTAGGACAAGTTGATAAATTCTATCTATTCTTTCTTCATCCATCTCCGATCTCCCTTCGTCTTTCAATTCTAGATTTATTCTTTTTCTAGTATTTCTTCCCTTAGTAGAAGTACCCCCTGCTTTCGTCACTACTTTCTTCAACGCCTTCTTTAGATCCCTGTCATCATCACTCTTGCCACTCCCCCCAGCCACCCCTCTGCTGGTTGTTTTATCTTTTTGGTTAGCTTTCCTAATAAGAGCTATGGTTTTTTCACTCATCTTAATATCCTAGAATGTTGTGAACACTGGTGGCTCCTCGAACTCTTTTAAGAGTTCCTCCGATAGTGCTGCTTTTTCTTTATCTGAAGCTTGGAGAAGCTCTGTACCATTTAAGGAAGCCCCACCCCCAGGTGACGGGATGGACTTATACTTACTTCTAATTTCTCCAAGTATTCCTTTAGCGCAAGCTAAAGCATATCTCTGTATCCAATTTCTGTATGCAGGGTGTAGGGTTCCTGAATCTAAGGCTCTGTACTCTAAAATAACAGCCTGTGGTGTGGTAACGGGTGTAGGAGATAAGTTTAAGAATCGGTTATTAACTATATTAAATGACCCCTCCTGCCCTAATATCTTTCTCATCTGCTCTAAGTTTTGTTGTAACAAGTAGAAATCGGCTATACCAAAATCTTGAAATAGAAAGTTATCTTGAAAGTACTTAATAAAGAAGTCAAATTCCAGAGTTCCTGCTTGAGACTGGATGGATAATAGAGTCTTCTTATACACAACATACTCTAAGTTATCTAATATGTATGATGGCACAGCATAAAGATTTATACCTGCTGATGCATCAAAAGCAGCATACTGCTTGGTGCATAGAGGAGCATGATAAGATAACTTGCTTACAGCCTCATCTAAACATGTCTTTATCTGGAAGGGAGATAACTCAACCCTAACTACGGGATGTCCTAATCTAGCAAATATGAAGTCTCTGAGTGTCTCTTCAAAGTGCGAGAACTCAACTCCATCTTGCATGGTAGTAGCATTTAGTTTATCTCTATCTATCTGTCCTTTTGGAACTCCGCTCTCTAGAGTGTTCCCACCCCAAGACGCAAAAGAGTTACCAAACGTACTGACATTAGGTACTGCTGGGCGGGTTGCCATCTGAATCTTCCTTTATGGGTAGAGTTGCTTTCTTCGTTGCTTTCTTCGTTGCTTTCTTCACTGTCTTCTTTTTAACAGGTTTAGATTCGGGAATTACTTTAACTCCTGTAAAACTACCAAGGGGTGAGGAGCTTGTAAAATCAGCCCCAGGCATAATCCTAGTCAGCTTTCCATCTATGGATATCAGTAAGGGTACAGACCCCGTATAGTTATATTTATATGTCATGCAATCCTCCTAAGTTATATAGACAAAAAGAGAGGAGGTCAGAGAGTTTATTTCTCTGACCTCCCCAAAGCATTCAAACTTATTCTTCAGCTATTATGATACTCCAGCCGATCTAATGAACGGGCTATAGAGGAAGTTAGCTGTCGGTCCAACCAGACGAATAATCCGATAGAATCTCTCAGCAGGTGCAACAGCAGCTTTGCCGTAGCGAGTGAGGATTCCCTTCCGTGGTTGGAAGGTCTCGGGATCGGTGATTGTTGGCAACTGTTGCAGCGGAATATATGGAGCGTAAACGTATCCAGCATCCATAGCATTACTGCCCTTATAACCAATCATCATCTCATCATCAGGATAAAGAGGATCAACATACAGATCATAGCGACCCATAAACTTACCCTTGAACTGGATGGCGTTCTTACCAATATTGGTAGGAGCGTCATCACGAACGATGCCACCCTCTAACTTGGATGCTGATTCCAGCATCGAAGCCACGAGAGGTGAAGTAAGAATCCAACTACCAGGACCACGCAGAGTAGTCTTGTAGATGTCCTGAGCAGCGTAGTTAATCGTTGCCAACAGGTTGGCATAGATATGACCCACATGCTGCGGAGCATAAGCCGTGCCACCAAATGCTGACGAAGTAAGATCAACAGCGAAGACATTACTAAAGGCACCAGCGGTATCACCTGGAGCATTTGCAAACTGATACTGGTATGCTGCTGGGGTGAAGATACCAAGATCACCGCCAGCTGTGCCTGTCTGGCTAGCATCGGGATGCAAACTGCCAGTCCCTTGGAAGTTGTTGGAGTTGCCCATGTCTAATGAAGCCTTCTCCCAACCAGTAACACTATCAGGATCATAAGCAATCATACGCAAATCTTCGATAAGCTCACGATCAATCTCAAGTGAAAGCTCCTTGCTCAACAGCGAAGTAAGCTCACCTTCAAGATTGAGGTTGTGATATGCACGAAGATCCTGTGCTGCTTCTAACGTCCACAATGCTCTCATCTTACGAGTACGAGAGACAACGGCTTGCTGCTCGATGTGGAAATTAATCTCAGGAATTTGATTACCAGCAAGGACTTCACCTGCGGAAACCGAGTATCCGAGGATAGTCGAACTCACGGGGAATGCCGCAATCTGACCACCGAAAGTAGTACTAACACCACCCTCATTCCCAGAAAGTACATGTCCCTGATTTACATTAGCCAGAGTACCATCAAGGTTGAACATGGCACTTGTGTTAGTACTGTTTGAAGTGGTTCCGACACGAGCACCACCAGAAGCATCAGTCGTTCCAGCCATAATGGGAGAAGATGTCTGTCCACGGTAGGTCAGGTTGTACTTGCTGTAAACTGTCTGTGAAACGCCACTATCTCCGTGCGCTCTTGTATGACCCAGATAGAAAATCTGGCTCACAGGACCCTTCATCGGCTGAACACCAACAATACTGTTGGCAATCAGGTCGGGATAGACTCTACGAACGAGAGGAAATGCAAACTTCTGAAATGTACCAAGCTTACCTACAGTAGTGCTGTTCTCATCCATTCTATCTGATTGCTCGGACAGAATGCACTTTGCTTGATTTTCCAAAAGGGTTGCAGTAACCTTACGAGTGTAGTCACTGTCTATACCTTCAAGGACGGGTCCCCACTTCTGCTCTAATGCAGAATCATATTGTGAAATGGGTGTAACTTCCATAATAGTATATTACCTTTCTTTGGCCTTCGATGTGAACGGCATAAACTTCATGATATCATCCGTTAAGAATGCATTATCAACAAAAGGGGTCTCTATCGAAGGCTCATCGACGTTTTCAGAGATCATTACCGCTTGCTCAGAAGACTTAAATGGCTTTTCTCTAGACTCTTCAAGAACCTCAACAGATTCATGAAGAGTACCATTCTCCTCTTCCAAAATTTCTAATTTAGATGCAAGTGCATTAATAGCAGCTTCCAACTTATTGTTTTCAGTAAAAGACTTCTCAAGCTCTTCAGTAAGAACCGAGATATCTTCTTTATAGTTGTCATTCTGATCCACAACAGATGCCATTGCACTGTCCGAATCATTTCTGTTCATTTCCAAGGCCATTAAGGACTTCATTGATTCAAAGAGGTGAGCATTCTTAAAAGTCTCATTCTCTGCTTCAAGCTCCATTAAGGCATAGCTCTTAACCTCATCAACTCGGGTCCTAAGGAAAGCTTTAACCTTAGCTTCTATAAGGCTAACCTTCTCCTGTACCTGCTCCGTGATAACCTCGTCAACCAATTCAGCAATTTCAGTAATTGCCGAATCACTTAGGTTCTCAGGAAGCAATTCCGAGATTGAATCCATCTTTTCGTTTGAATTTTCCATTAAATCTCCTTGTCTGTACATTACTATTTATACAGTTTAATTAAAAATATTAAAAATTTATTAATATTTGCGTAGTTTATTCTTTAAAAGGGTTATAAACACCTTCTCTGACGTTGCTTTATTCATTGTAGACTCAACAGTCTCATTAATATACTTAGAATTAAGGCTTTCTTCTAGTGATGGGTATGCGCCCTTCGTGGATGGATCAGCAACTAAATCGAAGGTAATTAACTTAAAATCCTCATTAACATGCTTAGTTCCATCAGGACAATCAGTTAAAGTACCCATTCCTCTTGAAGATATACCTAACTTAACTCCACCTTTAATTAAAGCTTGGGCTGTGAGACCAGCTGGAGTATTAAGAAGCTCTGCTTCACCAATCATCTCACTGCCTTTGAATTTAAGCCCTGTAATAAGGTGCGAGACATTCTGAAGCTTAACTTGGTCATGCTTGGGATGATCTAATTCACCCATTAAGCGTCTCTCATTAAGGGACTCAGTGAGGCGTGTCATTTCTCTTTCGAGAAGCTTTTGCTCATAAACTCTCTTATTGTTATTAGGCTCTCCTGCTCTTTGAAAGCAGCCTGAAATTTTCATTGTGCCCTTAGAGGAGGACTCCTCTATGATCTGAATATTATCTAATATTTGTGTGTCTGTTAATAGCATTATTTATTTCCTTTTATCTTTGAGCCAAGGGCGCACTGTCTAGATCCGCACCAGTTTGCTTTCCGTCCTTTGCTCGCTGCCTCTTCGCCGCAGCCTCAGCCTTCCTCTTTAGTATCGCATCGTTCTTCTTCGAGAGTTCCGCCCCCCTGTCATCAACCCACGCTGCGACCTTATCTGGCTTGTCTTGCTGACCATGCCCAACTGTTGGTCCACGGTGCTGCGGCATGTCCTCCATCTTTTTCGTCTGCGGATTGTATCTCTTGGCTGGCCTAGACATCTTGTCACGACCACCCCTTGCCTTGTCGGCTGCAATAGCCCTATCAATACGCTCCTGAGTAATCTCATCAAGCTTACTTCTAACTAACTCAAAAATGTTTTCTAATCTTTTATTCATTTACTTGCTCCTGGCTTGGGGGTTACTTTTTCTGGGTTCTTATACCAGCTATCGTCTACTGTACTGGGCTTCTTGCCCTTACCTCGGGTCCATGTGAATGTAGGTTGCTTTTTGGCCTTCTCTAATGCCTCGTCATGTTGTTTATCCCACGGCTTTCTTGGATCGTTCGACCTGTCCCTCTGAGCCGTCTCTGAGAGCTTACTTCTAACTATTCTAAAAATACGTTCTACTCTAGACTCGCTTGTATCTTCTGCCGCCTTCTTCTCCTCTTCCTCCCTCTTCCTCTTTGCCTCCTCCGCTCTCGCCTTGATCGCAGCATCTCGCAGAATATCTTTTGCTCTCGGTCCTTTATATGCCATGATTAAGCCCTTCTTCCCATTCTTCTTCTATTCTTAGTGGTGTCACTAATTTTTCTTCCAGCCCCGTACAGACCTTCGATTCGTTTATCTCTCTTACCCGCATGTTTAATCTTAGTTCTTTGTGCGTAGCCAACTATGCTTCTCCAAGATGATGATGGGGTTGAACTTCCAGGTGTGAAACCTTTAGCTACTAACCCCTTACTCTTCTTACCCCAACCTGCTTCAGTAGAAACATACAATCTTCCAGCTCGTTTCGTAGAAAACTTAGTACCAGGACCCATACCGCTTGTTAGAGCATCCTTTATTGTATTAAAGATTTGAACCTTACTCTTACGAGCCTTGACACGTTCACTAGACTTACCATTTTCTGTTATAATATCTGTAAGTTTCATCTTGCTATTTTCTTAAAGGCTTTCGATAGTCTCATTTTTCTATCCTGCTCTGCTTTAAAAGGGTCGGCACACTCACCTGCCACACTGACACCCAACCCCCCGACACCCGTCTGCTCAGTAATAAGAGTTTTCATCTCACTTACCATACCCTTAAGTTCCTGAATCTCTTCATAGAGTATAGATAAGATATCATTCTCTACGCTTTGAGGCTCTTCCTGAACCTCTGTTTTAGCAGGAGAAGAATCTTCTCCTAATAATTTTTGCATAAAAGAGTCTGGTACTTCTACATTAGATATATCCATTTGGTCTCCAAAAGCATCTACAGGAGCATTAACAGGTTGTGAGTACTCCGTGGCTACAGGGGTACGCCCACCTTGATTCATTATTGATTCAGCCATGTCACCTATATTCATTTTTTAAAACTCCCTGGGTTATTCACCTAAGTTATCAAGAATAGCTTGAGCAAGCTCTTCGTCGGTGAACTCCTCGATATCATAGCTCTCATTTAATACATTAAGTGAGTCACGAACGAAGTTATAAAGATCTTCTTCATTAATGGGAAAGCCACCCTCCTCATCATTCTCGATATCTTCGTAATCCTTTTCATCCTCACTTAAGAGATCTTTACAAAAGTTATCGAACAGCTCACTGATATCGTTCTCAGTCAGACTATTAACTTCAGCCTCATTTAAAGATTCAAGCAAAGTCTGAAAAAACATCTCATGAAGAGCCTTGTCTTCTATAGCCTCGTTAATATCTTTCTGGGACTCTCCCCATGTACCCTGTGTTACATTCTCATTTATAACTGAATTTACAAACTCTTCACTTACTTCATTAATCATTACTAATTCTCCTTATATGAATTATCTAGGTCTAGCAGTACCACCTGAGCTACCTGAACCAATCACCTTCGTAACTGCACGTTTAGCTCTGTTAAGTATTCCCCCGTGTCTGATCCCTGAGGACCATCCAGTTTTTTTCGTATCATCAGGGGCAGTATTTTTTTCTGTATCATCAGGGGCAGTATCTTTTTCTGTATCATTTCCTTTGGACCTACCCGCTATTTCTGGGGTTGTACTAGGTCTGTCTTTGGACTTCGGATTGGGAGTTGTATCTGTGGATCCCGTGGCATCAACATGATCGGGGCGATCTGTACCACCACTACCAGGTCTACCTGTTTCTGCATACTTAGTTTCCCCATGGGGATAAGCAGTTTGACCTGGGGCTGTAAAACCCGAATATTTTCCTCCCAAAAATCTTTTTAGAACACTAAAATCGCCTGGCTTTTTTGTATCCCCATCCTCTGGAGCTTCCGTAGCCTTTTGCTTTGGAAGCGGTGGAGGTGTTTCCTTTTGCTTTGGAAGCGGTGGAGGTGTTTCCTTAGTAGGCTTCTCTTGAGGCTCACTTTGAGACCCATGACCAAAGGCATGAGCTTGCTTTTCCTTTTGTCCTGGTACTTCTACCCCACCTTCTGGGTGTCCCCCTCCTGTTGCAGCCGTCACTGCGGCTTTGTGAGCTTCAGGATTCTTTTTCTCCCACTCATGCCTAGGCATACCTTTAGGACGACCTTGTGCTGTTGCAACTCGCTCTACAAGCCTACTAAACATATCAGTAACAGACTCTCTCGGCCCATCAGGAACATCCTTTGTCATGCCACTCTTAACCTTCTTAACCTTATCAGGTGTATGGGTAGAATCTTTCTGTGCCGTGTCATTTCTATGCTTAAGTAATTTAGCCAAGTTTCTAATCTTACAAGCTCTACCCTCAGAGGACCTTGATGGGTGCGGAACCTTCTCTAATTTCAGCTCCACACTCATTTCAGTTAATAGTCTAGTAAAGTCTTTCATTTACCAGCCTTTAGCTTCCCTAATTCTATCTAAAGCTTTTCCTAAGTTAAGGTTGCGACTAGCATTCACTGCGCTAGCCTTGGGCTCATCACTCATGGGTGCTGCTGGTCTGGCAGTTGCGCCAGCTGGCTTTCCTTTGGCTGCTGCTCTCCTCGCCCTCTTTCTTGTAACGTCAGCGGCTCTAGATCTTTCTCTTCGTCCGACCTGCTCTCCAGACACTTTCCCCACTCTCTGCTTTTGCAGAGAATCATGTTTACCAACTTCTACGTCAGTCTTAGCTTGGGCACCCTCTGCTTTCTTTCTAGCAGCAGCAGCAGTATCCATTTCTTGTGAAGTTCCTCCTGCTCTAGCTGCAATATCAGTCGCAGCAGCTTTTCTGGAGACCTGACCTCGTGCTTTTTGAACATCCTTGATGTCATGATCTCCTGGAGCCCTTAAAGTCTTCTTAGCGGCACTAGTATCAGTCTTGTCCGCTAACTCTGAAGCTCGTGCATGTTTTTGCTGCGCTCTTTCTATAGCATTCTTACCTTTTTCAGAGAAACCGCCAGCCTCTCGACTCGCAAGACTATCACCACCTGATGCAGCCTCCTTCGCTCTTGCATCTCTCTTACCTTGACCCGCAGCTTTCAACGCCGCAATTTCCTCTGGGGTCTTTCGGCCCTTCTTCTTTGGTTCTGCTGAAGCCTCTGGTTTTGCTGGAGCCTCTGGTTTTGCTGGAGCCTCAGACTCAGGACTTGCCATGGTTTGGGTTGTCTGAATGGTATTGGCTTTTCTTGCAGCCTCTCTCTTCTTGACATCGCCCCTCTTATACTCCTCATCCTTATCTCTACCCTTATGACCCATTCTCGATGCAAGATCACCAGTCAGCCTGTCAGTTTTTAATCCACTACCAACATCGGTATCTCTTTGTGCTTGTGCCCTCCTCAGATCGCCTCGTCTATATCCTGAAGTTCCACTTACAGCCTTTTTGATTCTCCGACCTATTCTACCGAGTAAGCCCTCAATAACGAATTCTAAGTCGTCTAATTCTTTTTCTTCTAGAATCTCACTTATATTACTCTCATCAATGAAATCAGCAAGACCCTCTAAGTAGTCTCCAAGATAAAGATAATTATCGTCCTCTAAAGCACCTGGAACTTCTGCTTCTTCTATCTTATCACTCTGGGCTAAAAGTCCGTCAACCCAAATCAGAGCTTCATAAATATCATCAACCTCAATACCCTCTGCAATGATCTCCTCATGAAGCTGCATTCTGTTATCTTGATAGCTTTCAACTAAATTAAGGGTGTCTTCATCTAGTTCAGACTCCATTAATAGGCCACCATCAATATCTTTTGAGAGCTTAATAAGGTCTTGAACATCCCTATGCTCATCTAACTTCTGCTTAAGAACATCACTAAGGGTTCCTGAATCCTGTCTGGGAACAGGATCCGTTCCACCTCCCGCTCTCCGCTCCTTCCGAATCTGCTCATTACGTTTCGCCATCTCCTCTTGAGCCTTCTTATTAGCCGCTGGTTTTGCTGCCTTTGCAGCAGCCAGAATATCTGCTATTTTCTTACGAGCAGCTACATTCTCAGGCTTGTTTCGATCTTCCATCCGTCTCTGATGGCGTTGACCCGCAGGGGTCTCTGGTCGTGAGGCGTCCCCTCTCCTCGTCCTTTCTGATTCGTACCCACCAGCTTGTCCTTCAGTAAGACCTGTAGCCTTAGGGTTTTTAACCTCGTTAAGACCTGCTTGCTTCCAAGCACCTTTATCAACAACATTAGCTATAAAGCTTTCATCAATTCTGAATTCCATAATTTATTCCTTATTTGCAAACAGGGTAGTATCCCTGTAGTATTTAGCTTGTATCCTCATTTTATCCATAATTTTTATTATTTTTGTTAAAAGCTCTTACGGGGTGTAGTAAGGTAAAGCAAACCTAGTATTGAAGGGTGCTTCACCTAAGTGTGTCACATGTCCCCCATCAGGGTCTTTTAGTAAGCTATCATCCTTAAATAGCGAATTATTTGTATTGAAAGTTCTATCCAAGAGACTTAGCAAATTAGTTCCCGTAAAAGGAGTACCATCTGCATCTAAGTATTTACCACTACAAAACTCTTGGAACCAACTTCTATTGTTATTCATTAAGTTACTAGTACTTGTAAGCAACTTCATAGCGTCATGGAAACCCCCATAGGCTCTCCAGAAGTCGTCTTTAGCTATGACAGAACCCCCAGCACCTGAAGGCAAGTTATAGTTGCTTATAAGAGACTGTACGGTGTGTAGAGCCTTTGATACTGGTGATTCCTCTTGAACTAAACTAGTAGTGTCCGAAACAGTGGATCTTAACCCCCCATCTGATAAAGAGGTGGTAAAGAAAACTGCATTAGGGTTACTATTAGAAGGTCCCCCTCCCGAATCCGACTCTAGTGTTAGAAGATTAACATTTGAATTTCCTGGATGAGCAGCGGCGAAGATTGATCTCGTGTTAGTCGTGGTCTCCCCAGACGAATCATAAGACCTGAGGAACGACCCACCAGAGAATAAGTTATAATCTACCTTATTCGTAGGAACTATTAGTAACAGTCTGGGCATCGACCTACTTACGATCTCCTCCCTTATTAAATCAGTTCGGAGATTACTTACAATAGCATCAACATTGGTCCCCGTCCGTAAGTAGTTCCAAATAGGGTCTGCATAGTGTATAAAAAAACAAGTGAGGGGCCAACGATTATATTTAGAACCCTGTAGTACGTCAGCTCTTGCGTCTAAAGTATTAAAAACTGTTTTAATATCCCCACTAGTAACCTTAGTAAAGGCAGCTCTAGTACTATGTTGGAATGGTGTATCGTGCTGTGATAGCAGAGTGTCAGGGTAATTATCACTATCCCTTACATAGGCGTATACTTCATTCATATCTGAGGGTGCATCATCATCACCTACAATCGGTGTAGTTTCGGTTGCTGCATTAGCTAAAGCTGTTACTTCTAATTCAAGTACATGATCCTGATTTGCATCTGGAAGTAAAGAATTTAAAGTTCCTAAAACATGTGATATGTCATCTCTGTTAATTATGTAACTACTGACCCACTCATTGTATAAACGCTTGCTATCTCCCTCTACAGTTACTATATCCGTAAAAGATCCTACTTGTCTTTTAGATTTAACAAAAGAATCTCCAAGAGCGTTTATAGTAGATCCCTCAGACTTGTAGATTTTCTGTCCTTCCCAGTCATATGTTTTCCATCTAACAACTGACCCATCTAGTTTAAACACGGGAAGGTTTACTGATATATCGGAATTAACAGGGGGGTTCATGGTCTGTACAATATTAGCACTACCCACACTATTGTTGGTCCCGTAACTCCTAGCCGAAAGAGGGTTCAGAAATTGTCTTACATAGGATGGAATATCTCCAAATCCTATAGGTGCAGGTTCTCCTCGTGTAGCAGAATAAAGTTGTGATGCTATCTGTGTTGATTGCCTTGGGTCCCCCGTCAGCTGACTAAGATTAACAGCCCTATTAAAAAGTGCATTAAAATTATAATTATGTGTGTGCCTTCCTCCAGGACTCTGTTGAGGTAATAACTCCTTAGCACTAATAGCGTGGGGCATAGAGCCTACCTGATAAGGAGTTGAGGAACCCGCACTGTTTAACCCTGCTATACTCTCATCATCAAAATCATCAGAGTACCTATTAAATATCTGATGTGGAAAAATCTCAGATATGCCAGGAGGATACGCATTAAGATCTATAGGAGACGTAAGTAATTGTGAAGATGGCGGTTCTTGAGGAAGTAAAACTTCTGCATCTGTGACCCCAAGAGTACCACCTCTGGAAGGACCTCTTGTTGGTCCTCCTGTAAAAGGCCATCCAGGCCATGGGGGCACCCATGTTCCTGCGGGCTTTGGTGTCGAAGTTATTGGAGGTGTTGTACCACCTCTACCTGTTGCTCCTCCAGGTCCTGGGGTCGGGGTTCCTGCCCCAGTTCCTGTGCCCCCAGGAGCAAAACCTCCTCCAGGTCCTGGTCCTGGTCCTGGTCCTGGTCCTGGTCCTACGGGTCCAGGACCTGGCGGTTGATGCGCACCTGGATGCATGCCCCTCCCTCCTCCCGTTAAAAAATCCATTTCCCTAGGTCGTCTCGGCCTACCGATATGTGGGGGGACGGTAGTAGTTGTAGTAGGAATAGGCACACTTACAACTATGGGTTTTACACAATGCCCCAACTCCTCCTCGGGAGTAGGGAGCGTATGATTGACAAAGTTAGCCATTTTTTAAGTCCTAGGAAAGTAAAGTCTCATCCCTTAAATCTAAGAAACCTTCATAAGACACAGGAGGAACATCACCATCAGTTATTACCGAATGCGACGGCGTTCCGAATGAACCTGGGACGCCCTGCTGTGTTGCTATTCCTTCTGGGAATACGGTCTTTCGTTGTGGATATCCAACTATATTAAACTTAACTGTAGGATAATGGCATAGACCGAATCTAGCCATCTTCCTCTTAGTATGATCACTGTCGGCATGCATTGTAGGCAGATTTCCATTTGTCATACCAACTTGCTGCCTATACATAGTATAGAAGGGTTGTTGCCATTCGGGCTGTATAACTTTATAGCCTAAGAAATTAGCCTCCTGTTGGTAGATGTTATTAGTGCCATACCTATCAATATACAAGAGCCCGTTATCGTCGTCGGTAGCATCGAAGGCGATCCCCCCACCTGCGGATACGATAGTAAAGTAAGCAACCTTCATATCGCCTAATGGAATCAGTCCACCTTTTTGAATTCTTAACCCCATAGAGTTAGGCATCCGCCATTGTCCAGGAGCCGTAGGTAGGGAGTTAACGTAATCCACATTAACATCAAAATCCTCTACCCACGAAGGAAGAAGAAGGTTAATAGTCTTCTTACAAAAGACTAAAGAATCAAGGTCCTTGGGCATAGCATTCAAATAGTTTCCTCCGTATCCGAAACCTCCTATCTCATTAGACACAGGATTAGTGGAGATGCTCATTCCTGCGGAAAAATATTTCGGAGTTCTCTCCGCATGATCCTCTTTATGAGTCCCTCCAACATAATCAAAGAAGTTCCAAGTATTACACGGGAGTCCATGATTCCCCTTACCATCTACGGTATATTGATTGACGAAATCGGCTAGATCAGAGGATTCTGTAGCTCCGTAGAGACCTGCATCCCATTCGGGCCATAAAGAAATCTTTCTGTCAGTAGGGAGATTTAAATATTCTCCTACTCCTCCACCGTGAGTGCTCCAATCGTGACCCCCATACTTGGTATAGGCTCCCCCCTCTGCGTTACCTAACCAAGACTTTAAATCTGCTTGATGATTATTATACAGGTATTCAATAGCAGCTTTTCTAATCGACTGGGGTGCTTGAGTAAATGTCCACGGATTAGTTAGTATCGAAAGGTCTATGCCCGTAGTCCCAGCACCATTCGTATAGTTTGTTACATTTTTTAAAATTCCCCACGGTCCATCGGTAGCCTGTGTATAGTTTTCATACATCATAAGCAAGCACCCCTCTGGGCCATAAGATAAACCACCTTGAATAACATCGGAATACATATTGACACCGTAGGAAGCCGATCTAGGAGTTATGGGGGCGGGTATTCTGTCTATAGCATCCTGAAGTTGCATAGTACCAACAGCAGGGTTAGCAAATGAGAGTGGTGGGTACGCCGCAGCTACACCAGCTCGTTCATTATATGATAACTCGGCTGTTCTTAAGAAGGGTCTAATATCAATTATGTCAGTTGTAGTTATATTACTACAATTTTTAACAACTACATATGCAACAGGGATAGCAGTCTGTCCTATATGTTGTAGATTAGTATTACCTCCTACCCCGTTACTATCTTCTGTTATAAGGAAGTTAGGAGTTATATTAACCAAATCATCAGGGGACGGGAAACTACCATGAATAACCGTTCCGTCTCTATCCATCAGACCATAATTAGCATCTACGTTAGCATCATGAATATTGGCTAGAATCTTTGGCATATCGGGGTCTGGGGTATTGGGTCCAAACTCTTTTGTTTTTATATGGGGTCCTTTAGCTGGATCGGGATCAATAATACCAACACCCGCTCCCTTAATTAAGCCTAATGTAGGTTGGGTAATTACTTTAGGAGTAACGCCCCCCGCAGTACCAGCTGAGTCATACTGCGCCAGTGCAGCAGAGGTGTCATCAATTGGCATGGAATAAACCACTAATAGATCTATTCTCTGTGTTGCATACGCAGACAAGCTTACATCGTTGCCGAATGCATCCTCATAGTAAAAATCATAAGGATCAAACGCAGGAATCTCAATAGTTCCTCCACGAAAGTCCACAACAGAGGTCCTTACAACCGACCGCCAGAACTGAACAAACTCCGTATGTAGAAGAGTTAGGTTTTCAAAGGTTCTTACAAAAGGTACATCATAATCCAGCTCTGCTATACTAGCGTGGTTAACTAAGGGCCAACGATGTAGCTGGCTGTTTCCTGGAACTATTTGCTCGGGTACACCGCTCTCTGTACCAGTAGATTTTGTTCCCGCCTCTCCAAATATAGGTCCTGGACTAACAGCCGCACCTCCAATATGGTGGGTAAACAAAGTCTCTAAACCCGTAAGTCTCATAGGCTCTGCTGTACGACCCAATACTGTGTTAAGATCTTGCTGTACGAAGTTCATAAAAAAGTCTGTGTACTCTTGACCATCAGCTCCAGGGTCATACGGACCAGGGGACGTTGTTGTTGGATCCCCCAGAGTTTCCATGATCTTAGGATAGGCTACCGTACCCGTGGTGTTAGATTTAATTAGATAAGAAAGATAGTCACCCCTACCATACATACTACTATTAATTCTAGCAGTAAACTTGCCAGGATTAACTGATATTGTTCTAGCACCTTCAGACTTTGCTCTTAATGGCTTAAGATTTTCGATGTCAATATCATCACCTGGTCTAAGAGGTCCACCTAATCCTTGTGAATCTAAAAAGAGTTGGTCCTTCATCCAAAGGACATTCTCTTCTAATTGACGTAATGGAAGGTTATCAACCTCGTAGTAATAAGGATCATTAGCCTTATAGTAACGAATGGGCTGAGTAAATTTATAATCCGAAGGAAAAGCTTGTAATGGCATCTTAATTATCTCTATCTAAATCAAATATGTTAGCGGACTTGAATCCTAACCCGTGTCCGTTTCTTTGGCCGCTTGTAAGTCCGAAGTCTCCTGCGTGACCCTCCCCGACTTCATCAGTAGCGTTCTTAATAATAGCTCTGTAGTAATTAACTAATTTCAACCTACCTGAAGTTCCTAGAGTTGCATTTTTAGCATTAGCAAAAGTATTCATAGCAGAGTCGTCCAACCACACCCTATTTCTATATGAAGGATCTAGCACAGATGAAACATAATAGAAAGCGGAAGCATCAACCCAGCTATTACTAGCTAAGGCACCTGAGAAAAGTGTCTCCACTTCGGAGTATATACCACTCAGCACAGTGGGGTCCACACAACTAACATCATACGGAGGATTATACCCCTGAGCTAGCAGCTGATAGGGCTCCCCTAATATTAAAGCAGAGGGAGTGTGGTCAATAGGTCTCCCAGAACTTCCTTGGAAGACCTCAGTGTCACCCCCGCCTCGTGTAAATCCTAGCCACTTAGCAGGACCCATTGGTGAGAAGTAGAGTCTAAAGGGTCCTCTGTTCTCGGAAGTAGCTTTACCATAGAATCCAGTAGGAGCACCGTGAGTATGCCCTATTCCAAAGGAATCTAGAACACTTAAGGTGCTAGTATCAGGTGTACTGCTTGGAGCCCCCGATACGGGAGTTCCAGTTGAAGAAGCCCACACCGCACTTGGTCCCCAATATTCCGCATCCGCAGGGAATGAAGTACTTACTGATAAATAGGAAGCATGTAATTCAGAATCATCAGCTATATTCCATATATATAGTCGGTTACAGTTCTCCCCAGCGGAGAGGTCGTAAACAGCACCTGAGGTTTGTTGGTTGTTCCAGCCTGTGGGGAAGTAAACATTTTTAGCATTAACCTTGCTTCCCCCAACAGCTTTAACACACGTTCCTCCCATAGTATACTTAGCCACAGTAGCAAAAGCGTTGTTGCCAGTTATTAGGGTCGAAGAAGGAACTAATCCTACATAAGAATCATCATCACTATAATCATATAAGTATGAAGCACTCTCTCCTGTTACATTGTATGTAGATGATAGAGAACCAGTCCCATCAGTAACCTCGTAGCTTACAGGTGGGTTTGGATAAAACTGAAGGTGACCTGCAAACTTTAAGCTCGAAGTCTCATCGTTATCATTAGGATTGTAATCCGCTATTTCTAGTGCACCACTAAGAACTAAGTAATCGTAATAGGAACCACCCTGCGGAGAGGGCGATGAGGTATCTAGGAGATTACCATCAGTGGCCCAATGCTCATGATAATCTCCAAGATCCTTCATATTAATAATAGAGTTCTTATTAGCTACCAAGCAAGCCCTTGTTGAATGAAGATCCACCATAGTGTGGTTTACACTAGAGCTTAAATCAAACCCACTAGCATCTAAGATACCATCTTTATTATGAGGAAGAAAGTTCATAACAGAGTTATTCTCTGCTAGTACATCTACTCCAAACTGGGATATTACAGTGGGACCATTAAACTCAACAGTAGAGTTATTACCAGCGTAAACTCCAGCATTTTTTCTTTGTTGTGTATAACTAGCAGGACCGATTATCAAAGTCTGCCCCGCATTCGACCCTACAACCTTCACGGAACTATCATTAGTTACTCTAAGCGCAGATCCCTTGATAGACGAACTAGCCTCATACAGGGATCCCTTGCCTGAGTCTCCACCATCAACACTCGCATTTGACCACCCATGCAACTCTATACGAGGATGAATAAGCTCTAACTCTGACCCTTCCGTCACAACCACAGCAGGGAGAGTACTCTTAGCAGTAGTACCATCCATATCCCAAGATTTTACTTTATGATTTCTAAGAAGGTGGAATCTACCATACTTAATTGGCATATGATCACTGTAAGTGGGGATCATCTTAGATGAGTTTAGTACAATATGTTGCCCGTTATCAACGAACCTAAATTGGGATCCAAAAGGGCTGTTCCTACATGCTCCTAAAGTGGTGTTTTCCGCATCTACCAAGTTTGGATTGTATTGAATAACAGAGTTATGTGCTAGCAGTCCCTCGTCCGCATTATGGTCAGAAGAGAACTCAGCTAGTATTGCTTCAGAGTTATCTAATGATATACCTACCCCATTTTGGAATGTTGCTATGCGTTGATTAAAATCAATTACGGAGTTTCTTGCTAAAATACCATCTTTAACATTAGTAAAGGATTGGAGAACTAAGTTAAGAACTCCTGATTTTGAATTACTAGCTACAGCCCACGCAAGGTCAGCTCCCCCCTCCGTAGAGGGTATAGTAACTTCTCTACCAGGAAACGGGGTAGTTAATCTTGAATTTATAAGCTCTATACCTCTAACATTATGGGCGAAGATGAATGGGCAATCTACTGGAAGCCCCCTATTCTCCTCAGTAGTAGCTCTCATAGTTATTTCAGAATTAATAGCTCGTAATCCAGGAGTATCATTATTTATATTTCTAACGTCTGTTGCGGTCTTTTCATAGTTTCTATAAGCAGTAAACCCCCTACTAAGAACAACTCGTGAGTTAGTAGCCTGTAACCCCGCATCTTTACATCTAGTCACCACACAATTTTCTACAGTAACATCCGACTCTTTAATATCAAAACCTATTGATATATCATGTGTGTTAGGAGTATTATTGGTAGCATCAGCACCATCAACACAGAAGCCTCTAATGTACACAGGTCCATTACAGTTTGTAACACAGATGCTAGAGACGGAGTTTCCGTAAACACCTCCAACAACTCTGACATTAACACCACCATCACCCATAGGGGCTCTACTAACAATACTATCGTCTGATCCATGTCGTACTACCCTATCCAAAGCAGCATCAGTAGTATATGTTTTAGCAAGGGGAGCAGTGAATTCATACGGAGTTGCAGTGGTAAAAGTATTTTGAATATCATTGGTTAGAACAGCGGTTATCCCATTAGTCGCACTAAGAGATCCAACCGCATCAGCCGCCTTCCACCACTCAGGAACTGACATAAACAAACGATGATGTTGTGCCCAAAAAGTAGTATCCCGCCCAGTATTAATATTAGTACTTACACTAAGTGAAGAGGTAGAGCTACATGTTCCACTCAAGTCCATAGAGCTTATAGTTAGAATACTAGACGCATCAGAAAAGTTTTCTACACTAGCACTAGCTGTTCCTGATCCATTAAATATTTTAGCAAAGCCTCTATTGATAATCTCCAACCCGCCGTTCTCTTCAAACTGAATATCTTTAATATCAATACTACCCAAATGACCGCTTGCTGCAACTTCAATAATTACAGGAAATCTTAGGGTCTGGGGAAGGGCTTGTATAGCCTCATTAACGGTGGGAAAGGTTAATTTATAATCCGCACCAGAGTCTGACACATTTAACATCATACCAGTGACACTAGATGTGGGATACCCATGTTGCTCCCAATTAAAGTCCGTGCGCTCTTCAAGATCGTAAAGAGGGAGATTATCCTGCTCCCAATTATAAAAGGAACTTGAATCATACTTATAAACTGTAGGAGTCCAAGCAGGATCATTCCAAGGTCTCAAGAGCTGTGTAGTTCCTGAGGCTAAATAAAGGTCGGTATCTGTATCATTATGTAAAGGCATATTTTAAAAGCTTATCGTCCAACGGAAAACTAATGCAAACTCACTAGTTTTTGCTATATCAACAAAAGGTCTATATGCCACTAAGGGCGACCTAACATTAACCCCAGTTAATGGATGTTCAGATACCCCCGCTAAAGGGTTGTGCATGAATAAACCTATCTCATTTACAAGATGTCCATTACAAGCACCCTCAGGAATAAACATAGAATAAGTTACTGAAGTAGGTGATGATTTTCTTATACTATTCTGAGGTATATAGAGGAACCATTGCCCTCCTGCTCCTGGAGTTTGAATTCCTCCGTCTGGGGCCATAAGGTCATGGGTGTCTAGAACAACATCAATTGATGTGCCGTATTCGGCAGCCCCTCCCGCATGACCTAGTGCCGATACAAGGGAGTATTGGGATGAATCATAACTATCTATTACCGTATTACCACTTACCCCAATCTGAGCCCACCTAACCTGATAATCAGTTATGGAGTCTGCCCCTGAGCCAGCGAATAATAAAGCTAACCCTACCCCCATGCCCGAAGTAATTACATTATGATCGTCAAAAATCTTCTCCTCGTCACCACTTGGGAAGATCTTCCATATCTCTAAATTACCAGAGACTTCTAATTTTTCTATATCATTACTCATATCTTATATATATACCCTTTATATTATAGGACTACGGAATAAACCATTTTGAACTGATGCGGGAGTCTTCGGATAGTATATTAACATGCCTATCAAACGCTGTAAAGGCTCCTAACCACCCTATAGCCCAATCAAAGGTTAATGTGTAGTTTTTTGTTTTAGTAAACGCTGTATCAAATTTTTTATAAGCTAACATTAAAGGGTGATCTTCTGTCAATCCTAAGGGGTTCTTACAAAATAACCCAACCTCAGTTATCGACTGCCCATTACAGGTATGCTCATCCAAATTGATTCTATACTGAACTGAGTCTATAAAATACTTAGTAGTATACTCTGGTTCTATTTCTATAAACCACTCTTTACCTGGAGTAGATGAAACAATCGAAGAGGCGGTTCCAGCTGCCGAGGTCATAAAACACTCGCCCCAGTTAGTACCATCCGTAGACGCCTGAAACCCTCTATGCCCTTCAAATAACCGTAAATCGGTCCTATCTCCATAATCCCCAGACTCCATAGAGGCACACACTTGGAAGAAGTGAGAGGATGTTGCAAGGAGCGCATTTTCTGCATCATCGAACCCAACAGTGGATGTTCCTATCTGAAAGTAAGAGGGAACAAAATCTACACTTTTCTGTGAACCTGTATCTGTTAGCATTTCTACAACATTAACAGCAAGACCTTTTGTTAAAATATTGTGATCATCTAATAGAATTTCAGATGATCCGTTTTTATTATGTTTAGTTACTACTAAATGTCCTGCTAACATTATACCCACCCCTTAGTATCGAAGCATATCTTCCACGTTATATATAGGTCAACATGATTTTGAAATCCTGCTGCCGCTGCTTTGTCTATTATATCAGATAAACTTTCAACAAAAGTTTTCTTTGAAAAGAGTTTATATATCCTCTTTGAATCACCATTAGAGTCTACAAAAGAAAAAGGATTAGTACCCCCATTCTTTAAAGTTTCTTCTAAATCAATAGTCCACAACCCCAGCGTCTTAATACCCCCATACAGATTAAGAAAACTTACGTCAGGAGCACTTAACGTAAAGGTGTGAGCGACAGCTGGGGAGCCTATAAAAGCCCCAGATGTTGTAACAGCAGTGTCAGCACTAGCATTACATCCAGAAACAACCATTCCTATTGTATGATCTTGGTTTTCTGTGTGAAGGTAGCCTCTAATAAAGCCCCTCTTATCAACGGCATGTACTGCGTTATAATGCCCAGACAACCCCGTCGAGGAAGTGTAAGCTTCGGAATATGGGGTAGCATTAGATGATACGAGATAAACATCAATACCGTCACTAGGAGCATAACATCCCATAAAAACAGTAGAGGCATCGTGGATTGAACTTGGTCCAAAAAACATGTTCATATTATGTCCCATCTGCCCGTTACTCGTTGCTGAAGTAGGATTCAAAATACCAGTATCTATCTCATACTGCGTAGTTGTTGATGCTTCTAGGCTAATGTCTAACGGATCTGGGTAGGAGGGGAGGTGGTGAAGCCTAAGAACTGAACTTGCAGGGTAATCACCGATCACTTTTATTTGGGGTATAAGCACAGAGTCTGAGTAAGCCGTAGCATATTCATCACTTAAAGAAGAACTATAGTAATGCCCTGCTCGTCCTGGCCCGTAATACGTCTGTGCTGCCTTTCCTATGGATACAGCCTGTACTATGTAATTGGAAGTATCAAGAACGGAGGAAGAATCGGTTAGCCCCCTGATACTGGAGGGGGTTACCATAATATTGGCAATTATCTCCGAAGCACCGTCAACTATTAAATTGTTTTCTTTAGCTACTAATTGAGACTCGCCTGTTGATAATATAGAAAATACCTCTATTTCTCCCCTAATTCTCATACTATGATTCCTTAATCTCAATTGACGTTAGCTGATTATGGCCTGAAGATATAGCACTTACATACATAGCTGGGTCAGATCTATAATTTATTCTAGACCCACCACTAGCTTCAAAGACACTTGAAGTAGAAAATGCATCTCTACTGGCTACGCCATCTCTTAAGTAATTATAGAACTCAAAAGCTGTTCTGAGATCTTTTGCTTGTAAAGAATACTCAGTAAGCTCACGCTCTACGCTAGCTGCGTCCTTCCAAGTGAGATCCTCCATCTCTATCTTATTAAAAAGAATAAACTTACTCTCATCAGGAGTAAAGGCAAATATCTCAATAAAGTACTCTTGAGAAGTAGTATGCAAGTTACTTTGTCCTTGAGTACTCATTTTTCTTTTATCAAATGTTGAGCATCCACAAAACTCATCACTTAAAACCCAGTTGTTAGTATTAAATGGGATATTAATAGAATTAAACATTAGGGTATTCACTTTAGAAATAGGACCCTTTTTCTCTGGAGCACAACCAAGCCTAGGATCAGGAGAAACAGGAGGAGGACCCGCACCAGTAGCCACAGGAGTAGGTGGGCTTTGATTACGACACGACTCGGGGGTCACGACTGTAACTGCGGTTGGGGGCTCCTTTTGAGAATCAAGAACACTCATAGACGGAAATTGGTAGGTATGACTCAAACTTTTAACAGTATTTACACCATTCGCACCAATACCCTCTATTACCATAGGGGAATCATCTACAAAGGGTGTCGGTGTATTACGAGTAGTAGATTCCCCAGAGATCATGGATACTTTAGTTTTTTCCCACGCACCCTTAGGAGTATATGACCACACATACTTTGATGAAGTGTATGATCCATCTTTATTTCTATCTAAAAGAGTTTGAGTTTTTGTATGAATCCATACACCCAGCTTCTGACCTCCCAGACGCATCCCAGTTAAATCCATGTTTAAGGCATCAATCTTCAAATTATAGTCATGATCTGGTATCAAGAAGTTTCTCGTATTATCAGTACTAGCGGGGTTTATTTTTACTTTAAGTCTTGGAAGTCTATTCTGGTTTGCGGGGCGAATATGCTTAATTAACAAATTATCAACAAGGAACCTATTAGATCCCCAATCAGGAGTACCCTTACTTTGAGACTCATCATTACTCCTATCTAATCTAATCAAAGAGAATGTAGGATTTTGAAAAAGATCTGATTCAGAACCCGAAGTGTCTATAAATTCTATGGAGCTTACTAAATGCTCATTGCGCCACTCGTAATCTTGTACATAGATGTCATCTGTAGCATCAGCAGAAACGGACCCAAGACTACTCCCATGTACACCTCCAGAGGGACTAAGGACCCCACTACCTCCACCCCAGCAAATATCCACCTCAGAAGCGAAATCAAGAGAGGAAGCTACTAAGCGTTTACCAATACCATCTGTCCCTATAGCAGATCCGTCTACAGAGAAGTTATAGTTATAAATATAAGGACCATAGGTATGTGTTAGGATATCGGGTCCTGTATTCGTTTTGTAATTTAAATTTAATCCGTCACCATTATAAAAATCTAACCACTCATTATAAAATTTATTCAGCTTTTTACCAAACTTAAAATGGATAAGATTGTTTAAGCTATTATTACTAATTTCCGATTCTTCTAATTGATTAGCAATAGATCCAACAATATCAAGATAAGTGTACTTATGCCATGAGCTTAAGTCTACAGGACTTATCTTAGGCGAAGATACATCCCAATTCACGTTAACTGATCCGTCTGTATTGTAGTATCCTGAAACTATAGAGGAAGCCTCTGTTAACTTATCAAATCTTAAAACTTTATGCATTAACCCAATCATAGGATTTAGATTGTCTCTAAGTAGGAAGTTGAAACAAGCAGACGGGGCGGGGGATGTTTTTCCTCTAGACGGAAAGGTGTTGGATGTATCAACTTCAAAATAAGTATTTGAAGAATGCAAGTTCTCACAAATACCCCAAACCTCAGATATTGCAGAGGTATCCAATAAATTACCAAACCCGAAAGCGGGATCACTCTTTAAAGGCACACTTTCAAATGACATAGCAGACGGCACAAATCCTAAAGGCATACATCCAATACTACTAGTAAATCCAACCGCTGATAAGGAGACATTACCTGGAGTCCCCTTACCATCCCGCAGTGTAACCCCTTGAAGGGGTAAAGAGCTTTTAAAACTACGCCTTCTTATAGCATTTCTGGGGAGGCTAAGAAAGTTATTACGAGTAAATCTAGATTCATATGAACTATCAACTTCGGATCTCTTAAAAGTGGTTCTATCGGCTCCTACATCAGTTGCACAAGCACCAAACCCGTGTAAGCTCGTAGAAGCATCATAGTACCCATCACTAACAGAAGTATAAGGGGACATCCTAGTACAGGTTTTACTTGCTATTTCAGGAGCAGGACCATCAGCAACAGAGGATACATCGAGTATAGCCTCTGGGATGGAGTGGGCGGGTATAACCTGATCAAGGGTTCGGAGAACTTGCTGTACACCTCTACCCGTATTATGCTTTGCTAACCTATTTGTAAAATCAAAAGAACTAGCATTAAAAACTATTTTAAAGTGGGACGATTTACCATTCCACAAAGACAAATAGTTTATAGGATTAGGAGTTCTATCCTGAATATTTGCTACTACAGAAGAGAAATTTAAAGGGGTGGTGGCAGAGGGTGTAAACATCAACCACCCATTACTAATAGTTGTAAGCTCAGTAGTTTCTGTTACATGTTCCTTAATATAATCCAACACATGTTGGGCAAACACCTCAGTCACTCCAAAGCAAATTAGCTTTCTTTTTACAGCCTTAAGAAAGTTAGAGGTTATGGTACAATTTCTATAGTACTTTTCCATCTCCCAAGGGGGATTAGAATGTATTTGTCCTCTGTATTCAAAGGTCCAACCTGGATTATCTCTAAGTAGCAGATACTCTGACTCACCCTCAATATGAACAGTTCCAGTCATATAGGTGTCGTCTTCCATTCTATGCCACGGTCCCTCATATACTACATCAGTGGGAACCAAGTTATGAACAGCACCGTCTATCAAAATCTGCTTACCTGGATAGTATAAGGTGGCCCCCAGACCCCCAGGAGGAGTCCCACCAACAGGAGTCCCTATACCTCCTGGACCCGCATAAACAGCCGAGGCTTCTACGAACTGGGGACCTGGGTGCTTATCTCCTGCAAAGATAAAGTTCTCAGGAAACTCATACAGAAGTTCCTCTATGATTCTGTCTACTGACAGCCTCAGATTTTCATCCATATCGTCGGAGCTATGCCTCGATAACCCTAAATCAGTAGCTTTCTGGGGTGTAAACTCAGTAAATCCTCCGTCAAAGAAGCTAGAGTCCGTAGCCAAAGCGTAATAAAGCATATTGGGAAGATATGATTCCCAAAGCTCACTAATAGCAGTGCCGCTTACGTTAAAAACGTCAGCACCAAATAAGGCATCCACAAACATTTGTATGGATTTCTTAGTACCCTTTGCCTTATAGATATCAACGGCATTTCTTAGTTGAAGTCTCCAACGTGAGGGGTCGTCTCCTAGAAGCTTCCACCCAATAAGCTCTCCCAGAAGTTCTAGAAAAGAATCAGGGCAGTTCTCAATATCAATAAGAGTTGATAACTCCTCCGACTCGCTCTCCCTATCTGCTAAGGAGAAAGAGATGGCCTTTAGAAATCTGTAGAGAGGACCCTTACTCTCCTCATCTGTAATCAAAGACCCCTTGTCACTTGAATTACTTGATGTGTCCATGTAGTTTTGTAAGCTAGTCTTAACATGGTCATCTTGTAAATCATAAAAAGAAGGAGAATATAAAATATCAACAAGGGTGTGCAGTCTACTCTCTAACTGAGTACCACTTACATGCGGTCCTGCTGAAGTAGCTAAAGAAGAGACATAATTATCAGGAACCAGATTAGCATCAATAGATGATAAGCTACTGTAGTTTCTCCATAAATAGGATTCGAGAATTCTAATACAATCAGACAAACTTATGGACTTACCAAAATATAAATTACTTGCTATAAGTTTAGCTACTTCAGCAGATGTGGAGTATGAATCATGAGTAACAGGGTCTTTTCTATTAAGAAAGTATAACCATGATAACTTTTGAATTAAAAACTTGTGAGTACCTGATGAATCAGCGGAAAACGCAGCATTAGTTAGATCAGGAATTCCGCTATCAGGCTCAGGACAAGATACAGACGGAAGGAAAGTTCCACTAATGTAAGTTAGGAACTCTGCACTGGTAGCATATTGACTATAAGCTTTTCCTAAAGGATACAAAATATCTCTTTGAAAAACATTTGGGGTAATATTAGTGAGTTGGTTTTGTGATATAAAGAATCGTGATAACCCATTTATAGCATCAATACCACTAAGGGATAGGTCGTTAGGGATAGAGGACACTGGGAGAGCGGCAGCAGCGTTCTCACATAATACTATGTGAGAATTTAAAAGTTGATCTATCTGAGAAACTCCTGCTCCACTTAAGTCTAGATCGTCTTGAATGTAGAAGATAGGAGTTATTAACTCTACGGCTTTTATAAAGTTTCTTTTAAAGTAAGCTCTGGGATTATCCCTATCTTTTACAGTATTACCCGTACTAGTACTATTGATTGTTACATTAGTCTTGGTGAAGGGATCTTTTTTTATTATCCTGCGTGTTGACATTAAACTTCTACTACATTAATTGAAAAGTTATTGAGTTGTATTATCTCATTGAAATCTACTTTAATAGATTCTCCTATATTATCTATAGTGGCATATCTTACATCTGGTAACTGAAAAATTCGTCTCGCCAAGTCAGCAGAGATAAATTCCTTTCCAAAATCTGTGTTATCAACATGGAAGAAATCTAATATCTCAAAAGCAACTTGAGCCTTAATATCTTCTTCCTTAGCTGTTAATTCTTTATCTATCCTCACTGTCATAACCAAATCAAGGGTTCTAATGACACCATCAGCGATTACAACGTGATCAGTTAGCATTTTCTTAACCTCTATCTCAGTTAATAGATCCTTCTTAAACTGAGGAGTGGCTCGTGATAATTGAAGATCATTAGCTTTCTCTAGGACATAAACGTCAATTATATTAGCAGAACTATAAGCGTCTCTGGTTACTGCTGTTGCTTTCCCGATAGTTCCTTGGTTACTTTGAAAAGTATTAGCAAAAGTAATGTAATCTTCTAAGGTTACTACTCTGTCCTGCCTCTTGAATGTGTAGGGAGCCCACTTCTTAGCATGTTCAACAGTTTCTGCTTCTTGACCTCCAATACCTGGTGTAGTGTTCTCTAAAGTCCACTCTAAAGTTTTAGAAGTTGTCCCCTCAAACCCAGTTATCTGAACATTCATAGCTTCCTTAGAAAGGTTGCCTCTTGACCCGCCACCAACCCTATAGATAATTGTGAACTCAGAGTTTTCTGAGGGACTTATTCCTAAAATGCCATCCCCAAATATAACAGTAGCCCCATAAGACTCATCATACACAGTTTGAAATACTTTGTCTCCTTCGCCAGAAGCAGAGAACATTTTAGGAACTTCTCTGTACCTTCCAGTGGCCTCTGCATTGTAGACATCAGTGACAAAGACCTCAACACTACCATCTACTATGGGAGCGTCCGTCAGCGTTATGGTCTTTACACCCTCCGTAGTGTTGAATATGCCCCTCTGAACAGTCAAGGCACCCTCTACTAATGCTATATTGGAAAAGAGCGAACTCGTGTCATTGGCTGCATCAGAGACGGGGATGGTAAGAGTTGCTAACTCATCAGTTAAACCCTCTAAAGTACCGTCTGCTGCGACTCTGTACATAGTATAACTTACAGGAGCCGCATCCTGCTCAGAGATAATGGAGTATACCCTGTTGGCGGGGGGGAATGTTAGAGTAGTTACATCTCCATCAGTAAAAGGATTAGTAGAAGTACCTTTAGTACTTGTTATTTGAGCACCCATAGCTGCTGCTTTGGGTCCTAACAGTCTAACTCCAATAAGCTCTAATAGTTTTCTAAGATTTCTTCTATTCTTTACTGTTCTTATAAAGTGCTCATTAGCAATCATATCCGTCTTTAATGAGTTAACAGCCCCCATATAAGAAACAAGTTCAATAAGCATCATTCCTAAATCAGATTCAGAAAAGTTTTGGTAATCTAAGGGGTATACTGATTTTATATAAGATATCAGCCCGTCCCGTATATCCAAAAAATCATTAGCAGCAAAGTTAATGAAGTCTATTTTTTTTCTATCTGGTATCGTAACCAGTTTTAAGAAATCAGAGTCTACAGTTCCCGAAAATGTCATTTTAATACAACTCCCACATCAAATATCTCACGAGTCTCGTCCTTTAGCTGTACCGTTAGCACAATATCCAGCTGACCTAATGCTGACTCGTTCTCTCTTACAATAAGGTTTAGTATTTTTACGTTCTTAGCGTACTTTACAATTCCTTCTATAATAAAATCTCTAATAATTCTAACCAAAATTTCATCAAGAGGCTCAAATAAGAATCTACGAATAGCTAACCCAAAATCAGGAAGCATCACTCTTTCGCCCTTTTCCGTAAGTAAAAGCTGTCTTAAATTATTACGAACTAAATTAACCCCGCTGTGAGCATTGTAATAATTAGATTTATTATTCTTATTAATATTAGTTCCTACTATAGAATTAGCAGGATTTTGCCCAATAGGGTAATTCAACCCAAGCACTTTTTCTGTTCTTGATCTTACTAAACTCTTAGTAGGGACTGTGGGAGTAACCCCATATCTGTTATTTTCTGTTGTTACAGCCACTACCCACCTCCCAGTACAATATTATTAAAGAATCCTTTTTGAGCGTTAAAATTCTTGAGAATCTCAGAAGAAACTAACGCCTTATTATATAGCTTAACACTACCAACAAAGCCCTTAAGACCACTTGTTATTCCACCATACTCCGTACCAAGGAAATTCATACCCTCAAAGGAATCCGTCTTACCTAATTCTATAGTCGTCATACCGTCAGTATAACCCCCTCCAATTATCCAAGGAGTAAACATAGACCCCTGAGGACCATTCCAATACCAGAAATCAGCCCAACCTAACTGCGTAGGATCATGGTAACTAATAGGAGAAGCAGGAAGTGTTGTTGCATATATCTTTCTATAATGAAAACTATTACCAGCTACAGGGCTGGGGATCTGAAGCCCAGGTTTTCTTCCAAATGTAGAAAGATAATTTTGAGATTTCAGTAAAACTCCATCTAAGTATATAGAGACCTCCCCATGCCCCTCGTCTGCTAAAGGATCACCAGTTATAGTAACAAGCTTAAAGGATGAAGAAACGTCACCTATTCCATCTGAGGCATCAACGGACATGTGGTAATAACCAGGAGTTCCCGCTGTCCCTCGTTGGCAATCAACTACGTTGTTTGTTTTAGATATAAAAGAAACACAGCTAGTATTAACAGACATGGTGGGAATAATAGAGAATTTAAGAGGAATACCATCTTTCTCTAATTGATTAGAACCATTTGTATTACTAGGAAGGCCATCCTGAGTTATTCTTCTATCTCGGGTGAATCCCACAATTAAACCCTTAATGGTATCAGAATCATCCGAGTACCCTACGGCATTTTCATCCGTAACAATCTTAGCGCCACCCCTATTCTCATTAGATAGTACTAACCTGAATAAGGAGGACGCATCTGTCTCTGTCTGACCATCTGCGGCGGTTCCCCAAGCACTTGAGGTTGTTAAATCAGGAACATGTAACCAAGTTTCAAAAGAAAATCCAGAGTTTTTATACAAAAGGCTGTCTACTCTATCGTCTTCTGGTAATTTAACGTAGCCGTAAGGCTTTCTAGGAGATCTTAAATACTGGGGGCTGTCGGACCAACTAGCTGCCTTATCACTCCCCCCAGTACCTGAGAATAGTGTGCACACCCCACCTAGCCACGGTATTCCTAATCCTGATGGGAATACCGTCTCTAAAGAGGAAGCAACTAATTGTGCCCCTAGGTCCTTTGAATCTAATCCAACACTATTAAGCAAGTTATAATCGTCCGCATCGGGTGCCACAAGTTTGGTATCTAAAAAGTTGTAAACAGCTAATAATCCATCAGTTGTTATTTGATCATTAGTAGCTAGATTATGAGCCACGGTTCCACTAACACTTGAAGATTGATAAGGAAGACCTCCAGTACCTATATCGGGAACATGTAGGTACTCAGCAAATAATGCAACATGAGGGTCGTCAACTACAGTAGGCTTAAAGTTTAAAGGGAGTACTACGCTAGATACTTCTCCAGGAGAAAAGGCGAGGGTCTGCTGGCGTTCTACGGCTAGGGATATTCCCGCAGCATCTAGTAAAGAAAAATCATTAATGGGGATAGTACCCTTTTTAATAGGAATCTTATCACCGTCTTCATTTAAGGTAAACCCTAAAATAGCTATTGTTTGGATCTGCTTTTTTCTCTTTTTAATCTTAACACTATGCGATGCAATGTCGGTATAAAGCTGTTGACGCTGATTAACAATTAATGCAGAGTCCTCAGTATAGTCTCCAGTTCCCATCAATTCGGTTATGTAAGCAGAGGAATCATAAACATGCTTATTTCTAGCATCTATTAGAGTACATAAGAAAGTATCATTAGAATAGTATTCCTGCATTGCGGGACTGTTATCTATATCAGCAAAATCAGAATCATAATCTACAATAGAGTTAGCAAACTTTGTAAAGTCTTTTAAGGAGACCGCCTCTCCCTTGCCCTTACAATTAGGATCATAATCAAACATCCACTTCATGGAGTGAGAAGGGACTATACTAGAGCATTCCACGATATCCTCAAGATTATCAGGCATATCGAAGCCTCCTCCCTCAAGGTCGTAGTATAGTCCCTTTTTAGATAAAATAAACTTACCCTTTGTTGATATAGGAGGAGTCCTCATATCCGCTGTAGTGATATAAAATTTCTCCTGTGGAAGCTTAGATAGGACTTCATCATCACCAGCAGTCCAAACCCCGCCCATAGCCTCGCAACTCTCAACATCTGAGTACTTTTGACCTAAAGAGCAATATCCCTTGTTCTCACAGCTATTAGAAACAGCTAGATTAGTATCTAAAAGAAGTTCATCTAATCTAATACCATCTACTGTTTGACACCCGTCAAAAACTGGCTCTGGGTTACTGTCGGGGTCCGTCATTCTGTCAGAAATTATAGTAGTTATTCGATTTTTAATCGCTTGAGCTTCTTGAATAAATCCTAAGGTACTCTTTAGCTTAAACTTATGCTCTTCATATACTTGAGATTCATTAGGGGTTCCACCTGTAGGAGGTGTAATGACAACTGTATCCCAAACTCCCCCTGCTAAATTACAAGCTTCTTCATTATTTATAGAAGGATCATGGGATCCGTTAAGTAAGCACCCACTAGAATTAAAATTAACAAACTGATCCGCTAAGGGTCCCGCCCCCTTTTGCATAGATCCAAAACTTCCTAATTTTGCGAACAAATCCTTTGCCCTGTCTATCTCGGAACCTATACAATCGGCAGTATTAAGAAGTGCGATGGCACCTGCTGCTAACGCAGCCGCATACCCAACAACATCCCCCAAAGCCCCTAGATCCCCCGTAGACAAAGCCATTTCAGAACTAATAGAGGCATATCTGAAGTCTCCACGATCCGTGGGGAACTCAATAATTCCAACACTGTATAGAACTTCTCGTGTGATCTCCCTCACAACCTCCTGAGCCATCCTCACAGCGTGTTCAAGGTCCTCGCTTATGGAACCTAACACATGGGAGGGAATACAGTCTAGGATGCGTGACGGGACTGTGAGGAGGTCTGTTGGGACTCCGAACTTTAACTGTAAACCTCGCCCCGTAGCTTGCATTTGAACAGGACCACCCATAACCGTAATAGCTTTATTGTAATCAAAAAATCCCATATATTAACTCGATTGTCCTGCAACATCCTTAGGGTCGTTGTAATGACTGTGATTAGAATGGTCGCTTCGGCCACCATCTGGATACATCTTTATAGTACATTGAGAATCCCCACCGCCAGGGTCGGGATTTGAGTGTCTAACACCATTATTATCTATCCAAACAGTAGGTCCTGTCATATCTACCCTATCCCCAGCATTAATATCTATGTGAGGTGCATTCATCTCTATAGCCTCATTACTTGTCATTGTTATTTTCTTCTCTGCAAGTATATCCACGGATCCTCCCGTAGTAACAACCACCTTACTTGAGGGGCCAGGAGCATTAATGTATATAACCGAATCGTGAGCCTTAGCAGTTAGATTAATATTATTATGCAGAGATTCAATATTAACACAACCATACTCCTCATTACCCTTGGAATGGGGACTTCCTCTACCATCCGTTTTCGTCCCAGTATCAGGATAGCCACCATTTATATTTCCCCCAGTAGTTAAGGTATCTTCTCCATCTAAGACTGGAGAAGTATTAATTATTTTAATGTTTCTTCCATCCCTACATATGAAGTCCATCTCTCCGTTTCTGGAGTACATGTAAACGGGTCCCTCTGTATCCAGCTTAAACTCAGATTTAGAATGCTCTGTAGTATTCCCAGAACTAAAAACTAGTTTATCCTTCTTATCAGGTCTTGGGGTCATAATAATAGCATTAATCTTAGGACTATCTACACACTCAATAACCTTACCCGATCCACTCTTCATTTCTATCTGATAGTTTTGCCATCCCTCTTGACCATCTACCCCTGCCTCACTTTGATCAGAGATAAGAAATGCAGACCCATTTTCTGACACCAGACCCAGCTGCTCAGGAACACCTCCCTTACCATCGTACATGCTGTTTAGTCTATTTGGAAATACTCTCTTAGATCCATCGGGATCACTTGCAGTTGATAATCCAGGATTTCCTGTTAGCAGGTTCTCCTCAGGGTCTTTCTTTCCCCCAAGGACAGTAGCCTCTAAGTCCACCATAGATTCTAAGTTAACCCCCAATTCCGCTATATTGGCTGAGTTATGCTTCCCTTGGGTTCCTCCAAGAATACTTCCTAGATAGTAGTACTTCGCTATCTGGGTGTCTCCGTCAGATGGATCGTCAGAAGGTTCTGTCTCTGCTACAAGGATTTGGGACCCCTCAGGTGGAATAGCGATGAAAGCAGCATCCTTATGCCCGTAAGGAGTAACATACTCCACGAAAACCGTTTTTCCTCCTACAGCAACCGACATAAGACCACTTCGAGTTCCGTCTTCCGTTGGACCTACATTACCTACTCTTAGTTTCATGTGTCTGCGTCCTCTGATCTATTAGCATGATTCTCTATGGGTGGAGTTCTAACTATTTTAAACTCTGATGTTACCTCTGTTGGACTTATAACGTGTTTAAATCCCATTATATGGTATATACCACTATACCAACTATTATAGGGATTAAAGACGGGTTTGGTTCCAGACATCTGAGCGTTGCGAACGTATAAGAGACACGGAGTATTTAGATGTCTAAATGCGGATATATGAAAGTAGGGCAGAGTCTTGATCGTACCCGTCATAGCCCAAGTGTAAGCATTCGCTGTCATAACTCCCATGTGGTCTATGGTATTCATACCTTGACCACCAGCATGTGTAACTCGGCCCTGTGTAGGAACAGACGCTACTTTCATCATTTCCTCAAGAATTTCGTTAATATTCTTCTTTACGGATTCAGAGGCACTACTTATAGTTTTGCCTGTTTTCTTCCCCTTAGCATTATCGTTAGCCTTGTCTATAATAGCGTCCCAAGTAGCATCGTAATCCTCACCCAAACCCCCCTCTGCGAGAACCGCATTTCCCCAAGTCTTCAATAAATTAAGAGAAGTTTTATCCCCTGCTCCAATAAAGTCATTGATCTTATCAGTTATACTATGAATATTTCCATTACTATCTCTTAAAAGCTCCGTAAGTTTTCTAAACTTAGGATCATCCTCAAGCATTTGAAACATCTTAAATTTATGATTTTGTTCATAGGATACGTTAAGCGACTGAAAGTACTGGCCCTTATCCTCTATATTTATACTCAAGATATTGGAGTTAGGGACACCCGATTTAAATACAGGAATATTAGCATCTTTTAGAGACTTAGCTAAAGTCTTATCTTTAGCCTTACCACTAAGATCCCCCTCACCATGAACCGCAATTTTAGCACCCCCAGCAACCTCCTCTGCGGATAGGTCAGTGAGCGCACCCCATGAAGTTACCATTGCGGGGGGATCAAGGATGTTGTCAATGTCCCGTATTAGACCTGGCTTGATCCCCCTCAAAACGTCGAACTTAGCTAAATGAAGAAGCTCACCTGCTGTTTTTGTAAACTTAGCAGCATCCCCTTGATTAAATCCCCAATCTGCTAGATCGTATTGAAAATCTTTACCCTTAGCCACTCCTCCTAGAAGTAATTTTTGAATAAGAAGATCATCCCCGCAAACTAAGACAGGACCTCTGTCCCAATCTGGTATTAGGTTACGACGTTTCCATATTCTGAGAACACGCTCATCACATTCCCAAAAGGTAGTCCACTTTAAAGAGGACAGTCTCCTCATATTTTCTTTTTGTTTAGTTAGTTTTGCTAGTTTTTTTCTTAGTGCAGGATTTTTTTTAGTTAAATAGTTAAAAACCTCCTGCTCCCCAATATTAAGGTTCTCTTCAAATTTCTTTAATGCTTCTTTATTCGCCTTTTCTTTATCTTCCTCTTTAGGCTGACCCTTCTTAAACTTCTCAATTTTCTCATTCCATAATATTGCATGGGTGCTTTTGTAAATGTCCTTTGTCACTATATTTATCATTTTTTGATTTAAGTCTTTATACTCAGATCCTCCCTCGTCAAATTCCCAAGATCGTGCTCTGAGTCTAATATTGTTAAAAACTTCATGAATTTTGGCTTTATGGTTTCCTACCCCCTCGGAGACTAAGCTTGCATGAATATCTTTATCCATAAATCTTTTAAAGAAATCTTCAGGGGCTCGTATTCTTTCTTTATTGGCTGCTATAAAAGCATTGGTGGGCTTTTCACTACCACTGCGGGGTGCCTGTTCAATTTCAAAACCTAAGGATTGATAAAAAGCCATATCCGTTCTAAATAGTATTTGAAATTTTTTCCATGAATCAGAGGATATAGGTTGGCTATGATTTAGTGGATTTCCACTTGTCTTTATTCCTATGTAATCATATTTATTATCAAGCCCAAAAGTAGTCTTAATATTTTGAAGTATGGAAGCATAATAACCCCCTAATATCTTATTTAAATCAGGTAATAATACGAGTACATTTTTTTGACCTGAAGCTGCTTTTACAAATTCTGTCATTATAGTTGTGATAGTCTCATGGGGAGGCACTCTAGAGAAATCAGTATCCATTAAAGGTCTATCAGTTTGTGCTCCAATATCCGTAAGAATTTGAGGACCCCTACCTCGGATCGTTGTGGGGAGACCTTCACCCAAGTCCCAATCCTGATCAAAGGTAGAAGACACCTTCCCTGCGAAAGTTAACTTAATAAGAGGAGCCCCTTTAGCATCATACTTGTAAGTTAGGTTAACTAACTTAGCTGAGAAGGGTCCTGCCCAAGTTCTAAAATCGTTACCCACGCCGTAGGTGATGTACCACTGTCTCTGCTGTAACGACAGACTTTTCGTCAGTTTCTTAGATTTCCTTTGACGATGATCTTTTAAGGCTTCTTCTAGGGAGTCTACCCGAATTTGTAGTTCGCTTAAATCTTTATACCACTGTCGGTTCTTTAACTTTGATACATAGTTAGACTTACCACCCGCACCCCAAGTGTTATAAGTCCAGCTTTTCGTCTTCTCTGCGCCTCTCCAGCCTATAGATCTAGCCATGTGATAAGCGGCTCTTCCCCAATTCGCATCTCCTGTACCATCACCTGCGTATCTATCAAGTGTAGCTTGTTTTGATTCATCCTCTGATGTGTCATGAGTTGCCGCACCAGCTACTGCTCCAACTACTGCTCCAGCGACAGCGCCTACTCCTGGGATCCAAGAACCAGCCACGGCACCATACGCAGCCCCCGTCCCCGCACTGGACCATCTAGAACTTTTCGGTAGGTGCGCATAGTCATCATCAAAGCCCCCGTCAAGACCTGCCCCTTTCAACTCAGACATTATCTTATCTTGGCTAGCCTTGAACACTTCTTCTGCCTCTTCTATATCTCGGAGTAAAGCCTCCTCGATCTGGGTGCCCATGCTGAGTTGCTTAGGTAAATTCTTGTCTAAGTTATTGGATAACAACTTGGACTCAAAAGTGTTTTCAGGATCTACAAACTCGAAGACTAAGGAGTGGGCATCACCTCCACCGCCCTCCCCAGCCATAGTTTTATGAACAAAACTTAGAAGATGGGACGCAGGATTATCCTGAGAGAAAGAAAAAGTATTTTTATCTTCATCATCAATTTTTAAAGAGTTCCTAGCAGCGTAGTATTTTATCTTTTGATAATCAGAAGTTAAGACTACGTTTGCTGTTGGGATAGTTTGAGCCATAATTACTTCCTAGGAATAAGGATTCTATCCCCTGCATTAAGTTGCTCAAATGGACTAGTAATCATATTGGCTTGCATTATAACCCACCAATGAGCGGGAGTATTAAACATAACATCAGATATTAAATCGGGTCTGTGCTCAAAGCCCTTAGGAACCCAGCCAATATCAAATTCAAAATTATTCATTGAATTTTCAAAAGCACGGCTGCCCACAGTAGTAGGGATATCCTTCCCTTTGTGGTTAATAAAAATGACCCCTTGTCGGTTGCCTTTTGTTGGTATCATATCACAATCTCTCCAGGATCTAGATTTAGGGGCTCGTCAACCATAACTTCCCACCCAGACAGGTTATCTCTCTTTACTACTGAGTTATTAAAATTCACGTCCACACCCTCATACTTTGTAAAATCACCTGCTCTTAACTCCTCTAGTGACATGGAAAACTTAATTCTCCTAGGTAGTAGAGTTGTTAAATCGTAACCCGCTTTCTCATCAACAGATACATTATACTGTGTGCATATACAGGGGATACTCTGATACATTGCTCCATACTCAAGGCGAACCTCTGGGGGTCCTAAAGACGGGTCCTCTGCATTATTATAAACACTTGACCTAACTAAATTTATAAAGTAAAGAAGAGTGTCCAGCCCCTTCTGTAGATCAGTTTTAGATGGTCCACGTTTCATGCTTCTAAGGTACTCTATCTTTTGTAGATACGATTTGGGAAGTAAGTATATATAATTTTCAAAAGCCTTCTCCACAGTCCAGTTAGTAGCTCTTGACATAGTAACCTTGTGCCGTCCTTCGGTCCCATGCCCTTCTTTTCCATTAACATCAGTGGCATCACCTCCATTCTCATCTAGTAGCTTTAAAAACTGAGCCTCATATCTACGAACGCTACCTCGATTCTTTGCTCCTTCACTCAAATTTGCTGACTCTATCCCCTTCCCATTTTCAAAAAATAGTTTCTTTAGGGTATACTTAGAGTCTGTTGTAATTAATCTTCTATACCTATCTATACCCATGTCATGCTGCATCAGGTGAGGTAGTGTCATATTAAAACTAATTTTAAACTGTCTAGACTCTGCACCCGTATAGGAATACAAAGAACTAGCTCTAGACATTATTTTGTACTTAGCATAGTTTGCTTTTTTAGATTCTTTTATAACTGGATTTTCATAGAAAGGAATAAAAAACATATAGTGTCCCTTCCCAGGACCACCCTCTTTAGGAAAGTTAAATACTAACCTAGATCGCTTATCCAGCATCCTAGTATCCATGCCCATTGGTCCAACGCCCATACTAACCTCCTACCTTTTTACTCTCATACCTAACCTGTAGTCGTTCGGCGTGATCACCCTTTGACCCTGCACCTTTTCTGCTGTTGCTTTCGCTGCTGCTGCTGTTTCGAGTGTATTATCGTTACCCTCTTTAGCATGCTCGACCAGTTCGGCTACTCCTTCTTGAAGTTTCGTATCGCCCTGATTGCTGGACTGATGTGCATCACCCTCGGACTGTGCCGCCAGCCTAGAAGTACCAGTTTGCTCCCCTATTAAATTGGTTGATCTAATACTCATCTCCTTGGCTAGAAGGTCAGCAAATCCCATACTAGTAAACTTAACATCCTCAACTTCTTTCTCACTATTTTTAGCAATTTTAGCAGTGTCATCCATCATGTTAGATATATCATCAGCGACATCAGATAGAAAACCCAGAAAAGGTAAATGACTAAGTGCTTTTAAGAGCGTTGTCATAAAAGAAACAAATAAATCAGTTAAGAATTTTATGACAGGAGCAATTATATTTTTAAGAACCCAGAGTATGGGTTTCATAAGAAATTTAAGCAACCCAAACAACATCTTAAAAGCAAATGAAATACCCTTAAATAACAGTTTAAGATAAACTCCTATAACTTTAGCTAGAATAGCCATTATGGGTTTCACTGCCGCCATAATACCCTTCCAAAGATCCATAATGATCCCAACAATTTCCATGGATATATCAACAATTATATCCCAAAGCTCTTTAAAGGAGTCCATAACCCCCTTCAGCTCCCCCGTCATAGCAAGTAGGGCAACTATAGCTCCAGCAATTAATAATATAGGACCTACTATTGCCATGATTGGGCCAAGGAAGCTCATTAGGGGAGCAAGCATCTTCATGGCTCCACCACCACCTCCTGGAATCATACTAGCCATCATACCTGCGCTCTTTTTTACCGCAGCGGCAGTAGCAAAGGCTGTTACAGCAGTTGCAAACATAACAACAGCAACGCCTATACCTTGAGCTACCCTAACCCAAAGGTCATTTTCAAGTAACGCAAATATCTTAGTAGCAGCTCCAGTTGCCCATCTCTGAAGAGGGGAGACTACCCTATCCTTAAAACTTTCCCAACTTGATTTAAAAGCCTCATTAGCTTCTTTTTCTTTTAAAAGGTTTGCTCGGTAAGCCTCTTGAAGTGCTTTTTGGGACCCAAAGGATGAGCCCTGCTTGTCTGCCCATTTTTTAGCTTCAGCATTAAACTTGTTAAGAGCCTGTGAGGCTAATAGCACATCCTTACCGTAAATTTGAGTTGCCATCGCTGCACCAAAAGCTTTGTCTGTTCCCTGACTAAACTTATCAAGTATTTTTTGAGACTGCTCCCCAGATTTTATAAGCATGTCAATTCCAGCAGAAGCCTCACCCTCCATCAAAGCTCGTCTCTCCTCAGTTACACCAAGCAACTGGGCTTTAATCATGCTGCCCCCATCACTCAAAGATTGAAGAAGCTGACCCGCCATATCAGCACCACCTGGACCTAAAGCGGCCATTGCAACGGCTACTGCCTCTTGTGTCTTTGCTCCACCACCAATTACATTAGCAAGACCAACGAGTTTCCCAGCAGTCTTATTTAAAGCACCAACCATCTGCTCAGATGATATTCCAAATGATTGGCCTAAGCTATTAAGCCTGTTTGCTAACTGGCCCTGCTGATCTGCTGAGTAATCTCCACTGCGCTCTAACTGTTGCATAGAGGCAATTAGGGCTTTTTCATTCTGTCCCGTGGCCTTAGCACCTGCTATCATTTTATTCATAGCAGCACTACTATTATTTAAACCCGCCTCATTTTTAGATGTTGCAATCTCAAGAGCATTAGTGTAACCCACCATGCCCCCTGATAGCTGATCTACTGTTGCCGATTGAGCGGACATAGTACCCGCAAGAGTACCTCCAATTGCTAGGTTTCTTTTTTGTAGCTCATTTGCAGAACCAAATGCGTTACCTAGGACATCCATAGCAGCCCCTAAGGTTATGGCTCCTGCGTCAAAAACGGCACCCCACTTACCCATTTGCTCTGCTTGGACCTGAGTAGCTTGCACCACATTCTGGTTAGCTCTTGTTCCCCTATCAACAGAACTGTTGGAACCCTTGCTAAGTGTTACCTGTTGGGCCACTACACCTGTTAGCTGCTTAATTGCGTCCTGTAACGCTTTCATGTCTTTATTTGAGTTATCAGCCATCGTTTGTTCCTACGGGTTTATTGGGGGTATCTATCTTATGCATATTTTTCATATTAGATAAAATATAGGTTCTATAAGAATTCTGGCCTATCAGGCTCCTTAAGCTTCTTATTATCTCTGAACTTACCTTCCTTCTATTATATAGCTCTTTCGTTATAAAAGAGACCACTTGTGCAGATGTAGCTTCTAACCTGAAACAAGATACTAAAGTATTGCCCGTACCCGCATGAATAACGCCCTCACCATTGCCCCTTTTACAGGAGGCTACCAACACAACCCTGTCGATTGCTGGACTTAAATTATGATTTACTTTATATCTAAACATTAGGACACGGCCTACACGAATTTGTGATGTAAGTGCTGAGATTGGGCTTACTAAGGCTAACTCCCGTTGCATCTGTTTTACAGGGTCAACGATGTCGCCCTTCTCTACAACACTAGCATTTTTTATAAAATTTTTAATATTTGATGAAATTTTCAAGAATTTTCTCTCTTATATAATAGTTAGGAGATTACTGTTGGATTACAATACAAACTTGGTAGATTTTATAGATTTGATAAACTTTACTCTCCATAAAGATTTCCTTGAAAAATGGAGACATAAGTATTCTATTAAGTTTATTAAGCTATTTCAGTTGAAGATTCTTGATTCTTTATCAAAGAGAAAAGTAATAAAAATAACTAGTCTTTATAATTATCTAACACGCAAATGTAGGTACTGTCCTGATCAGGTATTAAACTTCTTTGAGACTATAGATATTAGTATCTATAACCCTTTAATCTCTGGTGAGATATCTGAAATTAAGTAGTTACTTTCTTCTTTTCTTTGTTTTTGTATTCTTCATGTTTTCTGTTATAACATGAGGCTCGGTAAACAAAGAACAAATACCTTTATAACCACACCAATTACAAAATCTATTTTCTGAGGGTTGAAACTCACAGGACTTCATCTTGCGAATCCTCCAGATCTCCTCCTTCTTTGACCTTACATATTGGGCTATTTGTGGTACACTATACTTAACAGTAACAAAGTTATTAGACACTGGGTAATAATGAGCAGCTACTATCTTTTCAATAGGAACTTTAAATTTCTTATGGATTGCATAGGCATATCCTTGAAGTTGATGATCACTATATAGGTCAAACTTCGTAGATTCTCTTTTCGAGGTCTTATAGTCTATAATTAAGTAACCCCCCTCTTTACCCTTTATAGTCCTATCAATAATACCATTGAACTTAATATCATACTTTTCATCAACGATAACCTCATACACCATTTCGGTAGACCCCACCTCCTCTAATGACGCATTAAATCTTAGAAAGTTCCTAAGACAAGTATCAATCTTTTTTTCATGTGCCTTAGAAAACCTATAGTCCTTTTTGATGCGATCCGCTATAATATAGAGGTCTTCAATACTTGTGGCCTCAACGCCATCTTCAAGGATCTTGTGGATGAACGAGCCGAAATGTAAGGCATCGGTATTTGATGCTGTCTCTTCGAGACGGTTTATGTACTTAAACTTGTATTTTAAGCCACACTGGTTAAATGTTTTCGATTTAGATTCTGAAATTGTATTTATGAACATAATATCTCCTAACACTATTAGAGACTACATATTTGATAATTTCGGAAATGTTGGAAAATTATCAGCAAATAATGTAGAATTCGTAATGCCCTCCATATTCGTAGCCAACGATTGGAAGTGCCACTTTAGCGTAAACACCCAGACTGGACTTTGGCAAGACTTTAAGACTGGCAGGTCGGGTAACTTCATCCACCTCTTTGCCGAGGTTGAGAACCTTAGTTATAAGAAAGCCCTCTCAAAGCTGCTGTTCAAAGACCTTATGGAGGAAGTCTCTGGGGAGAAGGAGGCTAAAATTGAGCCTGTCATAAGGAAGATAACAGATTTCCCGAATTTCTTAGAAGAGGGTTTAGTGGTGACCGCTGATTCAGATACAGAATCCAATGACCTTTTGGAGAAGGCGTGGATGCTACTTTATGATAGGGGGCTCTTTAATCTTGAGGACGACGAAACAGAGCCCTTTTACGTTGCTACCTCAGGAAGGTATAAAGGTCGTTTAATTATCCCCTTCAAGGACCCAGAGGGGGCTCTCTTCTTCTTTCAAGCTCGTGCCCTAGGTGATGAGCAGCCTAAGTACCTGAACCCCCTTGACAGCCCTGTTAAGCCCTCTCATATCCTTTACCCCTTCGACGAGGCTGCTGCCTCTGTAGTGGTCTGTGAGGGACCTCTAGACGCACGGTCGTTACAGCTTCAAGGTATTAATGCTACTTGTACGTTAGGAAGCTCAATATCCGATACTCAGATAAGTGCTCTTAGCAGGTTTCATGGAAAAGTTATTGTAGGATACGATAATGATTCTGCTGGGGACAGGGGTTTACGGAAGTTTGAGAGTCTTAGGCTAGAAAAGAGAATGACAAAACTTCATGTATGCCCCCCACCTAGAGGGTACAAGGATTGGAATTCAGCCCACGCTCAGGGATATGACCTAAAAGACTGGTTAAAAACTGAAACTTGTAGATACGATTTTAATTATAAATTGTCTACGTTACTTTAACATAAAACAGTGGAGAAATAATCTTTTGATTAAGTACTGTATATTGAACTTGAACTGAGTAGGTTCCTGTTAATGATCCAAACGTGCCAGCCGAAAAAGCGGAAAGAGTAGTAAGTTTAGACGTATCCCAATTAAACACGATGGTATCATCAGCTGTAATATCTACTGTAGAGCTAGTATCACTAAAAGCACTCACTGTAAACGATCCTGCTAACGATTGATTTTCATTAACTTTACTTATTTGTACCGCTGCTGATGTTACTAAGGAATCCTTAAATATATTTTTAGTAGACTCAGGTACAGATTTATTTTCTATACCTATTTCAGTTCCCACTCTTAGATCAATTTTCTCTCCGTATCTAATATGTTTATTTGTTAATTTGTTAGAAACACTGAATAACAGTGGCTCAGTGAGAGAGGTGAAAGTATCGTTGTATAAGTTAAATTCATGGATTATAATTTGGTACTTGGACGCAGCGGTGTGCTTTACTGTCCACACATCAAGGTATGAGTCTACTGCGGAGCAAGAGCTTGCCGCTACCTCAGTCCCCTCAAATATACCTGATAATGCGAGAGAATTGTCTAAAACAACAGCGTATTCCCCGTCACTTAGCTTATAAATTCCCGATGCTGTTGTATTAGATGAATAGCCGCTTTCGTTGAAATTACTATGGGATGTTAGCGTCTCTCCCGATGCCGCAAAGTGCATTAGGGGAGTCGCTGATACGAGTAGAGTTGTATTATCTAAAATTGAAGAAGGTGACAGATTAGCAGATCTTTTAAAGATACTTACGCCGCTTATCTCATAAGGATTAGAATAGGCTCCATCATTTAGGAAAAAAGCTCGTAACCCTACTTTCTGACCTATATTGGGTCTATTGTTCCTATCAACTACGGTTATGTTGTTTACTTGCATTTACTTGTTCGTCCATCTCTTTTTTAAAAAACTCAAGAAATTTATTTCTTTCTTTTCTAGTCATGGTCATTATATCAGAATAAGCCAGTCTACAGTGCCTCACCAATATATAGGCTTCGTGCATAAGATTGTCGAACGATAATGCCTCAACTAACTCCCCATAAAAAAATCCGAGCTGATCGGAAGCTCCATACTGCTGTGGTGTGAGCAGTTGCTACATACTAACCTAATAGTGGAATCTAGTCCATAATCCGTAGTTCCTAAGCCCTTCACTATAGTATGTATATCTTTGATTGGAAGTTTACTTACTACTTTAGAAATAATTGTTGGATGCGAATGTCCATCAATCTCGCTTATAAATCTCCATAAATTATCAGATATTAGATCAAAGTTCTTAAGATATTTCTCATCCTTAACTCTCGGCATTTTAACTTTTGCCATCTTTTCAATAACAGCAAGCTCTATTTCTCTCGGATCTTTTAAATCATCAGGTATATAATTAACATTAAGAATGCCAATATCGAATGTAACGTCATTGTCGTGCCTACACTCAGGGCACGGGACTACTGCTCTGTAATCACCACCATAAGATAATTCTCGTATTTTCATTACTAAGAACAACTTATCAATAATGAGGAGATCGGGAATTCCAATACCCTTCACACACCTTGAGATAAGCATGTTAAGAGTATCCTTATTTATATTTGCATTAGACATTACGACTTTTTCATCTGCAAAGGTCATAGGTCTAACCTCTAGGGTAGATTTTCCTGTATCGTAGAATCTTCCTTTTGACGGAAGTTCAACTTCTGTGTAGGTAGTGTCTGGTGCTTTCTTTAAAATACTTTCAATAATGTCATTTTCTGACATATTTTTTATATCGGGTTCTGTCTTCTTACCTTGGGTCATGTAAAATCTCCTAAAAATTTATTAATATAACCTATAATAGCTCATGGATATTATAGTCAATAATATAGATTCCGTAATACAAACCGATAATCAGGAGCTTTTACAAAGTTTGGTAAGCTTATATAGCTTTAAAGTTCCAGGTGCCGAATACACACCTGCCTACAAGCGCAGGGGTTGGGATGGGAAGAAGTCCTTTATCTCCAGAGCTGGTGTGTTTAAAACAGGTCTTTTAGAAGATATTTTAAAGGATTTGAGAGCCATCGAGTGTATCCCCAATATTATATTAGATAGTGGAACAGAGGAACCCCCTTCCGTATCTTTAATAGACGGCTTTACTTATTATGATTTTCAAGAGATACTTATAAAAAAAGCATTAGATCTTCATAGGGGGGTTATAAAATCCCCAACAGGATCAGGTAAAACTCTCATTATGGCAGGACTAGTTAAAAGTCTCATAGGTAAGAAGATGATAATTCTATTTAATGCTAAACAACTCCTAACCCAGACGTATGAATTTTTAACAAATGATTGTAAGATAAAAAATGTTGGACTTTGTTTCGGAGAAGGGTATATTTATGGTGATATTATGCTTTGCACAGTGCAGAGTATAGAAAAAATACTTGATACTCATTTAAAAGAGGCAGAGGTGTTGATGGTAGATGAATGCCACGAGTTTGCAAATGGTAAAACTACCTTGGCAGCTATAAATTCCTTTCCAAAAGCAAAATGGAGATTTGGGTTTACTGCAACTCCCCCACCTGAAAATATACCAAAACACTCTCTAAGGGGGGCATTAGGTCCTACTATACAGGAAGTTACAACTTCTGCATTAGTAGAGGATGAAAAGTTAGCTAAACCTATAATACAGTTAATTAACAGATCCTACTCTGCAAGTGGAGCAGATGAAAATATGACCTACTTAGAGATTTACGATGAGTTTATTGTTAATAATGAATCAAGAAATAATCAAATAAAGGAGATAGTTAATGATATTAGAAAAAATACAGGGAGATCCCGCATACTTATACTTACCAAATCACTTGCTCATGGAAGAGCCTTGGAAAAGTTACTTGGAGATGGGCAGGTTCAGTTTCTTGAAGGAGCAGACGGACTCGGGGACAGGTATAAGAGTATATCTAAATTCAGGCGATCTAGAGGATCTAGCACCCTCATTGGCACTAAAATCCTCCAAACAGGTATTAACATTGAAGAAATCACCCACTTCATAAATGCGAGGGGTATGAAATCAGAAATTGCTACTATTCAAGCTTTAGGAAGGGCTCTAAGAGCACATGAAACTAAACCTATAGTTTATATTTATGATTTTTTAGATAAAGAGAAATATTTAAAGAATCATGCACGATCTAGAAGAAGACACTATGAGAAAGAAGGACATGAGGTTCGTATATTATGAAGGATATTAAGGATTTAAAGAAAAGAGCAGGACAGCTGTCTCAATCTGAGCTTTCAAGCATGGAGTTTATGCTTCAAGAGCTTAAAAATATGATAGAAAAGCCTCAAATTACGGAAGATGGGTACAGAAGGCTTGTCAATGTTTCTAAAGAATTTGAAAATTTAAAAGAAATATACTCATTTCGCATAATTAAGCTTATAAAGCAAAATCATATGATTTAGTAGCTACTTATCAACTATCTCCTCCACTTTAGAATCTTCAGGCCATGATCTATCGAAGACAGCCTCTAAAATATCGTAAAGTTCCTTTATTGCTTGCTCTAATCTTACTATTCTTTCCGTGTTAGTCATCAACAAATACTCCATAAACTGATACAGTGTGTTTATCACTACCCGATGTCCCAGGACCAGCGTGGGTTAGCCCAACCTCCCCTACAGGATTAGAAGACCCCACAATAGAAGCTAAGGGAGAATCCATCGTGCCATGGTCATAAAAATGAAAATATGAATTAGTGGATGCGGTGGATCCAGCAGCCAAGGAATAGGTTGAATAACTACTATGTGCATCATCCACCCACGCTCTTAGTTTTATAGTAAATGTTGTAGTTCCTGCCGAGCTACCCGATTTACACCTACCATAAGCTGCTAAAATCTTTAATGTCATACCCGCTGGGATAACAAAGTTTGCATCTTGATCTGTTGTATTTAAGTAAAGGAATATTGTTTGACCAGCGGTAAAAGATCCGCTTCTGTAAGCAGTGTGGGCGAACATCCTACCAAACATGTCCATAGTAGCTAAAGCACCGTCCCCCGTTCCCGACACTCCGCTAACTGGTCCTGAAAAAGCCCTAGTACCTGCGGCCAAGGAATACTGTGTATGATCATCATCACCAAGACCCGTAATACTTCCATGATCAATATCCCCATCATTAATCATGGCCGCATCTAGTTGTCCCGCCTCATCTAACAGAATGGGCTGGGCAGCTCCCGATTCACCACCTTCTGTTACAAATTGAGTTTTAGCGTAATATCTTGCATCACCTCTTGTATCATTATGATATTGGGTATGGTCATCATCACCTAATCCACCAAGACCTCCGTGATCAATTCCCGTTACTGTTACAAACGTACCTTCAGTAGCTGATACTACCGCCCCGCTTAAACTTCCTGATGTAAAGAAATTAAAATCTTTATCAACATAGGCGGCATTAACACCTCCTGAATCTTTCCATTCAGATAGGTTAACTGTATTAGATGCCTTTGCTTTTACTCCAAAAGGGGAATAACTAGTATTTCCCTGCGAAATAAGATTTTCCTCAGAAGCCTCAGGGCTCTTCCCCACAACCTCTTCTATTTCAACAGTTCCCAGGGTTTTAAATTCATACACATAAGGGTCACTAGTAGTTCCAGTTCCCCCAACCAATTCTACATGCATGTTATCTGGTGCACCAGACAGCTGAACGTGTTGGTGTGCTGATACATCCGTACCTGTATTACCCGTGTCATCAATAGCACTCAAACTAAATAATGGAATGTTGATACTCGAAGATTCAGCCATGATGCAGTCACCATTAGCATCTCCTGATACAACTAGAGGAAAAAAGGTAGGTGTTCCACTACAATCAGCCATTTACTATTCCTCTTTATCGCCTAATAAGTCTTCAATTTCTTTAAAACTTTTTAAGAATTCCTCCCTAGTCATTGGCACCCGTCCTAACTTAGATTTCTTTTTTTCTGTCTCCGCTTCTGCTTCTTCTGCTTCTTCTGCTTCTTCTGCTTCTGCTTCTTCTGCTTCTTCTGCTTCTTGTTCCTTTAATTCTGTTTGCTCCTCATAATTTTCTTCCTCGCTGCCCTCTGAGTTATCCCCATCGCCTTCTTTAGACTGTTTACCTGCCAGAGCTAAAGCCTTTCGATAGGACAGACCCTGTGTTTTCATCAGTTTCTTAATTTCTGATTCTAACACTCCTGTATTAGGTCCCCCTCGTTCGATATTAGTTTCCTTTATTAGTTCAATTAATTCTTTAGGATCATAATCATTCGACAAGACTTCTCCAAAGTTAAGTTCCTCTACCAGTTGGTAGTCGTCGCAGTAACTTTCGTATCCAACCGTAGTAAAGATTTCCTGTAGCGTCTCGTTAATGTCTATAGCTTCAACTCCACTCTTTGTTTTGAGCATGTCGGCTACTTCCTTCATAGTTTCTCGTAAAATTGAGTTTTTAGGAGTAATTCTTGAAAGAGTTTCAAATATAACTACCTGCGTATCCACCAAATCTTTAAATGACGCAACATTTCTAAGACTTTGGATATTAATACCGTACTTCTCATTTAAAATATTTACGATTACCTGTTTGGCTGGCTTCTTCATCTCAAACAGCATAGCAGTGTATTTCTTAATATCAGTATCTGGGATACTATCTTTATCACTTCCTAAACTGATTGAGTTTCTAATTGTCTCTGATATCTGTCTCTTCTTAGCTAAAGCTAAATAAGGTACATCAACAAGAGCCTCAACAAGAGCCTCCACAACTAGGTCCTCATCCTTCTCGTAGATCAAGGATGCTAAGTGGCTGATTGAGGCGTTTGTTGCCCATACGTCTCCAAAGTTGCTTTTAGATTCTAAAATCTCTTTTTTTACCAATTCTTGCTTACAAATCAGATCATAGATAGAGGATTTACTTTGGTTCTTAATCTCATAAGTACCCTGCTCTTCTAATATCTTGTAATTTAAGCGTGGTAAATCAAACGCATTAGAAACAAAATTAGACAACTTAACCGCATTTCCTATTTCTGGGATATTAAGAATGTCATCCTTGTTCTCAGATAGGAACTGGCACAACTGAGGAACAACTTCTATAAGATGGTTAAATTCTGCTGTATTAACAATATCATTTTGACATCCGAAAAGTTCTTTCTTTTCGTCAAGACGCTCCTTAACAGACTCAAACTTTAACCTCTGCTCCCAAAGTGATAGAACATCGTCAAAGCTATCGGTAGCGTCATTGTAGCTATCCTCATTAAGATTCTTTATGAAGCTTCTAATCTTAGTATTAACAAAAGCATCAAAGACTTCGTTATCCTTAAAAACATTTGAATCTTGAATCTTAATATTTTCAAGCAAAACTGTTTTATCTATAGTGAAATTTCCCGTAATCACATGTCCTGATTCAGTGATAAGGGTTACCTCCCTACCCTCACTATCAATAGAGAAGATATGGGTATTCTCTCGTAAGGACCTTCCTATACAGTCGGATACTCTAATTAAATTACTAACTAACTTGTTTCTATTTTCAAATAAATGATCAAACATTTATAACTCCTTAAATTATTTCCAACTTATATACTAAGTTTCTACTCTGCTTTTTCAATATTTCTAAATTCTATTCTATTTAGAATTCTTTCCTTATCAAGATCTAACTCCCCGTTAAGTCTCATCTTCTCTCTTAATTGCTTCAAGGTATTACCATTGCTCACGTTTTCCTGAGCTGGTTCTGGAGCTGGCTCTGGTGGCGTACCTGCCGCCTGCCCCTCTGCTCCTGCTTGAGCCATGTTTCCTTCCTGCTCTACTTGCTTGTCAGCTTCCTTCTGCTGCTCTTCTTCAATTCCCGCCTGAGCTTCCGCAGCCTCCTGATCTGACATATCGTAGAATTCTTTGTATATATTCTTTTTAGGAAATAATGAAAGACCCATAACAGCTTGAACTACTCCCGCCTTTTGCTGGTCTAACTCCAACTTTCTTTTTGCAAAGACATCGCTGGGGACAGGAAGTTCCATTCTCAGATCCTCATACATGGACTTAGGGAAGCCTAATAAGCTTAAATGACGCTTGGCTAGGGCTTCTAATCCAACCTCTATACTGTGCTGAACTCTTCCAACAACTCTTGCAAATTTGGCATCTAATTGAGAAAGATTAGATTTTCTCTCAGGAGACTTATCTTTCTCTACAATATAGTCTTTTGGAATCTTGAGGGCTGCGAGAAGCTTATCTCTAAAGTACTTAACATCATCAACCTCACTCAGATTTTGAGCACCTTGCAAGGTTTCAATTTTAGTACCCGCCCCTCCTCGTGTAGGAACAAAAAAGTCTTCATCTGCACTTAATGGGTTGTATCTAGCATCAATATTTCCTGTGTTAGGGTTATAGAACTTTTCTTTCTTAAACTTCTCTTTAATTCTCTCTATAAATAGCTCTGCTTTAGTAGAGGGCATATTCCCGACATCTACATAGAATATACGCCTCTCAGGAGCCCTAGCCAACCTGTAAACCAACATAGCATCTTCCATAAGTTTTAGAGATCTGAACACTCTAATGGCGTGGGAGGCTATTGATCTTCCGTAGGGGTAGTAGGCGGGATCCGAAGTATGCAATCTGAAATGCAAAATTTGATTTCTATCAAGTGCTATATATTTTGCAGTAGTATCCCCACCACCTAACCCCCCGAGGCTGCTATCTTTTGTAGGGATTTCTTGTAGAAAGTTCTTTAAATATCCATAACTATTTTCAACTCTTAAAATAAAATTAGGATTTAGTATCTTTATTCTCTGAATTCCTAAATTGGGGTTGTTTAAATCGAGAATAGTTTCAATGAAACAGTCACCATACTTAACAGTATTTCTTATAATATCCCAATAAAAGCGATCTAACTTTATAGATCTAAATAGCTTCTTAAGTTCGTCTGATACTAATTGGCTTGACGTTTTTACGGCCCACCTGTCATTAAACAAGTTTTTCTGTGTAGCATCATCTGCATAAATATCAAAAGCACTTCCTATTTCAGGATATTCATCCATCTCTTCAAATTTTTTGTACCTCTCTCTCCTACTTCCCTCTACTGGAGGTAGTTGGAGCCCAGATCTCTGCACGGACATAGATAGGGGAGAATTCCCAGAGTCTGGCTTTATAATATTTTTATTAGAAGGGGGTAGCGTGTCCCCCAAAAGAGTCTCACTTGGCTCTTCCTTTGAAGCTTTAACTACCGCAGGTTGGGCTTTAGTTGCAAAGAATTTTGCAAAGAACTGACCCAGCTTCCCTGTAGGTTGGAAATAGGCACCTTGACGACTCCCTCCACCTGATCCGAAGTTGGTATACCCGCTCTCATTTATTTCATTTTTGTCTACTTCATCAGCCATTTAATATCCTCTTTGCTCATACCCCCGTAGCTTCGGAGATATGCTTCATTGTTAGATGTTGGGAGTAATGGTTTTCTTTCCTTATGGGGAATTTGAGAATGCTCTAAAATTTCGTGATTTGATATTTTACTTAATGCAAATATAGTTAGTGCTAAACTCATAGTTAAATCATCATGTTTCCCTTTATCTGCTTCTATTCTACCTGTGTTAGTAACAATAAAAGTTAATAGTTCTTCTACTGTACGTCTTGAGTTTATATTTATATAGTTATTTCTAATTACTTCTTCTAATTTAGCAAGGAGTACTTCTCTATTCTTACTAGTTATTTGATAGCCCAGCATAGCATTATCATCCATCCATACGTTCTCATACTCATGAATATTAAAGAGCCAATCTATTAAGTTTTCCCCAATTGTATTGCGCTCTACCACCATCAGAGCATTATTATAGTAGTTTCCTTCTTTATATAGGATATCAGAGAACTCATTTATTGGGGTCTTATTAGAATAAAATTCAGCGACCTGTTCCCCCGTGTAAGCATTTATAATATGAAATGCAGAATGATCCCTACCCCTACCTAGGGATACGTCTACGCCTATCACATATTCATAAGCGGATTCGGGCTCCTTCCATACTCTCATTTTATTATTATATTTTATATCATAATTTTCATCTATATTATCTAAAATATGCTTGAGTAGACCTCCTTCGATATAAGTATCGCCCGTCCCAAGAAACTCGCATTCATACTCCTGCAACCATTTTTTATGCGGAAGATTAGATCGAGTCGTCTCCTCCCAGTTGTCTACGTCTATCCCTAACTTCTCTAGTTTTTCGTATAACCACTCGTAACCCTCTTGTCTTTTATATTCTGGGTGGTCCGTCCATTTGATGTCAATAACATTAAAACTATTCCCCTCCTCTTTTGCATCTTTGTATAGTTCATGATACCAGTTACCAACACCATTAACAGTTGACAAAATAAAGGCTCTACCTCCTGTTGAGATAATGGGGTATACAGCAGCCCAAATGGAATCGATGTTTTCGATGAAAGCTGCCTCATCAATAATAAGCATAGATCCAGCCAACGATCTACCAGACTGTTTTCCAGATGGTCGTGATCTAATAATAGATCCATTAACAAATTTAAGAGTATGTTTGTTGTCTTCTGCTATTTTAAGTTTTAGGTAAGAAGGTAGCTCATCATACATAATCTTAACTCGATCAAGAATTTCAGTAGACTCCGTATCACCTACAGATAGAAAGACTATAGATTTGTGAGATTGAAATAAAGCAAACCATAAGGCATAGGCAGCAGATATGGTAGTACACCCCGCCTGACGGAACTTTCTTAGTACATTAAATCTATGATTTTCTAAACATTTAAGGATTTCATGCTGAAACTTGTAGAGCTTGAAGGGGACCAAACCACGGGTAGGGTGAGTCACCTTCACATACTCTGATATAAAGTAAATAGGGTCCTTTTTACATTTATTAAAATCGTCTACTAACTCTTGTTTATTCATAAAGTAAAGCCTTTGGACTATTATAGTATATGAAAACATATGCGTTTATTTGTACTAGAAGTAAAGAACTGTCTGAGGTAACTTCTAAATTAGTGTCCTACTTATCTAGAGCCGCTGTGGATGTTAAACTTATCATTAATCAGGATTCTATCTTTTCAGGGTATCAGAAGGCTCTTGAGGTAACGAACCCAGATGACGAAGATACCATCATTATGTGTCATGATGACATAGAATTCCTAGATCCCCCTGAGGTTTTTACTGGGAATCTACTGGCTACCCAGATCCCTGAAATTGGGTTTATAGGAGTTGCAGGTACGACACACTTAAAAGAAGACGCAGTATGGTGGGATAAGGACATGTGGAAGGCTGGAAAGCATCGTGGTTTTATCAAGCATATCGACAAGATTACAGAGAATCCCTATGATACTAACTATGGACCTCCTGGACAGGTCGTGGTTCTAGATGGGGTATTCCTTGCTGCTAAAGCAAGGGTTCTACGAGAGGTAGGTTTAGAAAAGCCCTCTTACTTTGAAGGTGATTGGGATTTTTATGATATTCACTATACTGCTAAAGCATTTAAAAAGAAGTATATAAACCATGTGGTTCCCATCAGTCTAATACACCATTCAAGTGGGGAGGTTAATGGGAGAGATTCTTGGCATAAGAATCGAGAGGCTTTTATTAAGAAAAACAGACTACCTCTAATCTGTTAATTATTGTCCATTTCCCATGTTCGCTGTTGAAGAACTTGTTCCTGTATGGTATCTAAGGATACCTTCATCTGCTGAGTTCTATTCTGCATCTTATTGATAGTTACAGCGCAGTCTTCCCTTAGTTCCTTTGTGATCTCAGTTTCTCTAACAAATAGATTGCGTAGCCAATTAAACATAATTATATTACCTTGTGAGTTATCCAATTAACAAGAATTGTACTTCCTGCTGCTGCTATAAAAGCTACCAAGGAAGCTTTTGCGGTTATTGTAGCTTTCCACATCTCTAAGTTAGCTATGCGGTTATCAAGTTTCTCTGCTAACTCTTTAAGAGATACAGATTGTTTATCTATGGACTGTCTGAGGAACTCAATTTGAGCCTCAGTCTTTCCTTGAAATATTCCTAAATCATCATTATCTGGCATAGTAGAATGTAATTCCTTATATATTTTATATAGTAATTCTGCGGGCGAGGGTATGATAAAAAAGAAGGGTGAGTTTGTTAGTTCTCACCCTTCAAAGACCCACATCCCTATGCAAGGGGAATGACGGGGCACCACGACAGCAGGTAGCGAAACCACTGTTATTTTGTATGCATTTTACTTATTCCGCATCCAGCGGAACCTCCAAAAATATAGGATTAGACCAAAACGTAACATCATATACTGCGTTGTAAGGTCCCCATAACCAATCAGGGTTGTAGGTATTGTATGGGAATAAGTAAGTTACCTTAGCTTGACACACGAAGCGATCACCAGGCACCATCCAAAAGCTACGAGGTATACTAAACTGTTCATTCACAAACCAGAGGGGTCTCATTGAGTTAGTTTGGAATCCTCCACCTTCTACCCAAGATAAAGGTATGGAGTTATTGAAACTCAGAGAATTAAATTTCCATGTTGACCGTCTGACATTAACTCCAAACCTTATGGTATCCACTGTATCGTTTTTCAATCTGTGCCACGGTAGTAATGTCTGTACAACTGTGTAAGGATAATAACCTTGATCAATGTACATCTTACCAAAAGGAGTTTGTATGGGAATACTCAGAGCCTTGCTTATATGAAACTCAATTATTATTGTAGGTCCATAGTTATCCAACATGTTCCCAGCAGGTGGATAGTTAGGTTCAAAGTACCTTGATATTGCTGGGTTAGGCCAATCAGGATACCCAGAATACATCAGAGGAGTTAAGATCCCGTAGTTATAGAATAAGAATCTAGAGTCATGCCTATACCACAGGTAGAAGGATTTAGGATCTTGTAGGGGCTTATTCCCTTGCTGGAAACCGTCATATAAAACAGGTGGGTTTGTTTCATATCTCCAAATAGGTGGTGGGTTCGTATCTGGGTAATTTAAGTAGTTATACTCTGGGTGTAGACCATACCATAGTAGTCTCGTATCAAGTCCTTGAGAGTAAATTAGTTTAGTTAGTGCAGTTAAAAAGAAGAGCACTATCAGGATACGTTTCATATGTATTCCTTTTCATAATTATCTATAATACTTTACACTAGTATATCACTAAATAATTATGAAAAGATAAAATGATTTCAACAGTATATATTTAGAGTTATTAAAAGAGAGGAATAAGCTATGAAAACAGAACTAATTAATAAAGTCTTTGTGAGGCTCTTGGAAAAGCTTAACGAGGCCAAGAAGAAAAAAGTGAGGCTCTCCGATGCGCAGCGAAGAGTTATCTTCGATCAGGAGGATCTGAGGAAAAAGAATAAGGTGAAGACGGATAAGCAGAAGGAGCTGGATGCCAAGCACGGCACCCACTACGCTACATACGGCATGGAGAATGACCCAAGACAAAACTCTTCAACTGAGTACGAAGGTCTCTCTTTGAGAGAGAGGCTTGATGCTTTGTTAGAAGCTCACCCCGAGCATGGGGGAAAAGCATCTCCTGCTGCAATGAGAACATCTTTTGAGGATAACCCACATATGAAACCTAACGCCAAGCAAAAAGCATTTATGCGTACTCGGTGGCAAAAGATTAAGGATGCCGCCAAGAGACTTGTGGGACGAGGAGGCGACCAAAAAGATGAGAGCTGAATCCGAAAAATTTTAGTAGTATATACTTAGAGTTACCAAAATAAGGGAATAAGTTATGAAAACAGAGATAGTTGACAGAGTATTTAAATTAGTTTCCATGAAGCTGGCAGAGGATCAATTAGATGAAGCACGTTTGAGAAGGTTCATAGAAAGACATGGAAAGAAGCTTAAAACCTTAACTGCGGCAGCAGTCCTTGCTGGCAGTGTCGGAAGGCAGGAACCTGGTGATCCAGTCCGACCTGAGCCTAGTAGATCTGACACTGAGCAGCCTCAGACACCTCGCCCAATAAAAACTCTTAGAAAATAGTATTAACTAATACAACCTTTTATAACTCTTACACTTAGTACCCATCTTGTAAAATAGGTGGGTATTTTTTTATAGGATTTTTTTTATAGGATTTTTTTTTAGAGCAATTTTTGAGTTTACTTTTAATTTTTATAAAGGTTCCTTTAAAGACTTAAGGAGTCCCTATGTAGGGGTGGCCCTGAGGCAACTGGAGTCCCAAGAACGTCAAAGGAACTGACAACTTTTATATACAAAATAAATAAAGAAATCCCCTTGAAACCCTTTATTTTGTCCTCCTCTCTTGTTATAATGCGGTACGAAAGAACGAAAGGAACTAACTAACATGAAAACAACAAACAACAAAACACAAAAACCTGAGAACGCATCAACTCGTTTCGAGGGTTGCCCCACATGTGATCTTGCTGTTGCCAATGCAGCGAGCGATGATCCAGTTAAGCAGACAGATGGCGTGTGGACGCCTTCGCATTGTGGCTCAAGTATGTGCCGCATGGGCAGTAGTCTTGCAGCTGGTGGCACAGAGGCACACTGCACATGCAACGCCTGTTTCTAAACTGTCCCCCCTATAAGGTATAATGCACACATGATCAACAACAACAACAACTCGAATCCTGGCCATACAAAGCACTTCTCCCCCTTTGGTGGAAACACCTGTCCATGTGGCAACGATACTGGGTCACCTCAGCATGAGATCTGCGTATACTGTGCTGCTGATCTCGCCACCTCAGGTGATCGCATCTGGGATGAGTTTTGGACAGAGTGGGATCAAGAACTCTTCGAGGAAATGGAAGACGGTTCACAATGACACCCTACGAAAACTAAAGGAACTAACCCAATGAAACTACTAACAAAAGAAATCGAAAAAGCTCTTAAGCTATTCCCCCTCCACAGCACTGAGGACGTACCCCTCTCTCAAAAGGTGTTCCTCTGCAAATTCTTTAACCCTGTGGGTGCTGGTACTTGGTACGTCTGCGAGGGCGAGGTTGTCACCAGCGATCGCTGTTGTGATTCTGATGATTGGGAATTCTTCGGCATGGTTGATCTTGGCATGGGTCAAGAGTGGGGTTATTTCCGCTTGTCTGATCTTACAGGGCTTTCCCTACCTATGGGGTTTGGCATTGAGCGTGATATTTACTTCAGGAATGAGCCCGCTTCATCCTACATTGATACTGAAACCTTTTACGGAGAGGGCACCATGTAACACGGTTGGTTGCTTTTGGGGAGGGTAGATTCGAGTAAGCGTCGATATCACTGACCAAATCGAATTTGCTCTCCCTTTTTTTCCTTGCGTTGCGGCCCAAATCGGTCGGCCGCAATCCCCGTGCCAAACTATAACCCTATATGCACCAACGGCTTATGCTTGAAAATAAAAAAAAGATTTACCCTTGCAACCCTTTATTCTGTCCTCCCCCCTTGTTATAATGTAGCACAGAAGAGAGACAAAGCCTCTGCCTGAGTTCTACTGGTTGATCACCTCCCGAACTTAATAAACGGAAAAATGTCGTATCAGAAAACGCTTTTCTCTCTCTTCTGTCCCCCCTACCTGATACAATAGGGTCATAACGAAAGGAACCTAACTATGACAAACCAACCACAACCCCTACCTTCTCAATGCGATTCTTGCGGTTGCGAAATGGCACCCAGAGCAGATGCCGAAATCCTCAAGTACTGCGAGCCCTGCAATGAAGTCTTCATCAATGCGTATTATGACGTTGACGATGACGTTCCATCTGAGGACCCGCTTGATTCTTGGGAGTACTACTATGACGAGCTTCCAGAATACGAAGAGCCTAACCCTTATCACGGCACTTACTCAGAGGAATAAACATGCGGAACGAAATCAAAAAACTGTTGGACGAGGTTAGCGACTTGAGCTTTGCTCTCTTCATGATCGCCAGCATCCCATATGCGCTGGTATTTGTGGCCTGTGCCTGTGCTGGTGCGTATGGCATCATCGACTGGCTGTAATCCTGTCCCCCCTACCTGATACAATGTGGGCACAACGAAAGGAACTAATCAAATGAACACAACACAAGCACTCGCAACCGTCCTCAACCTCATGTACTGCACCCGTCAGGAAAACTGCCTTGAGGGTATCGAACTTCCTGATACCATTACCATGCCCCGTAAGGATTTCGATCTGATCGGTGATACCATCGCACAATGCCTGATCAATCTCAAAAGAGAGGAAAACCCTGAGCTTGCAGACCTGATGCAAAAGATGGCGAACCATATTGCTAAGGGCAAGACAAACGAAGAATAGTTGTTGCTTTTGGACCGTTACCCTCCAACCTTTTTTTAGGGTTGGGGGGTTTTTTCCTTGTGCTGACTCAAAATCCGCCGACCAAATCCCGTGCCAAACTATAACCCTATATGCACCAACAGCTTATGCTTGAAAATAAAAAAAAGATTTACCCTTGTGTGCCTCTTGTGTGGGTGTTATAATAGGTCATGAAAAACCTTACTTCACTTATCGTAATCATCTGCGCCATGCTCGTCTTGGCAATCATCTTCAACGTCTCAATCGTGGTTACTGCTCACGGGCAGGGTATCACATGGAAGACAAGCCTTCAGGCAATCAGGACCGTAGAAACTGGTGGTCTGCCCAATGGTGGCATTGGTGCCTTAGGTGATGGTGGCAAGGCTTATGGTCCCTACCAAATTTGGAAGCCCTATTGGCAGGATTCAGGGGTTAAGGGTAGCCACGCCCAATGCCTGAATAGCAAAGCATATTCGGAGAAGGTTATGCAAGGCTATATGCTACGCTATGCCCCTCGTGAGTTTGGGAGGTTGGTAGCAGGTACTGGCAAGGTTAGTGACCTTGAGAAGGTAGCACGGATTCACAACGGAGGACCAAAAGGACACAAGAAAAGCGCAACCCTAAAATATTGGGCCAAGATCAAGCGATTGATCCCCTAAACTGTCCCCCCCACATGGTATAATGGGCTTATTAATTAACCTCGTCTCGAAAGGACAAACACAATGACAATTTCAACCTACGGGCTTTCTTCTCACGGCATCTTCAACACATCAACCCTTCATGCAAAGATCCAAGGACTTTCTGTCCAAGTTGGTCAACTCTTTCACGAACTCTATGCGAAGGGTTCCTGCGCTCAGGATGAAGCCCTTAATTGCCTCGAATCGTACAAGTCGTTGCGGCGTATGTTGCCTCGTGAAAGTGACATCAACACTTATATGAGCG